CAAGAGCTATCTGAAGGTTGTCATTTGTATTAATCTTCGTATATATCAAGTTGGGTCCCTCATAGAACACACATGTTGCGTTCAATATAATAGGACAGGGGCTCGCTGCGCATATTACTGGGCTGCTTGTAAAGGCTGTATTGTTATTTGCATTAGCAAATAGCTTAGACATGAACGATTGGTTGTCTGCTGGATCCACTGGATCAGGAGCAGCAACGTAAACGATTGGCTCACTAGTAATAATAGGAGTGACGCTTTGTTGAGGCACCCTACCATAAAGCTTAGACAAAAAGGAGTTCTGACTAGATGATAATTCACTAGATGGTGGTTCTGAAACCACTGGAGCTATAAAAACGGGGGAATTATTTACGTAGTCAGAAGTTTGTGACGCACCTGATGTACCAGATGTGCCACTACTTCCATACTGTAGTATGTTAGGAAGTACGTTCATGTCTTAGATTAATGTACGATTTTCAGAACATCACCTGTGCGGTACACTTGACCAGCAAGCAAACCACCAGCGATAGCAGCAGCATTATCAGCATATTGAGGGGCTCCTGTATAGGGTACAGAAAGCACAATCCTCCAATCCAGGGCACCTGTACCTGTTGTTTGGGCATAATATAGGGTTCTAGGTGCAGTGGTTCTTACAAAGAGCTGGCCTAAATAAATGGCAGCAGCTGTTGGGGCCCCGCTTCCTGTAACAGGAACGAGGTTATTATTCACCTTTTCTAACGCAACCTCCAGAGAATCAAGGGGATTGACGTCAATATTGGTGAGATATTCTCCGTTATAGAGGATGCAAAGGGCATTCTCATATACAGAACATGTTGGGCAAATTGCAGCGGTTCTCATAGTGAGCAAAGTTAATTAATAAGTGTTAATATTCAATGAGTTGGAGGAAAAATTCCTCATAATATAGCTATAGGTTACCTTATTCTTGACTCAGTAGTAACTCTTATTCCAAGAGACTTAGCAAGTTCAGGATCTATATAAGGCAGCACCTCTGTTTGGAACTGATATCCAACAGGCATTAGGTTAAGAGCATATTTAATAGGATGGGCTTTCTCCATCATCTTCTCATCATTTATGGCATATCCTGTCACCTCTCTTTGTAGGTTATCAATCAGCTGAGCAGACTTGGAAATAAGACCTACAGCAGGCATTACGCTACCCTTGGTGATGCTCTCAAAGGACCTAGGATCGTAATAGAACTTAAGCTCATCTGATATCTTATTGATAGCCTTAGCCCAGAACTTGTATCTGTTTCTGGTGAGCTCATCAGCATCCTCAGGAGGTTCAGCAGCCTTAGCAGCTATTACAAGTCCCATTACACTAAACAGTAGACCAAGCTCTTTCATTTGGTTAGAGAGCTGTCTTCTCACCAGGTCATAGAACTCTTCGTCTGTGATTTCCAGTTTCTTACCAGTTTTCTTGAAGTGGTCTTCTCTCTTAGCTTCCAACATCTCGTCCAGTATCTTCAGTCCTTTGTCTGTTCCAAGAAGCACTTGTCTCATTTGGAAGACATTGAACAAGCCCAGCTGAGCCCAGGTTTTGAAGAACAAACGTGTTCTACCATATTCCCATTCTTCCTGTTCCTCACTCTTTTGAATATCCTGACCCCTTACAAAGATTTGTTTAGGTATCCAGGTTTTAAACATCATGAAGGAACGGAACAAAGCATCTCTTCTGTAACCAGCTTTATTATCTGAGTTCATTTGACCACTTAGATTTCTACCATACTCAATCACCTTGGTACGGTATTTTGCCAGCTCCTCATCACTCACTCCAGGAATTACCACCTGACCATCTTCTATTTTAGCCACCTTATCAAGAGACGAGCTTTCTTTCAAAGCCTTCACACGCTCCTCATATCCCTTCTCATATGTTCTTCTTTCAGCCTCAGACATTGTCTTATATCTAGCTCTATCCTGAGCCTTTACATATTGTCTAATGTTCACAATCTTACCATCCATCACCATTGAGTTCTTATTGAAAGCCAGTGCATTAGCAAGCTGTAGCTTTCTATCAGGGAATGCGTTGGTGGACATCATTACATCTGTAAAGGTCCAGGTTCCTAGATACTCACGGAAGCCTTGTTTCCAAGCAATACCTCTTCTTTTCTCTGCAGAAATATCTTCATTCAAAGGAACTACTAAATCTATAAGCCCTTTATCTAATGTGCTGAGACCCACTCCTGTAGTGATGGCTAAGTTCTGAGCTTCAAACTCTCTAAACCTATACATGTTTCCAGCATTAATAAATGCTTGGAAGTTAAATCCTGCATAGTTGGCAATAGCAATTAAAGGTTTCAAACCTACAGCAAGTGCTCTCACTAGTACGTTTGATGTATCCAGTCCTTTCTTGATAGAGAGCACAGTTTTCTCTTTGCTTTCCTCATCCTTTTGAAGCTGTCCAGCAAGTCTGTTCATGTTCACATTACCAAGAGAAGACAGGTCTTCTGTAATACCATACACCTCATCATCAATAATTGTCTTCAAAAGAGCAGCGTTCTTAATGTTGTCATCACCCACTCTTGGAACATTTCCTTCATATACAATGCTTCCATCAGGAGCAGTGATGATGTGTCCTTTGCTTTCCTCTACGTTATGTAGGGTGAGAAGGATGTTCTCCATCTCTTTAGCGTTCTCATATTCTAACAAAGCCTTAATCCAAAGTGTTCCCACCTTGTTCAGGTCTTTAGAAAGTTCATCTACAGCTTTTTCAGTTCTTGTGAAGAAACGAGGTATTTGTCTTTTCACCTCACCAGTCTCAGGATCAATTTTAGCATGCGCAGGAAGCTCATCTATCTTCGTAGTGTACATGTCATTAAAGAAATCCTTAATCTGTTTTGTTGTTTCAGAACTTTGAGATATCTTCTGAAGGAGTGTAGCTTCTATCAATGGGAAGAAAGACATACCTTCCTGATCTAAATATCCTAATTGCTTAGCTCTTTGATTTAGGTTGGTTAAGAATGTCCACATTTTCATGGCATTCTCATTACCCCTCATCTGTAAGTATTCTGGAGAGTAGTGACCTTCTTCTTTCATTGTTTGATTGAAGAGGTATTTGAACTGTCCTTGATTATAACCATTAAACGTTTCAAGATTAATATCAAGAGAGTTTCTCAACTGCTTGATTCTGAACTTTCTTTTGAGTTCATCTTGGTCTGGGTCTGACGAAAACTTGATAGTGTTAAGTTCCTTGATTCCTCTATCAATAGCTTCTTTGGCTAGAGCGTTATACTTCTCACGATCCATGTTCTCTAAGAAGAACTGCTTATTCCTAGCTTTAGCATTCTTAGCTATTTCATCCCAGAACTTTCTATCAATCTTCTTGATTAGTTGCAGTCTTCCGTTGTTCACTGTACCAATCATATCAAATGCACTTCTACCAGAACGATTCGCATCTTCGTATAAAGGAAGAAGCAGCTTTTCAAACTCATTAATAAGCCTAGACATCTTGATGTTTACCAAGCTCTTAGCGTTCATAATGAGGTTGGATGCAAGACGAATGTTTACAGGAGCAAGCTTAGATCCTTCTAGGAAGGTTTTGGAAAGACCATCCACCTCTTTCTCTGCAGCTAGGAAGTTCTCTTTGGCTGCTTCTGTATCTTCTATAAAGTTTTCTTTAATAGCATATTGTACAACAAAGTCTTTCTGAAGCTGATCAATCTTCTTAAGCATTCTTCCTGTGGAATTGTTAATCTCTTCCAACGACTTAAGAGTTTTCTTATCCTCATCACGGAGGTTTTCTTTACCAATGTGGTTAATGAACACCTCGTCCATTGTAGCAAACTTCTCAGCACTTGTTCTATATTCTAACAAATCACCCAGCTTCTTCCTGAGCTCTTCTTTGCTAAGTGTCTTATAATCAATGTTTTCAAATGTCTTAAGTGTTTCAGCAGCGTTGTTCAAGAAGGTTCTACCTACGTTTGCCAAAGGACCAAAGTCAAGCTTCATATGCAAATGACGTATGGCCTTACTTATCTCATTGAGCATCAGGTTCTTAGCATACTTTTCCTCAGGAGATACGGGCACCTTGTATAACTTCTCGTAATACTGTCTCATAGAAGCAAGTAGTCTGTCCACTTCAGGATTACCTGTGGACTCTGTATTCAATGGAACAGGCAAAAGATATAGGTTAGTTTCCTGTAAGTTGTCTAGCTTTCCTATTTCCATGGAAGACAATACAAGACCACTTTGACGATCTCCCTGAACAGCATATGTATAGTTAGCTAGGAAAGGAATCATACGTGCCTTTCTAAGCTGATCAGGTTGCACCTTCAAGTTGTACATAATCTTTGACTGTTCACCCATCTGCATCTTCCATTCCTTCTGCTTATACCAAGGGACATCCTCGTCCTTAGTCTTATCAATGCTTGTAGTTTTCCAGTCAAACATGTCCACTACAAATCCTTTTTTTTCATCAGGTTCAATAGCAATAAAGTCTGCTGTTGTACCAATCATTCCTTTAGCCTTAGTGTTCACTATCTTACTTTCTATTCTAAATCTTGTACCAGGCTTGTAGGAACGAATGAGTTCTTTTGCAAAGTTTCTCAGTCTCTCCTGAATAGCAGAAGATAGTCTTGACTCAACAGGAGTATCTAAGAACTGAGCTCTTGCAAATCCATCTTTGTCTATAAGGTTGTTTGTAACATAGTCTTGCAGGAAAGCATGGACATCTGTACCCCAGTCTCTCTTCTGGTCATCTTCCAGCTTATCCATAGGAGATCTTTCAAATTGTCTACCCACCTCTTCTTTTATCTTCTGTGTAACACTTCTTGCTACACGCTCATTGTTGTACGTGTAGTGTCTGTCGTTAGGGTCTGTGGTAATAATATTCATGCTGGCATCCATTTGAGCCAGTGTGTCATAGAACTTGTTCACCTCATCATTAGAAGCAATCTGCAGAAACACCTCATTTCCAAGAGAGTCTGTAACTAGCTCACCCCCTTCAATTCTTGCTGCAGCTTCTTCAAATACATCTATAGTAGACTTCCTATAGATGCTTCTAATCATATCTTTGATAGCATCCCACCACTGTTGAATCAGGCTTCTAGTTTCCTCTTGCATCAGTTCTGGATATTCTGTGGTGCCCTCATTTCTGTTGATAATCACTTCTGTAATGAGCTTATCCACAGCCTCCATCTTTATCTTACGGATGTTAGGTCTTCCGTCAGATAGTTGATAGTAGGGGTTGTCCTTATACTTCTCAAATACCTGCTTGTATATCTTGAATCTCTCAATCTTGGAGATCATTTCTGTAACTAGCTTAGGATCAACTTGTTCAATCATTGCTCTAGAGATGTGAACAATCTCCTCTGTTAGAGCAACATCTTCTCTACCAGCAGCTACAGCTACAGACATCTTAGCTAAATCAGCCACACCATTAACACCTTTTGTATCAATATTAGGATTAGCTTTAGCATAGTCAGCTAGAGATTGGATGTTGATTCCCATCTGCTTAGCTGCTTCTTTCATCTTAGCTACAGTGGATTCAGAAGCTCTAGAGGTAGGTACGCCTTCTATTTGGAACAGTATTTTCTCTCTTTCTCTTTCTTTGTTAAGAGCTACCTCATTCCACTGGTTACCATACTCATCTGTAACCACCTTAGGACTGTATCCCTGCTTCTTCAGAACATTAGTTACAGTGGTTTCGTAGAAGTTATAGATAGGCTTGAGAGCACCAAATCCTTCTCTCTCTACTCTTTCAAGTTCTTGTTTGAGCTGGTTTATCTCTCTGTTTATACTTTCTATGCTATTTAATTCAGGTTTAGTATTAAGGTACTCTTGCTCAGACATACCTTTCATTTCTAATATTTTTTCTTTTTCAGACTCTACAAATTTAATCCTATCTTCTTTTTCTCTTTTAAACTCTTCTAATGTACTATGACCTTCCACCTTACTAGCTGTATCTCCTTTAGGAAACAACACTTTGTTATATCCCTTCTTAGCTGAGTCTTGGATGATAGATTTGATAAAGAATGTTACCCAGTTATTGTCTTTGTTTAGGAGTTGTAGGAATTGATTTTTAGAAACATCTTCTTTTGAAGGACCGCTAAAAGCAATTGCTTCTTTCTCACTTTTAAACCCTCCTTCTATAAGACCTACAAGATTATTATAAATACTCCATGTTCCATCTGATTCTTGTTTAATTTCATCTTCAAAGTCTCCTGGTTTTTGATTAACTAAATCACTTTTATCTCTACCCTTCTGAAACAAATCAGATTGTAGTTCTAGTATTCTACGAGTTTTAGTTAATGTACCTCCAACACTAGGAACACCGTTTTTTTCTAATTCTTTAGCTGCTTGAACACCTTGGGTGTCTCTAGCTTCTTCTATTTCTTGAGGTAATGCTTTTCTATTTTGAATACCAACCACAGAATCATCACTTCTAAACCATCCAATTCCTTTGTCTGTAGCAAACTGAGCATGTCCTCTAATAGCAGGAGTAATGGCTGGTGTAGCTATTTCGTTCTCTGTATAATTGGTTCCTCCTGGAACTGTTAGGTTAGAATAAAATTGTGTAGGTGTCGCTCCTGGAATAGGAAATCCTCGATCATCTGTTTCATAATCTTCAACTTGCATTCTCCAAGGTTCTTCTACAACATCTCTTTTAGCAACATTAATCTCAATAGCAAAGCTGTAGTCACCTAACATATTAGCAACTAGCTCTTCACGATTGATGGTGTTGTATTGCTTGAGGAGCTCAATCTGCTCCTTAGGAATCTGAAGATCTGCTTGCACCTTGTTCCAGAACCTATCACCTGTCACCTTGTTTCTATCTAAGGTGCTGAACAGTGTAACAGCCTTGTCTGTTTGCAAAGCGTTAACAGCCTTTAGACCAGCCTTTACAACAGACTCTTTGCTCTCAGACTCTGGTACAATACCATCATACTTGTCCCACAGATAGTGAGCAACATCGTTTCCTCTAGAAACCACTAGATTTTGCCAGCTTTCAAGGTTCTTATTTGGACAGGTAGCCATATTATCTCTTACAAGTTAAGGTTATAATTTTACCAGCTTCTTCAGGTGCATATCCCATTTCTTCTAGCATCTTAGCATTGATTGCTGGGAAGGCATAAGTTACACCATCTTTTAATTTCATTGTCTTCTGAGATTCTATTTCTATAGGTGTTTCAGCAGCCTGTGCACCAAAGTATCTAGCCACATAGTTATTAGAACGCTCAGGAGATGTAGCACCTTGCATGGTGTACTTCTTATCTTGGAATGTGTACTCCTTGGTGTATGTAGTGGGTTCCACCTTTACAAACCCATTGTCTATTACAGACACTGTAGGCTCTGTGTAGAACTCATTAGCTCTGAAGCCATCTCCCCACGCATTGATCATCTGGAATACGTAGTTCTCATATTTACCTTCCTTCAGAACTGCAGGGATTTTGTTAGCCTCATCGATGTACACCTTCTTAAACAACCCTCTCTTTCTAAAAGAATAGTCACCCTCTTTCATCATCTGTATCTTGGTTTTACCAGCAGGAACCACATCCCACGAATAAGCTACAATATCTGCTTGAGCAGAAGCTGTTCTAGAAGAAAGCTTTAAGAGCTGTGGAATCTCTCCATTTCTCATGGCATTCAATAGAGCACCATGTTTGTCAAAGTTCATGTTCAGGTTGTAATATGGCTCACCCATATAATTGTAACCACCTCTAGCTTTCTCAGAAGGAACAATATCATCATTGTTCCAGTTGTTTCTCTGGAAGGCATTCACCTCATAGAACTTGGTTACATCAATATCAGATTCCTCTTCTAGCTTGGTAATCACGTTGTTATATATGTCTGCAAAGTCCTCATAAGGAAGCAGAGATGTAAAAGAGAATGGTGTAGTGGACAGTCCTGATTGTAGGATGGATACACCAATAATCTTCTTGTACAAGCCTTCTCTATTCTGACCCTTCAGATATTCTCTCACTTCACGGAAGGAACTAATTACGCGATCCTGGTCATACACCTTATTATCCTTGTTCTTCAAAGATAGGTTATTTACACCACCATTCTTCTGAGGAGTTTGGTGTTGCATGATACCATTTTTACCTACGATATAGTTCGTAAACAAAGGATGATCAGGCTTATTCTCAATGGAAGTCATAAACTCCATCACTTCCTTGGGAGCATTGTTATCACTAAGTAGGAGCTTTGGAATGAGGGCATTCCTACTGCTATCAATCTGTACAGCCCAATCAAAGAAATCATTCACAGCCTTTCTAGCCACCTTTAAAAAATCTCTTTCATTGTACATTCCAGTGTAAGGCTCAATCACCTTTCCAAGCACATCCCCAATAACTCCTCTGTCAGAAATTAGGAACTTTGAAATAGCCTTTTTAGATCTATTTATTCTATCACGCATAGTTCCTAAAAAGCTGTTTTTCAATATGTTATCAGGAGAAGAGATTACAGATTTTCTAGCCTTGATGAGCTGTTGCTCTTTTTTAACTACTAAGAATGGATCATTAAAGCTAGCTGTATCATAGTTGGTTCCTTGTGTCACCATCATTAACTGCTCACTTAGCTTGGCATATTTGAGGAACTCGTTCAGGATAAACTGCTGTTCTGCTTTTTGTTTTTCATCAAAGCGGGTTTCACCAATCATCTCTAATAGTTTACCCTTAGAAGGAATCTGTGTCACCTTAGCAAGCTGTTCTTTAGAGGCTTTATATTTACCCTTCACCTCATCCACCATTCTATCATTGAATAGGTAGCTATATCCAGCATTCTCTAGGTTCTGTAGGTAATCACGGACGATAGGCTGGTTCATGAAGTAGGACACTGTATCAACAGGAACTCCTGCTTTTACAAGGAACAGGTAGGTTCCTGCTACATTGTATGTAGCACCCAACTCAATAATCCATGGACCCTTAGAGATGTCTACATATCCATCGATGAACATACCGATGGTGTTGGATATATATTTTTTATCAGCACTCTTGATTCCAGACAGAGACACGTAAGTATTTCCATCTATATCAATAGTGTTAAATCCATCTGCAAACTTAAGCTGAGCATCTCCTAACCAATATTGATCCACCTTACTAAGACCAGAAAGCTTTCTAGGATCAATGATGATTGGTTCTCTTTGATTTAAAGAGTGGTTAGTTTGAGCCACAGCTGCAATACCAATAGCATACTTACCTGTTACAAACGCATGGCGCAGTCTTGACATGAATGTTCTGTCAAGCATGTTTCCTACATTAGTGTAATCAAACGTGGGAAGACCAAGCTTCTTTGTAATCTTCTTAGATAGGTCTTCTAGTTCTTTAGAAGAGTTGGGCCTTGTAAGCTGAGCATAGTTGTCTTCTCTTTCTACCAGATTCTGACTAGACTGGATGTACGCGTTCTCTAAGCTTTGCTTGTAGAGTTTGTCAATCAGAGCTTGTTTAAATTCTTCCTTAGTGATACTCTTCACAAAATCCCTTGTAATCTCTTGATCATCATAGGCTTGTGCAAAGATGGTTCTGAGAAGTCTCTGTTGTTCAGTGCCAACTGGATTACCATCTAGGTCATATTCAGGGCTGAATAAAATATCTTTCTCTTCTTCAATAATACGGTCAAGTTCCTGCAGTTGTTTCTTGCTAAGGAACTCACCACTATCAATCATCTTAGCAAACTCAGCTCTAGCCTTCTCACCTATACCAAAATAAGGAACCACCTTAAGGTTTCCTCTTCCATCTGTATACAGGTTTTTTAGATAGACACTGAGTTTATCTATGTCAAAGTCAGATCCCACCTTCTGAACAAGTGCAGAGGGGACAATTACAGCATCCCCATATTCTGCAGGGAGGAAGCGTTTGATTCTGAATGACTCAATGTAGTTTTGTTTACCTGTAGGAATACGGAAAGCTACACCAGTTAAAGCAGCTAGTTGTGCTTGCCCTTCCTTAGTATTATTGAAATAGTGTAGCAGCTCTTCATCAGTCTTATCACTCTTGAACCATCTGCCCACCATTATCTCACAATAGCGTTCACCATCTTTATTCTCATAGAACTTAAGGAAGTCAGATGTGTATGCATCTCCTTCTTTCTTAGCACGCACTGCCTCAAGAAGTGTAGAAGGAAGCTGCACCTTTAATCCCCCTGTAACTTTAGGAGAGATGAAGTTTTTATCAGCTAGTGAGTAGAGGATGTTTCTAACTTGTTGGTAGACAGGGGTAGCTTCTAATACAGCCTTACCTTCTAAGAAACTGTTTAATGCAGCAATCGTGTTGCTGTTAGCTTCTCTTTTAAGAATCTCGTTACGCAGTGTTTTTGCTGCCTTAGAGAAATCTGTAATAACAAATTCATCACCCACCTCAACAAGCCCTAGCTTCTTCAAGAAGGTTTTATATCCTTCATCTGTAAGAGCTTCTAGAAGTGATTGGTTAGTCTTAATTTCTTTATATAGAGGAGATGCTTCTTCTCTTCCCTCTTCGGTTTTAATGTCATACCACATTTTGTAGCGCTCAGGGAAGGTCTTACTCTTCTCAAAGTCAATGGGCACACCAGCATCCATAAAGTCCATGGTGATGAGCTTAGTCATCTGAGATCCTCTGGTAACTAAGTCTTCTTCTTTAGAAGGCACCTCAGATTGTACACTCATGATAGAGAATGGAACATTAATAATACCCTTGTAAGGAGCTGTATTGAATTCTCCTTTATCATTGTATACATCATTTATCTCTTCAGCCCCCACCTTTCTAGCACTACCATACACCACGTAGTCCAGATTCTCACCTTCCATCTTTTTTAGAAGCTTCATAGCGTTAGACTCACCATGTTTGGCTAGTCTATCCATCTCATTTAATACACGGAAGGATAGAGGATAGAGGGCAAACTTATCTAGTACAGGGTCATTGTAACTTTTGTTACCACCTTTATTACCAGCAACAATAGGTTTGCTAGGAGTGTATGCGCTCTTTACAGCAGGGTTGTTCTTTTCAAACTCAGCAATCTGTTTATCTGTAGCACCAGAGTCTACAAGCTTTTTATAAGCTACATCATGTCTGTATTGTCTTTCCTCAGCAGCACTCCAGTTGGAAGAACGAATTCTAAAGTTTCTGTGGGCTTTGAATGTAATCATACCAGCACCATCAGGTTCTTTAAAACCTTCATATCCTGGCATTTCATTCATAGCAATCACATCAGCCAATGTGGTGCTATTGAAACTATCTCTTGTGAAGTCTGTACGTCCATAGTCTTCAGGCTCAAATCCTTCATTCCACACTTTATCCAGAACAGAGTTCATGTTAGCTGAACCATGTAGGATAGCTTGACGTGGAGACAGAAAGTTCTTAATACGCTTCAACTCATCAGAATACTGATAAGGATCTGAATATAGAAGTTTGTGGTATTCTATATTGGCAATCATGTAGTTCACCGTGATGGTGGACATATGAATGTCAAGGTTAGCTTTGCTCACCACTCCTGACTTAGAGAAAGAAAGGTCCTCCACAACATACTCATCCTCTTTAGTCTTCTCTACAATACCATACTTCTCAAGGGTGTTCTGAAGCTTGGCTGTTTCAGCCTTTATGTATCTTTCAAAAGCAGCATCCACCTTCTTCTTTATAGCATCTCTGCTTACAATATCTTTAGCTTCTCCCTCTTGAGCAAGAACTTGTTTAGACAGTTCTGGGCCAAGGATGGCATTCATGAAGCGTAAATCATCTGTGTTTCTATCTTTAGCTACACGTCTGTCCTCTCTAGCTAGGTTGATTTCATCAATCAAATATCCTCTAAAGATTTCATTTATAGTGTCATATCCTCTTCTCATATCCTCCAGAGACACATGATTTCCCATATATGTCTGGTATTCTAGAGAAGCATCTCCAGCTACAAGATTGTAATAGTAACCCTCTAGGTTCATGTTAATCTCCTGGATCAAACGTTCCTTCTGGTTGAGTCTAGAAGATTCTTTCTTTCTACCGCTAGTCTGGTCATTGGTACCATTAGCCACACTGGTTTTCATAATCTCTGCCACTCTTCCACCAGTCCTCTTATTGCCAGTTTTTGTTTCTTTATCAATGTTAAAGATGGCATTCAGTATCACTGAGTTCTGAGCAAATAAGTCTGTGTACAGATAACCATATCCATTACTACCCTGCAAAGATTCATAGGTGGGAGCTGCAGATATATTCTTGTATAGCTCATTGCTAGGATTGGTTCCAATGAATGTTTGCAGCTTTTCACCATTTACACCATAGAACGTACTAGGGAATTCTGGATTCTCTATACGTGCCTTGATAGCAGCTAGTGTGCGTAATCTCTTAGTGATGTCTAAGGTTTTACCCGTAACTGTAGCAATCTTCTCACGTTCCAAGAGGCTCTTGTACACACCGTTGGTAGCTATGTTGAATCTCTCAAACAGTCCAGGGTTACTAGTCTCCAGGTTAATTATATCATCAGCATTGAATGTGATACCAAAAGATTCCAAGAACTTCACCTTCTCTTGAGGAGTTCCAATGGGCATTTCTTTTACAGCATCAGGTTTAGAATAATATCCCTTAGTTTTAACATCGTATGTAAAATACTTATTCTTTGGATCAAGGAATACACTTCTAATACCGTTCTCAAAGTCTTTTACAATCTGTCTTGTGGCAGTGTTTAAGTTACCCTCAGACACTTGTACACCTCCTTCAGAAAGGATATCTAACATCTTCACCTCAGGATTCTGCTTATTGAAAGCTATGGTGAAAGCTGTAAGTAGTTGAATATTATGCTTTTGCATAGCATTCCAGTCAGGAGCATTCTCAGAACTGGTCTTTGCTAAGCGCTGGTAGAGCAACTCATAGTTTGTATCATTAGCTGCCATGTCAGCAATTCTGCTAAGCATATCCTCTGTATTCAGAGAATCATGAACATTGTTCATTACAGAAACATAAGCTTCTCCAAGAGGAACAAGATTCACTCCTCCTATAGAAGAAGGAATAGGCTTGCCATTATTATCTGTTATGGGTAGTGTGGCTAGTACAAGCTTTACAGCGCTGTTAAGCTTTCTGTAATTGTCTATTTTGTGAGCACCATCATACTCACCCTTTCCACTGTTCTCATCGCTCTTCAGGTTTACATCATCATTCTCATCAAACTCTATTCCGTATTTCTTCAGATAGATCTCATGAGCATCCACTAACTTATCCCAGTTGAGCATGATTTTGTTGAACATCTCACGATACACCATACCACGCTGGAGGGCTGTATCTTCAGCAATCAAACCTGCCTTAGCATCATTCTTTAATTGCTCGTTCATACCCTTGAGCTTAGACATAATGTTTGTCTTCACTCTAGCATACACATCAGACTTTTTGACTTCCTCATCAATATCAAACAAGCTCTGACCATCTCTTTGCATATATCCTATGCTCAGGAAGGTCATTTGCTCCATGATGTCATTCACCTGTTTAGTGGTGAATATAGGAATTTCACTGAGACTAGCATCTGCTGTGATGTAAGCATCTTCAATGTCTATAACACCCACCTTTGCAAAAGCTAACTCAGACTCTCCCATTACAAGAGTGTTGTAATACCCTTTACCAATCTTGTCAAATAACTTGTTGGTGTTTGTTTCAGCATCCTTTCCTGTGAAGAAGGTCTTAAAGAAGTCAACCAATTGCTTGAATATACGAGCAAGCAAAGACTTAGGTTCTACAGGAAACTTACCATCCTTGTAGTATTCAGCAAACTCGTCTGCTAACAGCTCTTCAATTTGCTTAGAAGTGGCGTCAGCATAATCAATAGTTTGGAATGTTCTTCTGTCTACAAAGCTACCCTTTCTAGCACGCACCTCATTTTCAATGAGAAGACGCTCTTCAGGGGTTGCAAAATTTTGCCAAATGGGGTGGAATATCTCGTGTAGAGCTGTACCCATCACTGCATTCTCAGCAATATAGATGGCTCCATTCTTATACATACCCCAAGCCTGCAAACCGTTAGTTCCTGTAATTATGTTCTTTACACGGTATACAGGAATGTTAGGGAAGATTTGTTTGATGGCTTTCTCCACCTTGGGCCAGTTCTCAGCACTGAACTTCTTAAGATCAGAATGCAACACTCTACGAAGTTCTGGATCATCAGGAGTGGGATCAGTGTTATCCCAAGCCTCATCTAGGTTAGCCTGTGTTTCAGCGTTCACCTCAGGAATCTGAGGAGTTTGAGGAATCATCTTGGGTGTAGCCTTCTGTAGTTCAGTGAGAACAAAAGCAGCTACAGTGTTCTTGATTACATCCTCATCCACCTTTCCAGTGGTAGCCTGTTGCACCTTACGCATGTTCTCCAGAAGGCTATCTGGAACCTTAACCAACCTTAGTGTACCTGCTAAATCTTTCTCATCAGCAGTGAACACTACATCAGCACCAGCTATAGGAATAGTGTTTTCTGCAGTGCCATTTAGATTGTATCCTGTACTTACAGGAGCTGGTGCTACAGCAGGAGCAGCTTTTGGAGCTTCCTTAGGAGCTTCAACAACTTTAGCTACACGAGCTTGGTCTTCTTTTATCTTACCAATAACAAATTGAGCAAGCGTGTTCATAACCATTTCCCTATCAGGTTGGCTTTCTAACAACTTGTCAATCAATGCTTTATCAGTCTTGTCAGATATCTTAACTGTTCCAGCTAGGTCTTTACTATCCGCTGTGAACACTATTGTATTATCACCAATTTTAACACGGTTCTCTGAAACACCGTCTAGTTCAAACTTACTCTGAGGAGTTGTACTTACAGCAGGATTAGCAACAGGAGCCTGATCTGTATACTTCTTATCAAAGTCAGCATCATTAATAATGAAATAGATACCATTTCTATTTACATCATTTGCATCCTCTTGAGGTCTGATGTTTGTGGTGAGAGGTATTTCTTTACCATCTCTATTACCCTTACCATCAGCTTGCTTTGGAGAAAGCAGATAGGTTTGGTAGTTGGGCCATATTACAGACTCAATTGTACCATCAGGGTTTATGCCTGTGATCTGCTCATAACGTTTGTTATAGTCAGCATCATTCTCTGTCAGCCTAGAATTGGTGTTGGTAAACATTCTCTCTAGGACAGCAGTGATGATTCCTCTGTTATCCTCTAGAGCTGTAGGAGTGAACTCAGAAACGGGTGTGTATTTACCCTCATCATTCTGCTTTCCAGACATGAAGAGTTTAAATCCATCTTCTGTTTTCTCAAACCAAACGCTATTGAATCCAGCCACCTTTCCTTCTCTAGGACTTCCCCAATACACAACAGTTCTCAACCAGTCTATAAGTCGTTGAGCCTCAGGGCTGTTCTCTAATACAAACTTACCTTTCTTATTTTCATCAACGATGATGTTAGACAGACGATGAATTACTTGGTAGATGGTGTTAGCTTCTTTAGCAGTGTGTTGTCTATTGTTAAGTGCTACATATGCATTGTTTAAACGCAGGAACACTCTACCTAGCGCATTACCAAAGGATGTAGATCCACGGGTGATTCTTTCTTCAAGCGTAGGAACATACAGCACAGGACTTTCTGTAAGGTCAGTTTGTTTAACAAGACCAGAATCTACAACACTTACAGGCACATAGTCTTCTTTAAGATTGCCCTTATCATCTAATTCCTTCACTCTATCAGGTGTACCAAAAGATGCTGTAACATTATAATTAGTCAGGGTGGTAGCTGCAAGAGCATCCTTTCTAAACTGATCAAACTTAGCGCTTGTCTTGAGTTTTGCTTCTTCAGATGCAGACTCAGGGAACAGGTTATCTATGCTAAGTGGAAATACTTGGAACACAGCTGAGTTGTGCAGTCTATCACGGTATTGCTCATCTGTTTCTGTTTCAGCCTTACCAGGAATAGCTTCACCATTCTCGTTCACTAAGGTGTAACTCTTACCATCCTTACTAGGGATAGCCATTACCAAAGCTATAGTGTTCTCAGGTTTTACGTCAGTTCTACCCTGAGCAAGGAACTGTGTAAGACCAGGGATGAGCTGAGCCTGTGTACTATTAGTAACCACCACTCCTTTAACATCTGCTCTATTAGCTAATGTAGGAAACTTAAATCCAAAACGATTAGCTCTTAATGCATGTTCTGTAGGAGGAATACCCTCTCTTTCAAATGATCTTGCAGAAGGACCTGTGGTGGCTTTATTTATTACTCGTAGAGATTTTCTTCGATCAGGTTGATATGCTCTATCATAAGGAGCATTTGCAATCCCTTGATTGAGTGTACCTAATATCTGATTGATTACCTCTTCGTTCTTCTTAATACTTTTCTCCTCTTCCTTTCTAGAAAGCTCTTTGTCCATAGCTTTGTAGAAGGCTTCAAGAATCTGTTCCTTAGCACGCTGCTCTTTACCTATTGCATCAATCTGGTTATAGAGATCAGTGATTTTGTTACGTAAGTTGGTAACATCTTCCTCACTAATAGCAATCTCTTTCTTGAGATCCTCAAGGAAGTTGTAGTCTTCTATCATCTCCTTAAGGCCAAGGATGTCTGTGTAGTTTACAGTTTTGGACTTACGGAGCTCATCAAACTTATCTCTAATCTCTTGAGGGTATTGACTATCAAACTTTTGGAAAGCTGTCTTCAGCATAGACAGAAGATCCTTCATAGTATCTTCCACTGAATCCAACAGCTTAGAGAACTGGTTGATTTGCTTACCACTAGATATGGCAAGATCTTTGAGCCCTTTTACCTGCTCATCCAGTTCATCCATCATGTCATAGAAGTCTTCAGGCAGTTCTCTTAGGTTCTGCATGAAGTCTTCAAAGTGAGAAACGTTAAACTCAAGGGCCTCTTTCTCAGCCTCCAGCTCACCTATTTCTCTTTCAAGATCTGTTCTAAGATTTGCAAGCTTTGTTAAACCCTTCATAGATCTGTTGAACACCTTACTGAAGTCAGTGATGATAGATACATTGCTGTATTTATCCTTCACTCTGAACTGACCTAATGTATCAAGATCTTCATTAAGTTTGGCTAAAGCTTCTTTTTTATCTACAATCTTACGATCAATCTCCTCAATTTTAGCTTTAGTCTCATCATGTATCTCCTTGATAATCTGTCTTCTAGCAGCTATCTTGTTTTCCAGATTCACTCTTGCATCTTTCTCTGCAGCACTTTCTTCCTCACTAAGGATGGCATTTGTTGCTGGAGAGTATTTGCTATTAGTCCAGATTTGAGCACTGTCATAACCTGGTTTAATCTGGAACTGATCTAGATTTACAGGAATTCTGTGCTTAGGTTTACCATTCTTTCTAAGCTCATCAGATTCAAAATAAAGAGTCTTGGTTGCTTTATCATATACAATCTTACCAATAGCTTCTTTACCACCCTTGAATCTGAAATGATATTTGTTGTCAGAGTTTTCTACATAGAATCTAGCAGCACGGTTCATGTCAGCTTTCTTACTGAGCATATATTCTTCAAACACTGCAGGCTTTATGGCTAAGGTTCTACCATCATCAGTCTTTACAACAATATTTCCTTGCTCATTTGTACCAATCACTTGGAACTCAGAGAACTTCTGCACCTTAATACCATCAACAGTTTCAATAGTTTTGGCTCCAGCTACATAAGTTTCACCCACCTCAACATCTTTAACGCCATCTTTTGTCTTCACCTTGATGATGTCTTTAGGCTTCTCACCTCTAGTGTTTGTAGGAGCTGTTGCCTCAGGAGTGGTGTACTTCTGAGGATTGTTTTTCATGTCGTTATACTCATTCATGAAAAGTTTCCTACGTAAAGAAAGCTCTACAACATCTCTTAAGTCTTGCTGAAGACCGTCTGTATCAACCGCATCTATGTTGGAAATATCAGCAGCAGCTTTATCAACAGCTTCTTTTACAGGCTTGCCCTCTTTGAAAATGCTAGATAGTATCTCAGAAGTGTCTACACCAGCCTCAGCCAGCCTAGCATTCACCTGAGGAATACGCACATCATAGTCAGCAATCTTGGAAGTGGCATATGCCATCTTATCAAGCACCTCAGGAGTGTAAATCTTCTTACCATCTGGTGTAGTAATTCCTCCAAATCTGATACCTAAAGAGTTGTATATTTCGTTAGTAGCAGTCGCTGCTTTCTCAAGATTGGCAACTCTCTGTTGGAAAGAGTCCACTGTATCATTGATATTAGCATAGCCTTGAGACTTTAAGTTAGCTAATCCTCCAGCAGTGAGTCCTTCTTTTTTAAGGTCAGCCAGATCATCCATCACCATATCAAACCTACCATACTTAATACGCGTAGACAGGTAGTTATGCATCATGTCTCTCTTGAGGTCAAGAGCCTCAAGTTTATCTCCTTTTACAATTGCTTGTTGTTCTTGTTCTCTTAGAACAATACCTCTGTTAACAGAAGCAAGTCTGTCTTTGAATGCTTCTCTAAGTGTAGGAGCATTATTTAGTCCAGAGATGAACTGCTGTGTATTTGTAGCAAGGGCAGTGGATTGACCAAACTTACCAATGGCTTGCATCAGTCCTCCAGTGATACCACCAAGAACCATACTTTCCATACCCTCTTTAGAAACAAAGGCACCTTTACCCTCACCTTTTTCATCTCTACCTGTAAGTCCGTATAGGAACCCATCCACCCAAAGACTAGCATCTCCTGTTTGTTCTGCTTTGTCAAAGTAGTTTTGTACACCTACCTGAAGGGCATATTGTCCAATCTCTTGACCAGCTTCTTTAGGATCAAACACATATCCTCCCACCTTCATAGATGTTTGGAATAGTTTTCCAAATCCAGTTTTCTCTGCAGCTTTGGCTACATACTTTCCATCTTTTAGGATGACATCATCTGCTCTTGTCAGAAGACTGTTAGCAGCATTCTTAGTAGAGCTATATGTTGATCCCAGTAAGTAAGGAAGTTGGGTGAACTCTGTTGCACTCAGAAGAGCAAGGTTTCCAAAGAAGGATGATTTACCTACAGCATCAGCTTTTGCATTGATTTCATCAAGAGCTTGACCTACAGGTTCTTGTCCATTGTTAACTTGTTTGTATTCCTCAATAAGATTGTCTCTATACTCTTTGGCTGTTTGTAAAGCCTCAAAGCTAGACTCTCCTGCAGAAGAATAAGCAGCAACAAGGGCTCTTCTTCCCTCATCACCAAACTGTGCAAATCTGCTAGTTTGAGCAGCAACGTCTGCCAGTTTAGAAGTTCTTGTTGTAAGGTCGGCAATAGAAGATATTTCTTTTTCAAGAACAGTAGCAGCCTCTATATTCTTACCGTTGCTGAATGCTCTAGATAGATTCTTCAGTAGAGGTGTGTAGAGTTTAAATCCTTGTGCAGACTCAGCAGCAACAGCAGTGCTAGGGGCTAAAAATCCTCCAAGTGCTCTACCTGCTCTTAGGAGTCCAGCATTAGCAATATTACCACTCACCATTGCACCCACAGCAAAGCCAGAGTTTTTGATGAGTTTGTCAAATAAGAAATTGGTTTTTAACCAGTTATCAGTGGAATACCAAGTGGCATTCTTTTCTACATCTGTATAGTAGTTAGGAAGGTATTCATTATCCACTTTATTGTTCCACTCATCTAATCCCCTCATCATCTCATTATCCCATATGTCAGCAAGTCTTCCTGAGAAAGGAGACTTGGCTAATCCGTATAACATGCCCACACTACCAGCAACCGTGGTGGCTGTCAGGTTCACACCCTTTAGAAGACCATTAACAGCTTTGTCAAGGTTAGATTGGGCATAAGCTTTTTGGTCCTCAATGTTTACAATATCAGGAGAATAGATAGCATACCTTCTGTTTTCATAAAGTTCTTGAGCACTTACAGTGGGGGCCATAGGTGTAACCACAGGCCCAGCACCGAAGAACCTATCTAATGCATTACCTGAATTCCCAGAAAGACCACCTTGCACACTTCCACGATTTACATTGGAAGAGGGGTTGTCTAACTCAGGAAGTTCTGTGTTAGTATTAGTGAGTAGGGGATTCAAGTTTTTATCAAAACCTGGCATGTCTTAAATATTTTAAAAGCCTGCTATATTAGAAAAGTCGTAATTAGGATACTGAAGTTTTAACATTGAACGCAACTCATTATTAGTTAATGTGTTAAGTTGCTTTCTACCTTGGTCATATCCAACTCTTTGAAGACCACCCATTCCTGAAACTTCAAAAGGAACCCATTCTCCCACCTTTGATTTTAAAAATATAGTGGGTACAAATAGATCAGGATTAGTTGCATCCCCTGTAAGGTCAGCATTTATTTGGAAATCAGTTACTCTTGGGAAGTCTCCAAAAGACTTTTGCATAAACGCACGGTCAGGATTACCTGTTGGGTTAGTGCTACCTTTTCCAAAACGGAGCATCTGTGCAGCTTGTGTATTATCATCTGTATAGCCGCTATTGTTAAGCACCTTATCAATAGTTCCTTTATCTAATTTAAGTTTCTGGATATTTGAAGGATCTTTTTCATTCTTCAACCACAGCTCAAATTGATTACCAGATTGATGCACAAACAGTCTAGTGTCCTTGAGATTTTCACCAGCTAAGAAACCAGACGCTGTGCCTAGACTAAAGTTGTTATCAGCAGCAATTCCTTTTTCATTAGCTCCTGTTAACAATCCACTTAGATTAGCAGCCACTACAGGAGGAATCTCTTTTGACTTCCCTGTAGAAACAGCTTTGATTGTGGGAAGAAGATCATTAGCAACAGGAGCCATGATATCTTTGTACCTCTCATCAATAGATCTATTGATATTTTTATCAAAGTCACGGTAGTTATTGTAATATTCATTAACACTTAAAAGTGCTTTTCTCATTTCAGGACCACCAATAACATCTGCCCCCAAGGTTCTTTTACTCATCTCAACAGTGGCTTTCTGTCCATTAGGAAGAGTGTAATTAAGACGAATCTTTCCAAGAGGAGCTCTATCTACACTAAGAGAAGCTTTCCCAGTTTCAATATCATTTATGATTTGACTAGGGGTTTTAATAAGAGATGTAACACCTTGACCAGGAGTGTAGAACTGTAAATTCACAGCACCTCCAACATCTAATTGTCTTCTGACAGCATCTCTTGTAGCTATAGCACCTTGGTTTGTTCTATATACATCAGCTTTAGCTTGTGCTTTAGCTTCTTCATCTCTATCTTGAATAGCCTGTAATGTGTTTGTCTGTCTAAGGATTTCCATAACAGACCCTAAAGCCCATGCTGGTTTCTTAGTAGCCTTGTTAGTATTGTTCTTATAATCATCGAGGATTGCATCTATTTCACCATTTGTCAATCCTTTATTAATCAATCCTTGTCTTAGACCATTGATGCTACCCATGGTCTTCTCAGTGAAATCTAGAACAAGTTTGTCAGCATTGTTTCTAGCATCTGTAGGGGTTCCTAAAGATATAGCTGGTGACATGGTGGGGTCTCCATAAAGCTCAGCACGTTTAAGTGCATTTGCTATAGCTGATTGTTCTAATTCTTGTTGTTTAAGTGTAGTGGTGATACCAAACTCATAAGACTGACGTTTCTCTGTAGTCCACTTTAGACGCATCTCCTCATTCCACTGTGCCACCTTTTTAAGAGGACTCTCTACATATTGCACAGACTGTTGCTTCCATGAGAAAGCGTTTGCAAACTCTTTTACAAATCCATCCTTGTATATAGAAGCTTTTACAGCATCTGGGTTAGTTCTTACTAATTCCAGGTTCTTCTTTAGTTCATCATCAAGCTCTCCAGGTGTACCATCTTTTCCTAGAAGCTTATCTAGGTAAGCAATTCTTTGATCAATTTTTTGAGACTCAGTGGGATCAGTTACTATCTTCTTTTGACCCTTCAGATAGTCAAGAGTTTCTATTGCATCAGCTCTTTGAGCATCATAGCTCAAACGAGCTCTTGAAACAAGTTGGTCAGTGCCCACTCCCCTAAACTGATATCTAGCATCAATGTCAAGTTGATTGATATCATCTGGAGTGAGAGACGCATTGATAGCAGCCTTGATCTGTCCCTCATCAATGCCCTCAATCTTATAACGCTTCATAGCGTCTGCTATCTCTTTTGTATTTATCTTACCATCTTCTACTTTAAAAGGAATATCATATTCCTGAAGCTTTGGATGGAGAAGTTTGATAGCATCTAACGCTGTCTTCTTAACATCTCTATAAGGAGTGTATCTACTTCTAAATGAAGCATTTACATCATTAGAATTTAGATAGGCCCCTGCCTTATCTGTAAAGTCTACAATATTAGCCTGTGAAGATTTTCCTTCAGATATGGCCTTTTCCATTTCAGCCAGTTGCTTTCTATAGAAAGCTGTAGAACCTACAGCATTTTGGATGACAGGGTCTTTGCTCACCTGAGTCACCATACCTCCTACAGAGTTAACAAGTTGAAAGTTAGAGAAATCAGCAGCTGCAACTGTTTTTAAATCACTTCCCAATTGGTTAAGTCTAGACTGCAAATAGGCCTTCTGAGTGGGATTGGCAATATCCAAACCAGCCACATTGTCAATATAATTCTGGATCTTTTGTACTCCAGCATCATATTGAGCCTGCTTTTGCATACCCACAGACACCATAGCCTCCACAGGAAGCTGCTGGATGTAAGGGTTAAATTGGGGTATTATGTCTGTATAAGAAGCCATAGATCATCAAGTTACAAATGTAATAGAAAGAATTATAATTTCCAAGAGAACTAACGAGTTTTGGTAATTCTCTCTAACTGAATTGGTTATAGATTTTTGAACGCTTTAGCAACTGCTCCATTTTTACCTTCCTCATTCTTTCCTTTTTTTCTAGTAGAAACAACTCTTCCAGAAGCATCATACAGGTGTTCGTATCCAGGAGCAAGAGTAGCATCAGACCCTTTACCTGAAGAAAGAGATCCTTCCATGTTAAATTCCTGAAGAGGGTTCATGTTCACAGCTCTAAAGCGAGGATCAAAACGGTAGTTGTACATGTTCTCATATACAGCTAATGTTCTGTTTTCCAGCTTGTTCTGAGCATATTTAGCAGCAATAGAATTAAGGGCAGCCTGTGTTGTAGCCTTTGTATTAGAAAGAGCTTGAGCCTGTCTTTGTGCTTGAGTATCAAGGATTTGTAAGTTTTGAAGCTTAGCTTGGTTAAGCAAGTTTCTATTCTCAGAATACACTCTTTGTTTCTCAGCTTGGTTCAGTCTAAACTGCTCACCTAACACCTTTTGATTAGCTGCATACTTCTGAGCATTCAGAGAAGCTAGAGCTGCAGGGTTATATCCAACAAGTCTTTGTGTAGCATTATAGTCAGCCTGATTAGCATTTAGAATATCCTGAAGAGATATGTCCATAGGAACACCAAGTTCAGGAGTAAACTTCTGAGCAGGCACAGGTTCTACCTGATTTTGAGATAAAGCATACATCTCACCTAATAGCTGGTTAGCATCTAATCTTTCAGCATCAGAAGGTCTTAGATAGGGAAGTATTTGATTTAAATAAGAAAGTGCACTTAGTCCACGATTTGGTGGAATAACTGGTGCAACATTTGCTTTTGTAGGTGTTGCAGAAGGTTTAGGAAGATCTAAAGGAGGAATTGTTTTAAGTGTACGAGGAAGACCTCCTGTTTTAGGTCTAAGTATTTCACCAACACCTTGCCAACCAGCACCAAGTTTAGAGTCTACAAATGGATCTCTACCATATAAAGCTCTGTGCCTAGTCTCAATTAATGGTCTTGATTTAGGATTGGTAAGTAGAAACTCTTGGAACTCTTTATTACCCTTACCCTTAAATCCAAGAGCATCAGCCACCTGATCCCATTCTCTTGCAGAAAGCTCAGAAGCTGTAGCTACACCAAGTCCTGTTACATTTCCTTTCCAAGGCTGAAGTCCATATCTACTTACATATCCATCATTTGTAGAACTAGCCACTCTTTGACTAGAAACTGAATCACGTACAGGTGCTGCGGTGGGTGGAACCATTTGATAAGGAAGAAGTCCTGATTGTTGAACAGGTATACCAAACTGAGCTTTAGGAATATTAGCTCCCTTCTTAGCCAAAACATCTCCTTTGTCTGTAATCTTTACAAGCTCTTCTTCTTTTGTATCATTGATAGCATTCTGAAGAGAAGCAGCATTTATCTTCTTGTCTGCCAAGTCTTTAAGTTTTGCGTTAGCACCTTCGATGTTTGCTTGTAGAGTTCCTAGAGCAAGCTTGTCAAAAGATGATTGTACATTCAAACTATCAAGCTCATCTATTGATTTATCAATCAACTTATTCTGCTTATTCTCTTTTTTAGATAAGTCAGCCACATAGGTCTTGAACTTCTTACCCTTAGATTTAGGATCTGCTAGCATATCAGCAAATGCTTTTGTGATTTTAATATTACCAAATACAGTGAGGTTAGACTCACCACTTGTACCATCTTGTAACTTTACAGCTGGTTCACCACGCTCCACCTCTACAGGATTGTCACCATAGGTGATACCAATACCTGTGTTTCCTCTTCCATCAGACTCATCGTGAGATTGTCCTCTGAACATGATAGTTTCTCCTCCCTCAGGAAGATAAGGATTCTGAGACATAGTCTCTGCATATCCACCCCAGTGAGTTTGTAGTTCACCACCCATTTGCATATCTGGTCTTCCTGTAAACATTGCTCTTGCACTAGGAGGAGTGTATTCTTTCAGGTGACCACCAGCTCTGAGCATATCAGCATCAGCTGGGGGCTTAAGAAGGTCTTTCAACTTATGTTCTCCAAAGGTGGTAATCACCTGTGGTTGCCATGTGTGACTCATCCAAGCATAAGGGGATGTAGTTCCACCATCTTGCATGAAGCTTCTATTCATATTTTGAATAGCCATACCTGTAGATTGACCTACAATATTGCTTATATTCTTATCACGTCTTTCTCCTGCAGCTTCTGTTTTCTCTGCCTTTTGATCTAAAGCACTACCAATCACTCTACCAGCTACTTTGAATATTGGTCCAGTGCCAGGAATCAACATACCAACCGCTTCTCCAATTCCTGAACCTATATCACCACCACCATCATTAAAAGCTCCTAGTTGATCAATAGCACCAAATATTTCATTACCTCCCTGCTGGTTCATAAATGTCTCAAAACCACCTTGAGCTTTTTTAAGCTTACCACCTTTCTTATAATTCTTCACCTTAGAAGTATCATTCAAAGGTTCATATCCAAGATCTGTGTATAGAACACCAGGATTGTACATATTTTGAATCTCTGTTGGATTACCACCAATCACTGCACCATCTTGAGCAAGTACGTTTGTACCTACACCATAAGAAGGAAACATTTGTTCTGGTTGAAATTCTACATCTTCTGGTCTAACATATTGTCTTCTAGGCTGTTGTACAGGTCTACTAGCAGCAGCTTGAGAAAATACATCTGTAAGCTTTTCTTGTTGTATAGTTTGTTCCAGAAGATTTTTTGCCTCTTTAGATTTTTGTATACCACCAACAATCTGTCCTAAAACAGGAATACCCTTAGCCCAATTTTTAGGTTTCTTTGCTGTGTTAGACATACCTATAGATGTAGGCATGGCACTAGGTGTAATAGTTTGAGAAGGCATTCCAGCAGTTAACTGTTGTGCAGTTGGTATCTGTATTCTAGGAAGACCACCTGTACCTACCTGTGCTTTTGGAATCTTCTTACCTTTCTTAGCAGCTCCTGATTCAGCTAATGCACTAACCATTTGCATCATTTGATCAGAACCACCACCACCACCTTGTGATTGAGTGTTCTGTTGTGCTTGAATAGCAGCAAGTTGTCTACGTTCAGCATCTGTCATACCTGTTGCAGCATAATTAACATCAGACTGCATTCCATAGACATCTATAGGAGTAAAGGGAGCTGGAGCTTCACCACTTGTCATATATGCGCCAATCTGAGCCTTCTTTAAAGCTTTACCATGTTTAGCCATAAATGCTTCTTCTGTAGGAAACTTCTTGTAGAATTCCTTTTCAGACTTAACACCAGCAATTTTGAGCATCTCTTTTTTCATGTTATTGGTATTTATCTAACCATCCACCCTTGGTTGGTTTGTTATAGTTTGTAAAGTTAAGCAATTGGTCTAGCTTCTTAATGGGTTGAGCATCAGCATTATTTACACTCACACCACCTTTAGCCATAGGATATTCTGTCACATATTCTCCATCAAACTCATAGTCTTCTCCTGGTTCCATGTATTGGACATCTCCTGTGTCAGATATTCCGAGGAGGGGTTGATCTACACCCTCCATAGTGATTACATTTGAAGGGATGATGACAGGGCTTCCTACATTCTCAGGGTTCCAATATCCCATGGGATCTACAGGAATATCACTACCATCCTGACTAATAGTCTTAGGTTTGAAGTCTAGTCCTGCTTGGTAGTATTTCATTTCCTGACCATTCTGTGCACTAGCCTTGGTCTTCTTAGCATAGGGACCGTTAGCAGGAGCAGCCCCTGATACACGTGCGTATGTGAATCCTACAGCACCAGGAAGAGATCCTCCCATAGCTAATTGCATTGGGATAGGTTTAACACTGTCTCCCAACTGAGCCATAGGAACTGTTTGGTTAGCACCAGCCATAGCAGGCATGATGTTACCACCATCTTGAAACTGTCCACCCCATGCAGGGCTGTAGTTACGTCCTTTGGTGTTGTATGCCCACCCTTTGAATCCAGGAGGCAGGCTCACATCAGAGTTGTTAGCGTTAGGTTTTTTACCATAGTTATCTTTGGTCTTTTGTTTCAAGACCAATCCTCCTTGTTCATATTTATCTAACCAATTAGCCATTATTTGTAAGAGATTTGGGCTGGTGTAATAATAAACTGAGATACCAAGTGAGCATCAAAACGATTGTCAAGGATGTGTCTCACTTTCAACTCTTTAGCTCTCAGGGGCTCCTTCTTGAAAGATCTCTTGCCATAGTCCATGTTAGCCTGGTTTACCACCTTATCCAAAGATAAGGACTCACATGTACGTACGAAAAGAGGTTCCTGTTTATACTTAACCAATGACCAGAACGTGTTGTACTGGTAGAAGTTATCACTCTTAGTAAACGTAATTGTCTTACTATCAGTGTTATATATAGGATACTTCAAGTAGTCCTTGAGGTTGTTGATTGGTTTAGGAACCAACTCTAGGATACCAGTGGACTGCTGACCATTATATAACACAGCCTTATTGAACCAAGCGTTGTCAGTTTCTATCTTGCGGTTGTCATCAGATATACCATCTGGATCAGGGAAGTATCTATATGCCTTGGTATAATCCTGTACACTCTGAAGAATCTCATCCTGATACTGGTAGGCAAATGGATACTCGATGATGTAAGGTTCGATGTTTCCGTAGAAGTAGTTATACACCACTGGATTCTTCAAGTGTCTCCAGATACAAGCACTGTACAACTGTTTAAAAGTGAGTGTCACCTGTTCATTAGGTGTCACCTCAGAGATGGGGAAGTTGATAGACTTTTTACAACTACCCGTGGAAGTGATGATAATAACAGTGGCATTACTGTCAACGCTATAAGTGACACCATCAATTAGCTCACTCTTAGGCACACCCGTAGCTATTACATTTCCAAGATTGTCAGAAATGTTAAAAGGTCCACTCCTGGGAGAGGCTTTCACTAGCTTTATGAATACAATCTGAGGCATTTTATAAAGGTGGTAGGGTTGTTGTTGTTGTAGTTGTTACTGGTGGTTCTGTTGTTGTAGTGGTGGTAGTACATACTATACAATCCTGACCACTTGTACAAGATATGCCACATAAGGTGATAATCACTCCTGGGTCAGAATAAGGCACCGCTTTAGTGCTAAAGCATAGGTTTTCAATAGATTCTGGTTCTATAGAAGTGTAAGAAATTTGTGCACTTCCACATTTATATCCAGCTACATAACGAATAGAATCTGTTGTGTTATAAACAACATAACACTCACAAGGATAGGCAGTAGTGGTAGTAGTTGTTGTGCTAGTGCTAGTAGTAGTAGTTGTGATAATTTCACAAGCTACACCCTCTAAATCACAGCCTGTATAAGCTGTTGTTGTAGTGGAGGTTGTAGATGTGGAAGTTGTTGTAGTGCTACTGGTGGTAGTGGTTGTAGTGTTTGGAACAAGATTACCCACAACAGCTTCAAAATCTGAACAGCAATCATTGAGTCCTGAGTAGAAGAAATTGTTCTCACCAATGTACCAGTTAGGGATATAGCTATGGAAGCTTATCCAACTCTTAGTATTGAAGTTAAAAGATACTGTCCAGCTCTTGTTACAGAAATATTCTGTATCTGTCAGGAACACTTCTGTTTTAATTAGTTTCTCTTCACCACAGCATTCTACAGGCTTTTCTAAGTAGAACTTCTTATCTGCATCATCATATATGATATTATCCACCTTTGGAATATAGTCAAGTTTGGTTATCAGGATGCGATCATATTTACTATCATACACCCCATGTAGACCAACACCAGTGAAATGATTGTCCACATCCAGGTTGGGGAAATAACGTAGGATTTCAAAGGCCAGATGGTCTGTAAAGAACCTGTTCATTCCTGATCCAAATCCTGATAAATCAACCGCTTGTGTACCACTGATAAGAAATACCTGACCACGTTTAGCATCTATAGTCACTTGTCCTTGCGGTATCTTCAGGAGCATCTTGTTCTGGGTTCCTACATATCCCAAATCAGTTTCTGCAAAATCAATTGGGGGAGCTCCTCTGAACAGTGAAGGATTACCAACATATGCTGCCTGAGGGTTGCTAGTATCAATAGTTAACAAGTTGTTGTACATCAACGTCTTGTTCTCAAATCTAGCCAAAATAGCTCTGTTCTGAATTCCATCTAAAGAGATGAGATCTCCAAAGTTTTGAGGGAAGTCAAAGTAAGATATTGCTCTGTAAACCAACCAGTTATTTACTCTGTTATCAGCATCTATATTTTGAGGATCTGAGTAGATGGTTCTGAAAGGATACTGTGTATAACATATTGCCTTCCAGTCAAATGGTAGATGAGTGAATGTGTTTTCTCTGTTTTGCTTAGAGAATGTTACATTATAATAGTAGGTGTTGTCCTGAGCGATAGGAACGTAGCTTTCTTGCACCCAATCATCAGGAATACTTGTACTTACATGAGGCCAGAAGTCTCCTTCTCTATTGTTAAAAGCTTGACGTAAATCAACGTTGTAAGAACTCTCACAATAGAAATAAGGGATTCCATAAGCAAACTGGTACATCTTACCATCATAGAAAGTTCTACCATTACTAGTAATAGGAGTTTGACTATTAGGACAGTCAAGATTATTAGCCTTAATAGAGAAGAAGTTTGTCAATACAGCTGTCTCAATTGACGCATCTACAAGGATGGAACGTGCTGAGTGCCAGTATTCTGGATAAGCCACGTTACCTATCTCATCATAGAATATGTCACTATCATCAGGAGCATTCACACGGTTGTCAATAAAGAAAGGCAGTTTGGTCTTGAAGGCAAACTTGTTAATGAATGTATCACCACCAAAGAATGTAGCTGTAGCAGTTGTTGCAGGAGTGATGTCTTTTTGAAATCCTGTGTCCACTGTATCATAAGAATAAATCTGTCCGTATTGATTAACAAATATATTCTTGAGAGATCCATAATAAGAGATAACACTTATATATTCATCTTTAGCAGGAACAGAACAATTGTCTAGATTTCCATCAACACCTGCATCACTAAGTGTCATTCTAGACCTATCATTTACAGTGCCTGATATAGTGGGGGTTTGATTAGGGAATGGAAGAGGATCTCTAGCAAAGCCAAGAGATGATTCTTTAGTTTTTAAATATACAGAACTCTCTCTATTCCAGTTGTTTATATCCTTATTATCATTAACACCTTGTACACCAGGAATCAGGTATTGCTTGAGATCAAGTTCACGTTGCTTAACTCCTATTCCGTTAGCAATTGAATTACTATAGTCGTAGCTAGCAATTGAGTTGTAGGAATATGAATAGTTTTGTCTAGTGATACCGTTTACATATATTGTTAGATAGGCTTGATAGGCAGCAAATAGAGCAGTGGCATTGTATGCACCAGTGGTAATTACTGCTATTTGGTTAGCGCTATTTAATGCATCATTTTGAGCCTCAAGACTTACCAGTCTGTACATTGCATTATCTCTCACTTGTGTAAAGTGAGCCCTACCAGCACCAAATATTACGTTCTCTAGCTTTAGCACACCACCTAAGAATGGTTGCCCAAAGGATGTTTCAGGAGAGTTGAATACATGTCTATATTTAGATCCTTCATCTTTAAATCCATCAAGTTGACCTGGAGCACAGAAATCATATCCAACTTTGTCTGTTAGTTCAATACTATAACCACCATCACCACTTTTGTAGGTGGGAGGGTTAAGAGATGGTATGATTCTAACACCACCAAATAAAGATCCATCTACAAACCACTGTCTTTGTTTAAGGGCAGACATCGTTCCATTAGGGTTGCAACATCCATTAGTTGGATTGAGAGCACAATATTCTGCCCAATCAGTATATCCTACAGGAGTAGGCAGTAAGCTTCCAGTAGCAGCATCTATTCCACAAGTACCAATAGGAGGATAGAAGTTAAATGTTGTACTATCAGAAGCTGCCACCGTAATCTTATACCAACTATATGTATTAGATATAATTGACCCCTTTGCTCCTTGATCAAGTGTAGGGGATGGAAAATCTAGTGCACACAGATTAAATGACTCGTTCACAGGAAAATCACCACTTGCACCAATTGTTTTTGTAACACTTTCTCCTGAATAACAATCAATATAGTTTATGGTACCAGGTTCTGTTGCATATACAGTGAACTGTCTACACACAGAGGATGTACTTCTAGATGCAAGAGGAACTGTGTAAGCATTACTGTTCTCTAACAAGAATGGATCTTGTCTAAGATCGTTGTAAGGATAGTTAGGGAAATAGTATTCTTGACCCTCACGCTCATATTTACCCACATTTCTGAGGATACCCTTAGCCACGATGGACTTATTCGTGCTTCTATCACCACGTATAATCTTAAAGCCAGCTATCTGGTTTTTCTGTTCAGTGGTGAGACCAGACGCCTGAATAAGAGAACTTACTTGTTGAACATCTATTCTTACACCCATTGGGAATATTGCATCCCTTTGGATAGCCATAGAGTTTTGGCCTGTGAAGATGGCAGACTCAAATATAGGACTCACTAGAACATCTGGGAACTTATGGTGTCTAATGGGTTGACCAGCCAAATCTCCCCACAACTCATCGTTGCAAGGATAGTCTTCTGTAGACTCCCAATAGCTAAACTCACCATATTGATAAGGTCCTTTGTAATCTGTTGCTGAAGAATAGCCAGGAGAGAATCCTGTAACTGTAGCTGTGTTATATATCTTCCAATAGGGACTAGTTCCTGTTAAAGGATCTGGATCACCTATAAAGTCATCATTTGTTGGAGAAACAGGAGATAGGTCTAAAATGTTTGCAAGTCTACTAGGAATATGAAATCCATCAGTTTGCTTACCGTTGTTAAGCAGAAACACTATCTCAAAGGCATACACCTCATCCCTCAGATACCCTCTAAGGTTAGTGGCATTGAATGCATCAGCATATGTTTCTGTATTAGGAATACGATAAGTTTCCCATAGAAGATTAATACCATTAGCTATCTTCTGGTAGTTAATTCTCTCTACAGATGTAAGTTGGTCCCAAACTAATATGTCACGTACAGCTGTTACATCCTGAGCAATCTCATAATATGGAAACTTCTCAAGTATATCATTGATTGTCAGACGGATGTTAGTTTTGTTCTGACCTGTATAGGTAATCACCTGACTTAGACCATCAATGAAATAAGTGCCTATCAACTCTACAGAGGTGATAGCGTTTACAGTTTTAATAACTGCTACATTAAAATAATCATATAGTCCTGTATTATCTAAGTTGCTGACAGTGAGCTCAATAGATCTACCCACCTGATAATTAAAATTAGCAGTGGTGATACTTGGATCAGCAATAGGAGTGGGATTGGTAACAGAGTAGTAGGAAGTGAAAGGATTTCCAGCAGGATCGGAATACTGAATAGCAAACTGATATGTACCTGCTTGAAGATCTCCTCCTGTGGTGATTCTAGTGACATCCAACTGAGGAATAATAAAATCAGGTTGAACGTTCAGTCCATTACAATCTATCTGATCACTGTACACAGGATCGCACGCAGGGGTGCCTCCTATAAGAATATAGGGTAGATTTTCTGGGTTGAGATCAATATATCTACGGGGATTAAGACCATCTGTCCAATACACCTCTGTTGTGCATTCTGTGATTCTGTGAACAGCCTTATGAATTGGATAGTTAATGTTGAAGTTGAGACAAGCGGGATTTACATAGGTGTGATAGATACAATCATTATTATCCATATACCCTATCTCAGAAGCACCTGTTTCTGGGTTGGTGATAAAGAATACATGTTTGCTTCTCTCTTGGATGAAGTGTGTACCTATTAATGCAAAGCCAGAAGGGAATGTAACGCAAAGTTCATTCCCTGGCTCATTCTGATAGTTAACAGAATTAGCATCAAAGTTTTCTACAGCAGCATTCAGCGCATACGTTAGCTTACCCTTAGGAATCTGGTTGAGGGTCTGATCGAGGTTTAAGCCAGTGGTAGCGTTGTTAAACTCCTGTCTAATATTGCCTTGTTCTTGCTCAGCCATTAGTATTAGTTATTGCGTCTCCAACCATATCTATTGCTACGGTTGGGTAGTTCGTACATGTTAAATCTGTTCAGGTCATTCTTAATCCTACGTTGCTTAGCCCACGGGTCTTGTTTCTTAATCTCAATATCAGCCATGATGAATGCCTCCTCAGCTTGTTGTTTGTAATATCCAAGCTTTTGTTGGAGCTGATTAAAGGTTTCATCATTGGTCTGGTTAGTGAGGGTTTCCATCATTTTAAACTTGATGAATGCCTCAATATATTCCCTGATACGAAAGTTGTTGGGAATCATTTGATTTCCAATAGCATCGTATTCTGTAGCATAGAAAATCAGATGCACAATACCATTACGGAAGTTAGTGACAAACTTATTGTCTCTAACGTCAAATGAGTCATACCCAGCAGAACCAGGTGTGAACTCACGTAGAGGAGGAGCTTCTGAATAGAACTCCCAATTGCTAGTGTATTCCACTCCACAGTTTCTTTGAGCCGAGATGTTACCAGGTTTAAGTAGGTATTGTCTTTGATAAAGAACAGGAGCTTGATTGTTTGTTTTGTAGACAGTCTGGATTATTTCAGGCATACAAGATCCATCACATCCCACATTTCCACAACAAGGGCTAGGGATAGAGCAATCTGTAACAATAGGGCTCACCTGAATAGTAGTGGCTGTAGCAGCCTGAGAATAGAATGAGTTTGCTTGTTGATAAGGATAACCATTTACAGCTGTACAAAGCCATGCCTCACGAACAGCATAAAAGTTGTCTGGGAGTCTAGCTTCGTAGTCACAGATGTTTAACACTTGCTCCTGAATCACAAACGTAGCTCTGCCTAGTTTGAGTAGACATTTCTCTAGGTATGTAGGAAACATAAGATCGTCAATAGCCCCTGTATCGAAGTAGCTTTTAAACTCTTCCTTTACAGTGGAATAGACAATCTCAGGGGAGATAAAGTTATATTTGTAATAGTATGACATCTAGTTTACTTTTTCCATTCGTGATAAATATGTTGATACCTATCGTTGGTTTTGATATAGTGAGATAACAATCTGGATGTTGTTCTGGAGGGTTTGAAATACCACAGTTTTGAATGTTTAAACCTTGCTGTATCCTTGAACCAAACCCATCCAAAGAAATAACCCTCTGTGTGAAAGTTGAAATTATATATACGCTTACCTTTCTCTTTTGTCTTCTTCCAGTCTATAGGCAGGTTGATAAACTCTTTCCCATCCACTCCCTTCATCTTCCTACGCTTCTTCTTGTTTATTGAAAACTCACCAAACCCAAATGGAAGCTTTGCTCTTTCTCCTGTCTCTAGAATGTACTCTTTGAAAGCATCACTAAAACCATAGACAATATTTCTCCATTCATCAAATGTTAATTTGACGGAGGGGTTTTTCTTACAGAAATTGTTGTAGTTATCTTTACTGGCGCTTCTCCAGTCTATTTTAACTCGCATTATCTAGTGTTTGGAACATTAGGTGCTTGACCATCAACTCCATCACTTGTAATGTCTGTCTTTAATCTAAAGTAGGTGGATAGTAACTTCTGGGAAGTTAGCTCTAACACTTGCTTTTCTAGGTAGCCAGGAACAGGAGACTCTTTATCAAGAGGATTCTTGCAAAGTTCTTCTGTTGTATATTCTGGGGTACCACAGCCACATTCTGGAAACATAATGGAATTTGGAACATCCTCCTCGAACAAAGCAACAAGTCTGATGGCTTTCAGAAGGGGGTTATTCACATAGAGATATCCATTAGCAATCCAGTAGTATTCTTCCTTCTTAATGATAGGAAGCTTAAGCAAGTTGATATATCTATTGATGGTTATTTCTTTTAGTTTCTTTCCTTGTCCACTTAATGCATTAATAGAGTAGACACCCTGGATAACGTATTGATAATTACCCTCTGTAATGCGTGGCAACTTAAATTTGGTTCTTGCCACCGTGCAAGGATCTACATAATCACAACATTCAGAAATAGGAACTTCCACCATCTCTAGACAAGGGATGGTGGTGAACACTGTATCAGTGGCCCACAACTTCCTTAGATTAGTCTCACGTTTAATCAAAAGGAAGGCATTATTCTTAATCTCGGACATAACAGCTCTATCCGTGATCAAGTTGTCTGTAGACAGCAACTTGTGCATAGAGCGTACATCCGAAACTAATTTCCTAAAAGTAGACATTATAAGTACTGTTTGAATATGTTTGTTATTCCATAATCGAAGTCTATGAGAAATCCAGTCACCTCACCTTTTGTAATAGTGTACCCATTTTTATCATCCCAAGAGCTTTTAGCTGTTGAGAATGCAGGGAGCTGGAAGAACTTAATTCCATTAAAATCCAGGCTCACTTCGTGATGTTTGTCTCCTGTGAAGATGTAGAAGTTCTCATGGTTAGACCATGCTTCTTTATACTCCATAGGAAACAGACCAGCTAGTTTGGCAGGTTTCAAAGCATCCCCATGATTGAACATCATGGCAGAGCTTCCGTAGCTAACATACTTTCTATATCTTGGAGAGATGTCAAAAGAGACACGCTCTTCATTTCTAAAGTAGGTCTGTAACCAGCTAGCTAAGTGCCATCCTACAAACTCATCGTGATTACCAGCTACAAATATCACCTCTATATCAGAGCTTTTTTGAAGAAGCAGATTTATTACATTTATCTCATGATCACAAATCCTTTGGAAAGCACTGTGATAGGACAGAATGTTTTGTTGAGGTGTACCCTTTGTAGTTGTGTTAGTGAACTCACTATTAAATTCGTCTGACCCAATTATGTATTTAATATCTGTAATATTGTTAGAAAGAGCAGCTTGATTAAGAATTGTTTCTACCTTTTCAATGTAAATAGCAAATCTTTCATTAATATCATTGTTTCCTTCTATATCTAGTTTGTTCAGATGGGAGTCTTGTTTGTTAATTACCAAACAAGCATCTGCTTTAGATGACTCAAACTTAGGAGCCATTATCTCGGGAGATACTGGTTGGTAGGCCTCTAAAAAAGAAATGAACGAGTCTTGGAAAACTTGTTCATTGTTTTTCTTACCTAACCAAGCCTTCACTTGATAGTGAGGGGTTTCAGCATTGCCCCAGTAGTTTTGAACATATTTAGTTATCTCCCACTTGTCCGTATCAATCTTGCACTTTTCAATCAGCTCATCTAAACTTTTGATTTCTTCTTTACTATTGAAAACCACCTCACCAGTTCCTTTCTGTACATCCTCGAAAAACCTCACAATTTGGTCTTCTAGTTCTCCAATGTAGTTCCCAACCTCTGCATCATTTTCTGCAGTTTCTGAATTTCTTAACTCTCGTATCAACGCATCCACCTCATCCTCTGTAATGTTTAGTTTCTCTGCGTAGAACTTTTTGCTCTTTTTCCAGTGTAGCATCTGCTCCATCTGGTGCAGAAGGGATTGATTTTCAGGCATTTACGATTTAGTTTAGTTAAAATTGCCATAAAGGTAGAAAACTTTTTGATATTTTCCAAATTATTTTAAGCACTTAGGTTAGTGTGGATAACTAAGTTGGTTATAAATAAAAACTCCCCAGGGTAGAGACCCCAGGGAGAATACCCTGAAAACCAACAAACAGGGTTTTTGATTATTTAAAGACCGCAAGGTCCTGTAGGTGTTATACTTCCACTTCCTCCAGTTTGAACAACTGTTCCAGTTTCTGCACATATTGATATGCCACCTGAACCTACAGTTTGTGTTAAGAATTCACCTGAGCATGCAAACCACTCTATACTAATAGATGGACTACCCACCACATCATATTGTGTACAGTCTAAAGGAGCTTCTGTAGTGGTGGTGGTAGTTGTAGGTGGTGGCTCTGTAGTGGTTGTTGTAGTTGTTGTTGGAGGTACTTCTGTAGTGGTGCTTGTTGTAGTAGATGTACTAGTAGACGTACTAGTTGATGTACTTGTAGTGGTTGTAGAAGAAGTTGATGTTGTGGTGGTACACTCTCCACTTATTGTAATATCTATGTAATTGGTGCAAAGTGCACTATTAGACATCACCCTAATAATAGTGGTTCCATTAGGAACCAGAGATGTTGTGTATCCAGATAAAAGAGCCGCTTTACTCACACCAGTCTCGAAAGCTGATACAAACCCATCAACATCTGAGTAGAGATTGAATGGGCCTGTATCAGTTCCAGCTGTTGTTAATGTTATTGTTACAGTCACAAATCAGTTGTTTAGACAGTGGTTGTAGTGGTAGTAGTTGTGGGAGGTGCAATTGTTGTAGTGGTAGTGGTTGTAGGTGGTGTAATCGTAGTGGTTGTTGTAGTTGTGGGACACGCTCCAAGAGTTGACAGCGTTACACCAGGGGTTGGTGGTACAACAACAGATTCTGTACAAGCACAGACGTAAATAGTACCAAACGCACCAACCACAGCAGTTGTATAAATACCACCACAAGAATAGTAAATAATCTCTGCAGGAGTAATTGTACTGTTGTTTACAGAGTAAAACTCACAAGAAGGACATGCTATTGTAGTTGTAGTGGTTGTTGTAGAGCTAGTGCTTGTGGTAGTTGTAGTAGTTGTTAAACTATTCACCAGTGTTTGAAGAGCTGTAATTTGACTCTGCAAATCACACACCTCAGCATCTATTTTTTGTAGAGATACAGTGACTGTATCACATGTATGAATTCCTGTACAAGGCAGGTTAGGACCACTATAGCACACATTATCTGTTGGTGTACATGGAACATTACAGGGGTCTACAGGAGCGTAGTTAGGTTGATTGCAACAAGACATTATATAATTATTTTAAACTATTAAGGAATATACATGATATAGTAACATCCAAGACCAGGCTGGAAGTTCGGGTGACCTAATCCTCCTCCTGCAGAACCAACACTGACTGCCACAGAAACTCCTGTAACTGCTGTGTTTGTGGTGGTTGACGAACTTTTTGTACCATCTTGATCCATGTAATCAGCAACCGCTCCTGGCTCATCTGGATCAGAAAATCCAGGTGCATACGCAAGAGTGTGTGTATGTCCAGGGTCAGTTACAGTGGCTGTAGCTGAGTGAGAGTGAGCAGCAATCTGAGCAGAGGTAAGTACAATAGAGTTGGCTCCTTGTGTTCCTAGTAATGTATAAGAAGGATTTCCAGCAACCGCAGGATCAACAGCAGGATTGAGGGGTCCTCCACCCATGCCTGTTGTAGTACCTACAGGTACACGCCCTCTTTTATCAGGAGTTCCGTTGTTACCATTACAGAGGTAGATTTTATCAAAAGCACCAATACCTGCACCAGATACATCGAAATTACCAGTCAGTGAACCATAGTATTCAACAACAGTGAAAGGCACCATTCTATCCTTGTATGAAGTAGTAGGAGAAGGTGGTGTACAAGCTGCCACTAGAGCGCACAGTTCTGATTTCTTTACATAGTTAGTTTCAACATCTATTACAAAAGCATCAAAGTCAGCAATGTGTGCACAGAGCTTTGTAATTACTGCCTGAAGGATGGCATGAGTTCCAGAAGTGGAAGTTACACCATCTAGACATCCTACAGTGTAGGGTCCTTCTAGTGCAGCAAAGTCATCCTCTAGAGCAGTAACTCGTGTGTCTAGCTCACATACAGCTTTGATAATAGCATTGATTACATTAGGAAGTGTAAGGTCTTCACAGGCTACTAGATTCTTATTAACAATCTCACAAATGATTTGTGGGTTAATGTCTAGTTTAATACCTGTACCGTTTAGTGTAGAGACAAGAAATCCAATCAATGCTTGCTCTACATAAGAGAGCGAATCACCAGTTTTGATTCCCAAAATAGGAACATCAATACCTGTATACTTAACACACTGATCAGAAACAATCTCTGTACATCCGTTATAGCAATTTGAGCAAGACATTTATCTAAATTTTAGAAGTTTAATTCTGCTGGCAATCATGTTCACAGTGAACGCAGCATTATAATTTGGATTGCAATATTTATATGTAAGAATTCTCCTGTAGTTCAGGAGATCCAACATTGTTCCACCAGGAACAGGTTGGTTTAGAATAAAGACAATATTATTGTACAGATTGCTTGCTAAGTCAGCTAACTTGCAGTCAATCTCAGCAATTAATGCTGGGATATTAGCACATTCTGGACAATTTGTAAGCCTGGGTGATAACATTTGTTATAATTTTTTGTCCTTGTTTAGTGGCTGCATTGCACAGCCCACAAAGACCGTTAATCAATTGACATCCACACCCAACATTAGCTCCACAATTTCTACACTTTGCCATATTAGTAAAAGTTTATTACGTAGTTATTTCCAGAGCAACCACAGTTATTTCTGAGGAAGTTGTCAAGCATTATGTCTGCCTGGTTATATAACCTCATCGCATCCTGTGTAGCGCAGTTGTTAGCTGCAGCTATAGATCCTTGAATGAAGAAATATATGGAAGTGAGGTTCACCTTTGCTTGTGTTTTAATAGCTCTATCACATTCCATCATATCAAGCTTCATGAATGCGCCATCAAACTTTTCTTGTAATCTCTCAACACGCATAATTGACTTTTCTACAAAGTTTACATATGCAGGTGCCACTGAGTATTTTAGAAAATACACACCATCAGGAAGTGGTTGTTCCACACCTGGTGCAGTGATACCCAAGTTTGAAGAGTTGAAAACATTAAAATCGTTAACGCTGAAAGGTCTAAATACAATACCAAAACCAGGAACATTAATCTCAATAGTAGCTCCAGAAACAACAGGAGGGTTTGTAGGATAGACAGATGCATCAGCAACTCCCAACGTAAGTGTGTTATACGTAGGAATCACTAGTATGTCTAATTTCAAGTCTGCCATGTTGTTTTAAATAAATAAGCCAGAGGATCTGAGTTTGTATCCTCTCACCTCTGGCTTAGGTTAATATAATATTTCTATGTCTCTATCCTACTATTACGGAATCAAAGTTGATGTAGTAGTAGTAGAAGGCCATACAGTGGTTGTGGTAGATGTAGTGGTGATACAAGAGTTATCAGCAGTTACAGTACCAAGACCAGCCTCAAGAACAGCCTCAATCAATCCACCAATTGGGTTCGCAGAACCATTGGATTGTGTTTGAGGAGTAGCAATGATTACAGTGCTGTCTTCAAAGATGTAGTCACCCCATTGATAAGTAGATTTGTCATAAGTGTTGAACTTGATGTAGTAAGTGTCATAAGTAACACCATCACTTACCCAGCTTTCAAAGTTCTCGTTATAACCATTCATTCTGTAGAGGTGCTTCAAATATCCAGCCTGATAGCTGTAGAAGTTCTTCTCCAATTGAGCAATCTCAGCAGAAGTACCAACAGCGTAAGAAGAACGCTGAATGATTACAGGAACTGCTGCAGTGTTACAAGCATCAGCAACGATGAAGTCAGCTGTAGTTGCAGGTCCATTGATAATGAACGTACGGAACCACATGCGGTCATACTCGAAAGGAAATGCTGCCACATCACAAGGCTGACCATATTTAGTAAGAGGCTTACCAGTGATACGGAGAACAGCGTTTTGGTCGTTACCAAGTCTCTGGAACTGATAGAAGTCAGAGAAAGTGATGTTGTCAGGGTTGTTACCAGGAGCCTGATACAGGAAGTGAAGGATGATGTCATCGATCAAAGCAGGCACATCAACAGTAGTACAAGGATCACCACCACAATCGCAACAAGGTGCATTTACAGTTACTGAACGAGTGAAACCGTTGAAGTACAGAGTGTCTAAGTAGCTAGAGTGAGCACGCAAAGTTACAGTGATAACATCACCACACTGTACGTTCCAATCTCCAACATCTGTAATCTGAGTGATAGGAGTAGGGCAACCTTGCACCTTGTACCACTCAGTTACGTTGCTGTTGCAACCAGATCCTGAAGGACAACCTTTAATCTTATCAGAACGCTTAGAGCCTTGCAGATAAGTGTTAGTACGGCCCTGCGCAACATAGAAATAAGGAGCAGCAGCGATGTTACCAGCTGTTGCAAGAGTGTAGTCATTGCGGAATATACCCACCTGACCTGCTGTTAAATCTTGCGTAGATCCAGAGCTAGGGAGCGCAGTTTGCCCTACTGGTACTACGAACAGCGTAGTTAATGAAAAATCAGCCATTTTGTTTTATTTTAGGTGATTAAAAAATCTATTCGTTTGTCTGTATCCTGAATTGTGCACTTTGAACAGCAGATTGGTTCTCAGTGTACATTGCAAGGTTTTGTACTGTTAAGTCTAACAGCTCATCCTCCAGATATAGTTCAAGTTCGCAGTCTTGATCAAATGATGGTTCTCCATCTAGCATGATATATCCTGTCTTATTTATATACAAAGGATAACGCATGTAGGACATGTAAATCTTGCTCGGAGTGAAGGTACCATCAGTGAAGATGGATATTTCATCTGTAGAGAGGAAGTTGAAAGTCTCTTGATATTCAAAAGAAGGCTTGTAGTGATCATTGTTCAGAATGAACTGTAAGTCACCATGTTTAGCCAAGTCTCTGTTAATCCAGATCTTTCTATCCTTACACACCCCTTTGTCAGCTAGTACATATGCATCAATATAGAACATGTACTTAGGAACAAGTAGGTGCAGATTAGCAAACCATTGATTTAGTTCAGCGTTCTTGAGAGTGAGAGCAAGAGGTTGATTGTTATACGTGACCACTAAGCTTTGGAGGTCCTCATAACGCTTCTTGAAAGCATCGAGACCCATTCCACTTATTACACTAAAACCATCAACCTTTTGTTTTATCAGCTTAATCTGGGCCTCATTGAGAGCCAGAATTTTATCTTCTAAGTTTATCTGCTGGTGTATATTGGTCGATAGTTTATTTAGTTTTTGGTCAATCTTATATAATAAACTATCTACTGGTATCATACTGCAGCTAATTTCTTAGATTTCAACTTACCTTCGAGAGTCAAGAGCAAGTCTTGGTTATCATCGTCAGCAAGCAGTTTAATTAAATCATCTTCATCCTTAGCTACTTCAAACTCACCTTCATAAATCTTACCATTTGGTCGAGCTCTATAAATAGAATGTGTAAGAGCTTGTTTCACTAAGTCTTTGATATGGAGTAAGTTATCCTTCATATCTGCGAAGCGTGTGAACACTTCAACAGGATTTAACCCTTGATACTTACCGTTTTTAAACTCGGTTTGTTTGAGGACATTATCTACAAGATTGTAAACAGCTTCCTCTTTAGTATCATCAGTTACAGGTAATCCCAACAAGCGTGCCACTTTTCTTTTTCTCTCAGGGGTCATATTGTCAAACTTGACAATAGCCTTATTGATAAGTTGCTTCTTCTTGAACATCACTGCGTTCTCAATATCCTCGTCAGCCACATAAAACTGTGTATCTGCAGGAAATTCACCACGCTCCCAAGCTTGATAAGAACTTGCAATTGTGGGGTGAACACGCAACCAAGAGAAAGCTATTTCCTGAAGAGGAATAGAAAGATCAAAGAAGTTGTCTCCATCTAGCAGCTTTACAGGCTGAACGTGCAAAGTGTCATTTGTAGATGTGGACATTCCATAGTTCCAGAAATTAGAACGAGGACCTAGATCAACATCTCCTAAAGCAGCTTGTAACTTGTCTCTTAAAGCTGTTACACGTTCAGTCTCCATTTCTCTCTCTAGAGGATCAGAGATTCTGCGTATGTAAGCAGCATCAGGATCAATACCTGTGCGGTATTTACCATCAAGTTCTTTGTAAGGATACTTAAATACCCCTGTTCCAGGGATACGTGTAAGCCCTCTTAAAGACAGGCCACCTTGCATTGTTTGAAGTTGTGAGTTATTATACTCCTTCTTAAGTGTTGAGATTTTACCTAACTTACCCATATGTAGTTTATTTATTTGGTTTATTAGCAGAGATGTGAGGACCGAACCTCGCAGCAATTGGGAGACACCCCAATTCTCACCTCTGTAGTTTGAGAAGAGCTCCCCCACTCTGAAGTGGGGGGTATTCTCTCCTCGGTAGTTTATAAGAACAGCGTATAGCTGTATTCTTATTAGAACTGTGGAATTTCTTCAATAAGAACTGTACGAGACAAGTCCTCAATGAATACATCACAACGATCCTTCATCCAGATTTCATATCCTGGGAATTTGTTCGCAGAGCTCATACCCTGAGACTTAGCAAAGCCTAAGTGGTGGCGAGTTCCATCGATATATCCCCAAGTCATAGAAGGTGCACCCTTCATACGAACTTCACGGATGTTGTTAACCATAGAGCCATCAGACATTGGAGATACGTCGAACACCATGAATACAGGTGTAGACTTCTTGTTCTGTCCAAATTCTAGGTTAGATTGAGGAAGGTCAAGTTCTTTCAGGTGAATCAGTTCAACACGACCAGTCTCACGAGTTACCATTGCATCGAATGCAAAGTTGTAAGTGATGTGTTGTCCTTCGCCCTGCAGGTAACGGTTTCCGCTATCAGCTATGAAGCTAAGACCACTGTTCAAAGCGTCTGTCTTCAAAGCTTGTTGGAACACGTCAAAACCTGCTTCGTTAGTATACATTTTAACACGACGGTCTTTAACATCCACACGACGATAGAACAGGTCACCAAACACAGAACGGATCAGGTTGGCAGTAAATTCACCACGGTTGTATTGAACCAGGTTACCGTTGTTACGCATGCGGTGGTAAACACCAGCAGAAGTACGCTTAAGTTCTTGCTTGCTACCGTTAGTCTTAACAGTACCAGGACGAGACCAAATCATACGCTTAACTTTCAACTCAAGCATAGATTTACGCATCCAGAACTCAATAAATGGCTCCCATTTAACATCGTTACGAGTTAAAGGAAGTTGGTTACGACGCTGAGGTGCATATACAAGGATATCCAAAGGACGTCCTGCAGAGTCACGCATCATTTTGTCATCAGCCCACTCAGTGATTTTGTGCTCAAAACCATATGCAGAACCTAAAGATTCAAACATTGTGATTTGCTCACCCAAACGAGGAAGACCTAACAAATCTTGATCGAACTCACCAATTGCAGCATCAACCAACTCAAGCTCGATACCTACTTGTAAGAAAGTAGAGCTAACGAAATCTACAGTTGGGTTGTCTGTAACCAAAGTGAAGCTATAAAGGAATCCCATGTTCCAAGGAATTGGGTCCTTAATAACGTAGAAACGAGGACCATACTGACGGCTACCAACAGAAACGATTGCGTTCTTAGAGAACTCGTTTGTGTCAAGTACCAATTGGAACTCTTGTCCATCGATACCAGGCTTGCTCAACTCAAGAGTTGAGTTAGGTACATCGATGATTTTGGGGAATTTGTAGGGAACAGCTACTTGCCATTTCCAAGCATCGCTATTATTATCAATGTAATAAGGCGTGCTTTTGTTGATCATGTCAAGGAAGTCATTGCTGTACAGAGAGCTCTGCGTATAGAGACTGATGATCTTCTTGTCGTAATCAGCAGGCTCAGTTGAGTGAAAGCTCTCCAGGTGGTTAGCGTCAGTTAGCTTACCTACAGCACGCTTGTCCATAGAAGCGACACGAGCATACGTGAAGCCAGTTAGACCTGGGATTGTTTGAATTGCCATTTTTTATTCTTTTGTGTTTATGAAAAAATTATAAAAACCATGAATTTTGTTTAGAAGGCTGAGAGCCACCGCTAGTTGTTGACTTAGTTTTAGTCACCTGTCTAGCCACTTCCCCAAACAGCTCGTTTGATTTCTTAGAAACGCCTGTTCTTTGGATGGTAGATAGTGTAGGATCTTTTTCTAAGATCTTCAGTAGCAGTGCAACCTTCACTTTGGTTGCATGGTTTTCAGGTCTTTTCAACTCTAAGATGGTCTTATCGAAATCTGTGAGAGTTTCTCCTGTTGCTGTCTTATACTTATCTACCAGCAGGAAGTCTTGTAGTTCGTTGGCCAACTTAGGGTTGATGGGTATTCCGTCAAACTCCTTGGATTTCAGCTTATCCTGAAGGACTTGCTGAACGTTATTAATATACTGATTCTTTACAGCTTGTTTCTGTTGTAGCTCCACCTCAGCCTTTTGCTCCATTTGGGCAAGTTTCTGGGCTTCCTTCTTAACCAACACCTTGTGGTGTTTTGTTGCTACACTTTCTAAATCACCGTAGTTTTTGAGTCTTTCAACCTCTGTGTTGATGTCTTCAGGCTCAAATCCTTGATCAGCTAGAGCTTGCTTAATGACTGACACTTGATTATTCTCTTGTGACAAGTCCATATCAGCGAAGCTTACAACATTGTTATATGTACCAAAGTATTCCTTTGGATTAACACCTTTTACGAATATAGCATCGAACGCTTGTTGATAATCTTCACCAAACTGACCAATGAAGTTTTGTACCATTTCAACAGCTCCTTTCTTCTTCTCACTTTGGAAGCGTTCAAGGAACTCTTCAGGAGTGGATATACTTACATCTTCTTCATCCTCATCCTGTGAAAACACACCAAGTTTGAAGAGGTCGCGGGACAGAGCTGTAAATTGACTCACTTGCTCATCTCCACCTTCTGCATCATCTGTTTCTTCAGCAGCAGGTTTAGCTTCAGCAACAGGAGCTGCGGGAGCTTTCTTCTTAACTGGTTGAGGATCAGCTTCTTCTGCATTATCCTCATCCCCAGCATTATCTCCCAAGAAGCTAGAAATCAGGTCTTGACCTGAAAGTTCTTTACCATCTTCTTTAGGAACAATCTCCTTTCCTTTTGGAACATCTGGTTTTGGATCTGCAGTGGGGGGTGTAGCCTCTTTTACAATCTCCTGAAGTTGATCAGGACTGCTTGTAGAAGTTTCAGGAGCTAAAAGGTCATTAAGAAGCTCCGTACCACCAGGACCCATTTCCATAGTGTTCTCAATACTAAAGTTGCCAAACGATGGCGTATCAAGGTTCTCAGCCATATGTAGTTGTTTTTTATTGGTTTATGAAACGTAAAAGTATATAATAGCTATTGAATAACAAAGAGTTAGATGGCTATATAGACCATTTTCATGGATAATATAGCATTAATGTTTTTTACTCTAACTAAATCACTTTAATTCTACCCATCTAAAACCAAGTTTCCACAGAAATCTGGCTGTCTTGGAGGACTCTTTACTAACCTTTGTCTCGCTCCAGTCAGGGTGTTTTAAGTGAAAATGCTCATGTAGGGCGGTGAGTAAATACCTATAACCACTAAGTCTTACATCTAATTCTATCTTGTTCTTATCATCCCAGGCTAGTCCATGAGCTTTTTCTCTGCCTAGTTTACGATGCTCTACCTTATGTGGGTTTGTTATTTCCATATTGACTTGCTTCAAATATTTCTTTAAGAGCCTGATAAGTAATTAATAATGACATCTTTTTTATTCCACTCACCATCTCAACCTCTTCTTCAGACAACAAAACAGTGTCCATGTCCTCAACAACACCCATTGCTTGTATACAGGCTGTAATGTCCTCATGAGGTGTTGGATCAAACTCCATGATGTCATTATCTAATATCTCGTTGATATCCATTATTCTTTTTTAGGTTTCTTCGCTCTTCCCTTTGCATTCTCTTTTGCTATCGCTAAATCATTTGCTTGATTCTCACGAGCCACTTTCAATTTCTCCCTTTCTACAGAAAGTTTTTCAGCAGCTAGTCTATTCTTGGAATTGATATCAGCCATTTTAGCATCAAACTCTCTACTTGCTTTCGATTGTTCTGCAGCTAACTTGCTGATTTCCAATACATCAGGAGTTCCTGACTCATCTACATCAGACAGACCCATACCCATAGACTTAGCTTCAGCATTGATTAGGGCAATCTCTTTCTTGTTTATGCGATCAAGCTCGTTCTGGTAGTTATCATTTGCAATATCCTGCTCTTTCTGTATTTGAGCTTGTTGCATTTGAGCTTGAGCAATTTGAGCCTGTTGATCAGTTTGTTGCTGTTGGATTTGCAATTGTTGCTGTTGCATTGCATCTTGTTTGTCACGAAGAGTTTTAAATACCTTCTTCATTTCTCTCATAGACTTAGTGCTGTACAGCTCGATCACGTCGTACAGAGATCCACCATTCTGCATCAAAGGCTGTGCCAGCTGACGAAGCTCATTGAACATCTGTGTATCCTCAGGACGATTTGTCAAGAACACCTTCAGGTCACGAAACTTTAAGTCAGAACCATTAACAGAAACAAAAGCTGATTCACCCTCGCTAGTAATATAACTGAGTGTAGACTGAGGCTTCTTAGATTCTACATATAGAGCTGCATCAATAATAGCTTGATAGAGCTGACCCATTACATATTCGTGAGCTATAAATAAAGGTTCTGTTTGAGCGTAAGACTGTTGAACAGCTGTGTTTACACCTGTAGCAGACTCACTGGCTGTAACAGATCCCATACGCTGTCTACTCATCCCCACGAGTTCCCAACATTCGTTCTTTAATTGTTGAGCTAGTGTATAACGAGATTGAATTTCCTGTGTACGTGTGAGGTCAATATCTCTAAACTGGTTGAAGCTTGAAGGACTCTTCAAGTTCTCAGGGCTATCGTCAATAAAGACAACACCCCTGTTTCTTGCTTCTAATTCCCATATATCTAAAGCATCTTGGGCATCACCATCCTTAGGAACAGGAATATGTCTGATGGATGTTAAATACACCTTACCCACTTCTTTCTCTAGTAGCTTATAGAGCTGGTTCATACATACGTTGTACAGCACCTGGAAAGGCTTCATCAAATCTACCAGAGATTTAGCTTCTGTGTTCTTCACCTCAAAGGTTATACCAATGATAGGACAATAATTAAGAAGCTTAAAAGGTTTAACGTGATAGATGTCTGGACCAATTTTTGTACCCTGATACCACTGGTTAATCCATCCCCACTCTAACGATTGTTGTGTGGGCATTGTACCACTCTTATAGTTTTCATCTACAAGAACAGATTGCTCGTTACCAAGCTCATCTAAATAGATGAGTTTACCAATCTTCTTCTTACTTAACCAGTAACAACGAACAACAACATACTTATATCCAAAAGAACTAACATTAGATGTTAATCCTAAGAAGTCTTTTAGTCCATCATTATTCTCCTTCATTTCTGATTCAATAATCATACGTGTTTGAAGAACAAGAGGATCGAATGTATCATATGTCACTGAGTCAATACCAGGGACAGCATTGGGATTACCTAGATTAGATTCACGGACGTTAATAAGTCCATAGTCTTGGAGAGAACTTCTTAGATGGTCTATCTCTTCTTTAGTGAGATCAGGAATGCTTTCAATGATTTCTGAAAGCTCCATAACTTGCACTGTACCAGCGGCATAAGCACCCTGTGCTCTACCTGTAGGGTCAGAAATATACTTCCTATCAGGAGTTGTAAGAAACCAAGTGTTCTTTGGGTTAGCCACCTCGATGTTAAAACCGAGCTTTGAGTTGTCTTCATATATATGATAGAATTCTCTTCCAGAAATTAGCATATCACGAAATGCATCTTCGCTCTTTTCCTTTACATTGAATTCAGCTTTCTGGCATGTAAGCACGTGGTTAGCCCACTTTTCAGCTACAGATGTGTAACTGTCTAGGACATCCTGCACATCTTCCATTGTCATTTGTTGCACCTCTTCCTCAGAAAGTTCTTGACCATTCATTGCAGCATTTTCTAGAATTTGCTGTTTAGCTTTTCCAATAACATATTGCTGAAGAATTTCTGTTTTAAACTCAAGCTCTTCAGACTTACTATCATCATCAAAAGCCTTCACCCTGAATGTGTCAGGACGCTTGCTTATTTCACCAACCAGTTCATTAACAGGAGTGGTGATGATGGAGTACATCTTAACATAAGCAGGCAATTGTAGATCAGCTGTAAGTACGTCTGTGAATGAACGCACTTGTGGTTCCTGATAGAAGTCTTCCATCCTCAGGATACCCTTCATTAGGTCATAGTTTTTAACAAACGTGTCACGGTTCTTTACATACTCAGCATACGCTTTGTTTGCAAAGTAGTCCATGGTGTTTTTAATCCAGCTTTCATCTTGCTTCTCCTTATCTGTCTTAAACTGGTCAGGGAAGATGTTAAGATAGGCATACCTAATGGTAGCATCTTTGGTATATCTTATAATTGCCATTATGAGAACAATTTACTTTTTTTCTTTTGGAATAACCCTCTTGATTCTGTGAACAATTGGTTTTTCTTATTTGGTCTAAAGAATGCTTTTAATCTGTCATCTCCTGATCCTCCCACCTTTCCAAGTATGGGGTCCATTTTAAGAGCTTGTGCAATAGCTAACTCTGCTGCTACAATACGGTCAAAGTTACCTTGATCGTTATACTGAATAATCTCTTCTAGCAGAACAGGATCAAATATCTTTGACACACCTAGCACCTCTTTAATGATATCACCATCTTCGTTCTTTTCTTGATACACTACAGCCTCCATATACTTCTTGAGACAGTTGTGCAGATAGTCTCTTATCTTATCTGCTGAGCGGTGCACCCCATACTCACGCTTTACGGTGGTACCAGGCACCACTTCTTTCAACCACTCAGGTTGTTTTTCGAGGTAGTGTGCATCTCCTTTTGCTTTCATATATTCTATGAAGGAGATATCATCATTTTCACAGAGCGTTCGTGCATTATAATATTTGATAAGAAGTCTAGCCTGTTCTTCCCAGGTTTCTTTCTTATCAGGTCTTGCACAATACGAAGCTACGAACATATCTTGGTATTTCTCACCAGTTATGTCGTGCATTCTCTTATAAATATATACAGAACCCAAAGATGTAGAATAGGCAGCTTGTCCTTGTCTATAAGGGTCAACTCCTGCTACATAGAGTCCGTATGGTGGGTTTTCTAAAGGAAATTCATATACAACTACAGGAGCATCCTTCAGATCAGTATTCTTAAGAGGGAAGTTAGTGATGGGTTGTTTGTCTGTAAACTCATGACTTATCTTCTCTCCATCATGGAACAATATAACAGGAGTACCTGTGCGTTCTTGACCAATGAGTCTAGCTTTCTGACGTTTAGCTGCCTCAATATCAAATATGTTTGTGTCCTCATTCAGGAAGATGTCATCCACTTCCATGGGATAGTACATCTTCTCTTTCAGATAGGCCACTCTATCTCCAGCCTTTTTCAGGCGTTCTAGATTAGATTCTGTAATTTGTTTAGCCTTCTCCTCATTACTCACCAACATCTTAACGTTGTGAAGATCGCTTCCTTTAGGCTGTTCCAAAAACGCACCAAGCGTACTTTCTTCCTTAGCCTCCATTCGATATTTATACGAAATAAACAAGCCATGAATACGTTTCTCATCCTTTTCATTATTGTATGTAAGGAAGTTAAAGTTGTCTACATCAAACATTAGACTCTTGGCATCCATGAATCTCTTCATATCACCACCAGTCCCAGTAAGAATTGGAGAACACCCCCATCCGTATGGAGTTGTAAAACCTGGCACAGCTGCCTGAAATCCTCTGAGAAAATTACCCTTACCAATCTCATCAATAATTAGTTTACGTGGTTTGGTACCAGCAATAGCTTCTTCGTTATTACCTTCATCCAAGTTACGGATGAGGATCTGGGAGAACGGAATACGCTCTCCTGATTTAGTCTTAATACCTAGGGTGACTTGGTTTTTCCAGTTGTCCTCAACTCTCTGCCATCTCCATGCTTCAGGCAAAAAGTTAAGGCCCTTGTCCAGCTTATCCGTGATCAGCTTTATATCGGGGGCATTCAACCCAGCGATCACATTCTGGGAATTCTCATCAAATGTAGCGCCCCACCCTATGTAAGAAGCCTCTAAAACAGACTTAGCAAAACGTCGAATTCCTAGTATAACTAGTCCTTTCTTGTCTTGTTGAGCCCTTTCTATTTCGTTTGTTACAATCCACTCATTGTCACGCAATAAGGGATTGGCATATTTCTGTGATATTCTTCCACGCTCATCAATAACATCCACTTCTGTGTGCCAGATGTTAAGGTGCCAGTAGAGAAAAGGGTTAATGAACACCCCGTTCATCATAGCACCATTTAAGCATATATCTCTATGGAAGTCAAAAAAAGGTTTGTACTCTGCTGACTGACGATCAGGAATACGCCCCTGGTTTAAATACCAGTCTCTGTAATCTATGCTTTTTATTTCAGTCATTATCTTCTGCTCCTGAGGAAGTCTTCAGCCATTGAACTCAACTCTCCATTCCCTCTAACTTCCACTTTAGCTTCTTCTTTCTCACGCAGTTTTTCCACAACCTCCAGAAGAGCTAGATAGTTCTTCATTGTTTCCTGGATGAACTTACCCTGTGCCTCAATGCTTGCTATCACCATGGGTAACATACCTCCTTTAGCTGTAGGTTTCCACTCAATCCTGTCCTTCAGTTCATGAAGGGGATTTGCATCTACATAAGCTTTCCACGATGTGAGCTGTTGTTCAGCCCAATCAAGCTCTGTATTTATGTATGTAGTTTTTTTAATAGTCTTCGCCATCTTGCTCTTTTAAAATGTCATCCAGATTCATACCATCCTTAATAATCTGGTCAAGTTCGTTCTCATCTGTATGAGGAACGTCTAGCTCTAGTTGAGACTTATACTTCTCTAGAGCAAATAGCACTTCTTTGTCTGTCAGTCCCCACACGTCTCCATACTCATCAAGCGCAGTGGCTAAGTGTCTACCCATATTGTAATTAGGGTAGGCAGTGTGTAGTTGTTGGAGAATTGTCAGAACCTGACTGTAATAACTTGCCTTTCTCATTAGCTCATTTTACTATCAAGCCAGCGCTTGTAGCAGATAGCTTCTCTAATCCTGGTGAAACAACACTCTTGATTAGTTTAGCTATCTCTTCGTTAGCTAGCGTTTTTACATCTTCTGAAATTCCTGGAGTTGCTACCAAAGCTCCGAGCTTCTCAATAACAATCCATGCTTCTACTATTGGGTTCATATTAATTGGTTTAAATCTTCGTCATCAAGCTTTTTAGAAGGGTCAATCTCCACCTCTATATCAAACTCATTTTCCTCTTTATCTCCTTTGGTGTAATATTCTTCCTTGATAGCAATTCCTATGTTATCTTGTAACTCATCAGGAACGCCTATAATATCCACGAAATCAGCGCCTTTGTTCCAAGCGTCTGTAAGCACCTCAATGAATAGCTTCAGAGGTATCTTCTTAAGGGTGATTTCTTGTCTATTTTCCATCAGGATTCATTTCATCTTCTTGATCTGGTGTTACCAGGGCCAACCACTTTTCTAAAGGGCAAGCACAAGATAGACACTTAGTCTTGGCAGCCAGGGTGCATCCACAATGTGTGCAATGATCGTCTGGTCTGACAGTTTTATAGTTCTTTCTGTTTTTGGAGTGGTATTCACATCCAGCACAGATGGCCAACCTTTCTTCACTCGTTTCCGTTATCTTGCTCCTCAACTTTTTGGGCGGCAGCAGGTTGTTCCTCCACCCCTCGTAAATCTGAGAAATCATATATCCTTGGTTTTAAATCTCTTATGTTGTCAAGGGCTGACTGAAGCTTCATGCTGGCGTTCCTCCTTTTGGCTTCTGGCAGCGCTTCGTCATTTGCCTTTTTCTCAAACAGGGCCTTTTGGCTTAGAAACTTCTGCATTGTTTTCACCGCCTTCCCATCATTGAAAAAGAACTTCCCAAACCCACTGATTTCCAAGCTCTTATGCTGAGACATTGCCTCGTTAGCGCTTTGGAACTGGTGGTTGACAACAGCCTCTAGCACCTTCTCACTCATTCTCATTTTCACAGCCATTTTCCTAATCAGATATTCCTTGACGGAAAGGCTAACAGGCTTATCAGTGAACAAGTCTGATTTCAAGGGTGATGTCATTATCAAAGTTTAACACGATTTGTGGATTCACCTTCACCTTTGTCCCATCCTTCACCAGCACTCCTATCTTCTTCAGCCTAGAAATGATGTTATTTATGGAGGCATTGGTGGTGCCATATCTCTCACAGAAATCCTTACGTATGTTAGCATAAGAGATGTTACCCCTTACAGCAGCAAAAGCCAGGAGCTGTATTTCTCTCTGTGTTAGCTTCAGATCGTTTACAGCAGACAATAGGGTGTAATACCTTTCAGCAAGGAGGATGTTATCACTCTCTTGTTTCCTTAGTTTCTGTAATACGACGTTCTTCATAAATTTAGTTAGTACAAAGATAGGAACTATTTATAACATATTCAAATACAATCTTTTACCCTATTGCTATATTATGTCTTATTTCCCTTATTTCTGTCTACCAGAAGGGGATGAAAAAGCTTTATATCTAAAGGATGTATAGAATAATAACCCACCCAACCTCCCCAAAGTTACAACATCCTTCAGATAGGTTCCAAATTTATTTTTTAGTAAAGCCACATCTTGACAAACACCCCCCTATAGTAAAGCTTTAGCTTGACATTCCCCCCTACCAGGTTTCACGTGAAACAGGTCCCCCCTAATTTTCTAATAGGTTGGAAATCAATTGTGTGCATGGGAGGGGAGGGTACTTCCAACAGCAACCCCTCCTAGGTTTCGAGTGGTCGGGGGCACCCCCCACACTTGAACTCCATTATTTAACCGCCAAAAAACAAAACAAATGGCAAAAGAAATCAAAGGCCGTGATGTCCTTAACATCAAGACAATCTTAGTGGGAAGACCTTACAATGTAGAAGCTGGTCATCCTTTAGATGGTAAGACTTACAATCGTTACCAGTTCGATGGTATTGTGTTCACTGTGAACTCAGAAGATGAGTTTGTAAAGTGGAAGAATGATGGTACACTCTACAGTGCTACATTCACAGAAGGTAAGATGATGGTTGATGTTGATGGTCAACAAGTTGAGCGTAAAACTCTACAATTGACTGGTTGCACTAACATCAATCAGGAGAAAGCAATGGCAAGAGCAGAGCGTGAGATTAGTTACTTCCTCACAGAGTTCGATCCTGCAAAAGTGGACGAGAGCTTGCTTGCACAATTGCAAACTGCCTAATAAAGACTTGAGCCCTTCGGGGCTCATTTCTTTTCATATATAGGGGTGGGAGACAACCAAATGTTGTCAGGGTGGGATAAAACAACCAACTTTGTAGTTGTAAGTGATTAATAATCAATGCGTTAGAGAGTGGGTGTGTCACCCATCACACCTTTTAGCACCCTTTTCACCATTTCTCAATAACCAAACGCTATATAGCATAAATATAGCATTAATTAACCCTTTAAACCAATTGGTATGAAGAAGTTTATTATCACACTTATGGGATGGAATGGTCCTATTAAGTCAGAGTATTGTTATGGATATAACAGACAAGAGGTTTATTCTATGTATAGGAATGAATATCCTGTTTCTGATTATCCTCAAATACAATATATTGATGTGGCTGAGATGTTATAAGAGCCTGGAATGGGCTCTTTCTTTTAACCCTTTAAAATGCTTGTTATGAACAATGAAACTATTTACACAATAGTCCCTGAGACTATAGATAGTAAGTCAATAGGGGATTATACACGAGAAGAGCTTGTTAGAGCTAGTTTTTGTTATTTACATGGTGATTTACAAGATAAGGTGGGGGGATATGACATATTCAACATGCTAAGATCTGAATTAGAGCCTGAACAGATAAATGAGCATGGTTATTTAACAGATGAGTTTGGACCAGGCATATATTCATGTGTATGCATGGGTGAGCCTTGTACATTCTTCAGATGGAAGCGTATGCACTATAAAGGACTTGTGGTCCTTAATGCAGATAAGGAGTCATACGAATATGCATCTAAATGTTATGAAGAAAGAGAATATTCAATTTAACCTATTAATAATCAATCATTTAAAACAGTTTGCTATGAAAAAAGAACTTGTTCTCCCTTTGGGAGTAAAAATTGAAGATGGTCACCTCTATTTTGGAGATCGTCAGGTTTCTTTCCGCGGTGAGCCATATAAGTTTGCTCACATTCCTACAATGGCAACAATGTTTGCTGTTAGGTATGGCAAGGGTGTATTATGCACCACATTTGACCTTATTTGGTCCAGAATGCTCATTGAGGAAGGCTATCATGATGAAACACTTATATGGATTCGTGGAGTGGAGATGTCAGGAGAGAAATATCTTCCTAGTGGTTATTATTCAGATTGGAAGTCTGTTGAGTATGTACTAAACACCTTTGCTAAAGAATTACAGGGTCAAGAGTGGTTTATAGAGGTGGATGATATTAATGATGAGTATGCCTGGGATGAGGAAAAAGGTGTATTTAGAAAGCAGATAAAAATAGAGAAGATAGAGTATATGTGGGCTGATGATGATGAGCCAGAATATGACTCAGCAGGCTATACAGAGGAAGATAGATAAGATATTTAAGGTGCCTATACACAAGATAGGTAAATGGCTACATGGCACAGCCTTTTATTGTTTTTCATAAGCAAGCGTACGCTCCTGTGTTTCCACACTGGGAGCCTTTATTTTTATTAATCAATTAAAAATCAATAAGTTATGTTAAAATTAATCTACACAGGTGTAACCATTGCGTTATCAACACCTATTCTTGGATGGAATGCTCTTTTTACTGTCATCATGGGGGACATCAAGTATTGGGATAATGCTTGTGAGCAAGTTAATAACCTTATAAACTCAAAATTATGAAAAAACTACTCTTATTAGCAGTTATTGCTGTATTTATGCTTCAGAGCTGTGCCACAAATGGATATGGCTGTAGGGGCAAAGGCAAGATTATTACACGTGTTAAACAATTCTAAATCAATTAGTTATGAAAACTATCCTTTTATCCCCTCGAGACTTTATTTTGTTCAAAACCTTAGCCAACCGTATTCACCTTATTTTTATGTATAAAGTGCTGCATGGTGTATTCCATGTAGAGGCTGATGCATTACGTCTTGACGAGTTGGGTTACTAAGGATGAAAGGACAGCTCTGAAATATGGGCTGTTCCTTTTTTATGTTTGAAAAAGTGTTGTAAATCACACTTTTACATACGTAAAACTGTATCCATACCCAAAAACACTCATAATGAGTCATATAATGCACTTTATGGCTCATATTGGTCCTTTATAAGTCACATTATCGCTCATGTGTGAGCTATAAATGGCCAAATCAGGAAGTAAATGCATGACATTTTCGGTAAAATTCATGCAAACAATAATACATAACACATTTTAAATCAATTATTTATGGCAATTAACACATTCGTGACTAAAAAGTCAACAAGCAAGTATCCCAGACTTATGACAAGTAAGGATGATGGATACGTTTATTTATTCATAGAGGATGGTTTAGCTATTCCTCTGAACAATCCAGATTATGTTAGAACAATGGATATTGAGGATGTGACAGACTGGAATATGAGTAATTTTGAAGATTTTGATGGTTCAATCACCCTAACAAACTAAAGCATATGGTAGGGACAATCTTCAGAAAGCATGTTGAAAGACATGAGGCTGGTACAGCTGGCAAATCAATGTATCAAGCGTGGAAGGTAACAAAAGACCTAGGAGATGGACTATACGAATGTGTTCGTGTAGATAATACACAAGATCCTATGGGTGCTGCTAATCCACAGAAGCGTACATTTAAACAAAAAGACATCCTTAACTATCTCAAAACTAAATAGTTATGCACTTCACCGTTGAGCTTGTGCTTAAGAGCTATATGCCTAAGCAACTAGAACCAGGTATGTGGTTTATAACAAAGCTTAATCCAGGCACCAGAAAAGAATATTCAGAGATATGGGCCTTGGATAAGTTTCCTAAAGAATCACTAGAAGAGTTTATAGCTAAAAATGGTGCTCCTGTTGAGCCCTATCTAATCTATGATGAGCAGGTGCTTGCTGAGCCACACGAGATTGGATGGTGGGATGATGGACCAGACTTTGATGAGCTTAGAGACATCGATCTTAAAGATGTTAATGGTATCATCAATGAGTTTGATGGATTTGTAGACCTTGAGATAGACGAATGGGATTTTGCTCATGAGGATGAGGTGAATCCTATCATTTATGCAGACAAGATTACCATCACTATTCCAGGGATGTATGATGAGGAGGAAGAAGAGGATGATGAGGAAGGTCCTTGGTTATGTATCACTTGTAATGGTTCAGGATATGGTGCTACACCAGATGTAGCTTGTCCTGTCTGTCATGGAGAGGGTGAAATCTATCCTTCAGATGATGAAGAGAATATAGAAGAAGATAATTAATTAACAAAACAAAAGCATATGTTAAAGCACATTAAATTAGAAAGGCTTCAAGAAATTGAGGCTGAAAGAGCACAAACAGAAACAGATCCCAACTTTCAACAATGGATGAGTGACCTTCAAATAGGTAAACTCTATGAAAAGAAAGATGGTATCACTAGAGCACAACAAATGATGGCAGATTGGAATCAATCACCTTTAAACAAAACTTTATGGGAGTAGACATCGCTGGGATCAATCCTCAAATAGTTGGGGAGCGTCCACAGAAACCAGATTGGAAAACAGCTACAGGATATGAAAAGGATATGTATATTAATTCTATGGATCTATTTCACAGTAGCAATCCTGGTATTTATTTCAGGAGTAATTGGTGGGGCTGGAGACCAATTCATGCTATTGCAGACATGGCTATTAGGTTGATGAATCTTCCTTTTGATACAAGCTTATGGGGAGAGAATAATGGTGGTGGATTGAAAACACAAGAAGAATGTAATCAGCTAGCTGATGCAATAGAAGCATTTATGACGCTAAATCATGCTAATATGTATGATGAGGATGATAGATTCTATTTGTGTCTTGGTTCATGGACCAATTCTAGCGGTACATTTATTGATAAAGAGATTGAAGCTGAGCTCAATGCACAACATCTATTAGGTACTATCCTCTACCGTGGAGTGGTAGCATCTAATGGACAATTAGTGTTTCCCTCTCATAGCGCTCCTCTGTATCACGTAACCAATTTTATCACCTTCCTTCGCAAATGTGGAGGATTTGAAATCTGGTGACATGACTACATATGCCCAAACCCTTGCTGCTCAGCCAGACAGAAGGAGAAAGAAGGAGGTCAGAGACTTCCTTTTTTCTTTATTTGCAGGCTTTGAGCTAAACAGAATAGTGGGACTCGCAGGCCCACATATTGGAGATTATATAGAATTCTGTAAATCAAAAGGATATACAGAGTTTGAAATCTATGAAATGGACAAACTAACTGCCTTACATCAACTAGTTCATCTTAACGATAGTGTACAGCTTAAACTCAAAAACATTTTGGAAGCTAATCCTGACCAACCTGGTACACTGTATGATTTAGACTATTGCGTTACAGGTAGATATATGAAGGAACACATGATAAGATTCAAAAGCAACTTCATTATGACCTTCTCTGGTAGAGTGTCCTTAAAAGAAACAATGGATACATTTTTTGACGTGAGACAAGAAAAGGTGGTAGACATGGTGGAAAATAAGCGTCCTATGAGACATAACACTTATTTTACTAATAAGGGTGTGTACGTACAGCTATCCTACCGTGACACATCACCTATGTTTTGTATCGCTAAAATTGCTTAATCATGGCTATTGTAGACATCCCAGCTCGTGTTTGCCCACATTGTGGTGGTACAAGATGGAGCTTAGAACCCAAAAACACAGGGTTTGTACGCTACAGATGTCCTGTATTAGCACTAGAAAGGCGCAAACGCTGGAAAGAAAAGAATCCTGACCGCGTTTTGCAACATGAAAAGAAACATGCTGCAAAAAGAGTGGCTGCAGGGTATTTTAAAGAAAGAAGACAACTAATTAAAGAACAAACAATTATTAATCAACAATTAAATTCAAACAAAATGGCAACTAACAAATTTTTCTACAACTGGAAAGAAATCAAAGAACTAAAAGATCTCATTCGTACAGGGGAACCTATTTCACGTATTGCTAAAAGAGAGTGTGCTCGTTTCAACACCAGTGCTCAAGCTTTACAAATGAAAATGTACAAGCTTGCTAAAAGTACCAATAATATTAGAGAGTGGGAAGGTCCTAAGAAAATACGTAGAACTAAGGCTCAAATGGCTGAAGCACAAGCACCTACCAACAAAGGGCTCACTGTTCCTGAAGGAACCACATTTGAGGGTACACCCAAGAAAGTGGAAATCCACACTGATCACTTCCGTATTTATTTCTAAATCCATAAATACTCATCCTTATGTCAACACTCGTCTATCGCTCTGCCTGGAGCACAGTAACACCCTTAGTTTATCAAGATGGCTCTGATGACACAGCTGTTAATGAATTCATTGACAGAGTGTTCAAAGCTAAATTGCGTACAACAAGATTAGTTCTTGATAACAACAAGATGTATTACAAACCTAGTAATCAGTACAAAAGATTTGTTGTTCGCATGCGAAAAATTAAGTAGATTTGGGCTACGGTTCCTACTCTCATTTAGAGGGTAGGAACTTTTAAATCCAAACTATATGGCAAAAGACAAATGCGTACTGTGTGGCGCAGAAACTCTCTATGATGAGAGTGTACACATAGATTATAGACATGGATATATTGAAGGAGCTGGACAGCTCTGCAAATCCTGTTATGATAGGGGAACAAAACGAACGCACATCACTATTCCTGCGGACGTTATTTATAATACCCCGAATGATCAAGAATTAGGACAGAAGGTGAGAACTATTTATAATCAAACTAATTAAAATGGCTACTAAAAAGAAAGCTGCTCCTAAAAAAGCAGTAAAAAAATCTGGATACCTGTATGTTGATCTATTTAACAATAACACTGCAGATGTTCAGCTAGATTGTACTAATGGTGAAATGGTAGAAGCACTTGCAACAGTGTTCAGTGATGCTGAACATCCTGTCACTAGAATAGTTGTTACAGCATTAGGTTTAGCAGTTACTGAATTGGAAAAGAAAGAAAAGAAAGTTAAGAAGAAAGCAGCTCCCAAAAAGAAGAAATGATGAATGTGATCATTTATGATATCGAAACCTTAAAAGAATACTTTCTAGTGGTAGTATTAGTTCCTCAAGAACCGTATAGAGTATTTAAAGTTAATCAAGAAGAGAACAGTCTGGGTGCGTTTGTTAAGTTCACCGAGCAGTATAAAGATTATTATTGGGTGGGCTACAATAATCTTCGGTTTGACTCTCAAGTGGTGGAATGGGTACTGCGTAACAATGAATATTGGCATGAGCTTTCCAACTTGGAAATAACAGCCAAAATACACCAGAAGGCAGCTGATGTCATACATGACGCTAATTTCGATGTGTTTCCTGAATTTAGGGAGTATGACCTAAGCCTCAAACAGATTGATCTCTTCAAGATTCACCACTTTGACAACAAGAATAGACGTGTTAGTCTTAAGCGCTTAGAGTTTGAGATGGACCTTGAGAACATTGAAGAAATGCCTATACACCATGACAAGACAAACATGACTAGGGATGAAATCATCCTTACGACAGAATATTGTTTGAATGATGTGTGGGCCACCTATCAGTTCTACAAGGTGACTATTGGTGATACAGATCATCCTTTGTATAAAGGTGATAACAGAATACAGCTCAGACAGGATATACAGGATGAGTTTGGCATTCCTTGTCTAAACTATTCTGACAGTAAGATTGGTGATGAGATGATCAAAAAGTATTACTGCCAGGAGAAGGGTATAGACTATAGGGACCTACCTAAAAAGGGTAAGTTTGAGAAGAAAACTTATGTCAAAAACTGTATTGCGGACTATGTACAGTTCCAAACACCTGAGCTGCAAAAGTTTCTAGCACGCATCAGAAAGATGAGTTTGGGTATGCAGGATGATTTCAAAGAGGAACTACACTTCTATAACAATGTGTATTCCTTCATGAAAGGTGGTTTGCATACAGAGAACGGTCCCAAGATCTTTGAAGCTGATAATGAGCACGAGATTATAGACTGGGATGTATCCAGCTATTATCCAGCCATTATCATTAACAATGGTCGTTATCCAAGACATTTGGGTAAAGAATTCCTTCAGGGCTATAAGACAATGTTTGAGAAAAGATTGGAACTCAAGCCTTTAGCTAAGAAGGACAAGAAAATCAAGGGTATTGTAGGAGCACTAAAGCTTGCTGTAAACTCAGTTTATGGTAAGAGCTCTGACATACAGAACTGGATTTATGATAGACAGCTCACTATGTTCACCACCATTACAGGTGAGCTGAGCTTAATGATGCTTATAGAAGCTTATGAACTGGCTGGCATTAATGTCATATCTGCTAACACAGATGGTGTAACAATTATGATCAAAAAATGTTACATAGACAAGATGCACGAGATAAACAGCTGGTGGAGTGAGCTAACACAATATGAGCTCGAGAGGGCTGACTATCAAAAGATTATATTTTCCACGGTAAATGACTATCTTGCAATAAAAACAGATGGAGAGATTAAGAAGAAAGGCGATTTCCTCACGGATTTCGAGCTTCATAAGAACAAGTCAGCGCGTATTGTCCCAATGGCTCTGGAACAATATTTTGTTAGTGATATACCTGTTGACACTACTATTCGCAACCATAGTAATATCTTTGACTTCTGCCTCAGACAGAAAGCCTCAAAAGACTTCCACTACGAAGGAATAGATAGGTCCACAGGTGTTAAAACTGTGTACAATAAGCTGATTCGTTATTATATCTCCAACACTGGAGAGAAGCTTCTAAAAATCAAGAATGAGGATTCTACAAGTGGTGCTGCAGCTGTTTCCCAAGTGGAAGCTGGTGAGTGGCTAGCCACTGTATGCAATAAACTTGATAAAAAACATCCTCTAGATAACATCAATTATGCCTATTACATTGAGCGTGCTGAGAAGCTCATTAGGAAGATTGAAACAGAAGGTAGATCTCGCAACATAGTTGTAAATCCTAACCAATTAAGTTTATTCTAATGGATATCAAAAAAGGAGACAAGTTTAAGGACTATATAGGTACTCCTTGTTTCATTAGCTACATCAAGGGAGACATTATAAAGCTGTCATTCATAGAAGAGCGTCCACACGTAGAGGTTTGGGATAAGAAGGAATTCTTAGCTGAGATTAGCAAGAATAGATTCTTTCCTGAACCACGCGTTGTGGTGAATAGAACAAACATCACCACACATCTTATTGAATATCAGCTAAATATGGTGGGTAAAACAATAGAGCAAGCTTATGAGTTGGAAGATTGGTATCAGCAATGGACCATGACAACAACACAGTTTGAACTCTTCAAAGCATATGCAATCCCTCTGCTTCGTAAGGTATTTAAATTCAACAAACGAAATGCGGAGAGTACATTTGACTGGTTTAATCTCCAGTATGGTCTTCGCATAAAAGACTAATCCATGTTCTACTTTATTATCACCTTTGCAGTGGTTTTCACTGCATGGATAGGATGGGAGCTATACAGAGCTCCTAATATGGAAGATGAAAATGATACACTGTATGACCCAACCACTACATGTTGGGATGATGATAAAAATCATACAGAAGGAGGCTTTCACTAAATCTTTTTTTATGAATAACGATAGAGAGTCTGCGAAAGCAGAGATGATGGGCCTTTTTGCCCTATTTATCGCAATGTTTTTAATTACAGTTTTTGATAAATGTTAAACAACTATGGGATCACAATCATTCACCGTAAGAAGCAGAGGCATGTCTGCTAAAGAAGCATATGACAGAGCTGTAGAAGAGGCTGAATCAGAATATGGCCATCAACAAGGATATAGTGGCGCTATTAATGCTACACCAGGATTTAGAGATGTGACAAAGGACTACAAGTCTTCTAGTCTTCCTAAATACAATTTTATTGAAAAGCGCATGGATATTCTCACTAAACACCAAGGCGCAGAGTGCATTTGTATTACAGAACCCAAGACCAACACCAACAAGATTAAAACACAGGTGGACCATGTTGTAGAGAAAGGCACCAAGAAATGGGTGCTTCTGTATTGTGTTTATGAAGCCTGGAGTGGTAAGTTTGTAGCATCTTTTGACAAAAAGGGTGATGCTGTAGCTAGAGCTCGTCAGCACACAGAGAAAACACAAGCTGAAACGCATGTAAAAATGGAGAAGAAACTTGAGAAGGGAACACCTCTCACTGCTAAAATCACCTACAAAAAAGCAAAAGATGAAAAAGAAGGCGAATGGGAGTTCTACGGCTGGGCAAGCTGTTGATTACACACTTGTTACAACCAGAGCAAAGCTCGTGGGTAACATCCTTTATTATTCAGGCGATGAGTTTGAAACAACAGATGACATTACAGAATTAGCAATGGAATCTGAGGAAGAACTGGTTGACAGACTCATTAACCTTTTAGATTATTACTATGATAAAGCCAACGAACTTTCCTGAAGATTTTGAGCGGGAAGCACTAAAAGATTCTGTATATTTGCTAGAAGAACAACAAAGAATACTGCAGGAGATTAATGAAGAAGAACATAGACTGCCTGCGAAGATTACGCTTTTAACACCTCTTCCTGAATCTACGACAAATGAATCTGAAGTTAACACCCTACCATTTTGAAGAGCTAATTAAAAAGAGTTATTCTCTTGATCTAATTTTCTTACTAAAGCTTGTCGAAGAACAGTATGACATTGCTTCTCTAAAGGAAGCTAGTGTAAAGATTGCTGCTCTTCATCAAACTTTAGTAAGAAAAGGATTGATTACAGAAACAGAGGATAAACTCACCACCATGGGTCAAGAGCTCATTAAGTTTATTGACACCAAAGAACCAAAGAAGATTGTAAAGAAGAAACCTGCAACCACAGAGTTTGAAGAGTGGTGGAAAGCATATCCAGGTACAGACACATTTAAGCATAATGGTAAGAGCTTTACAGGTGCAAGAAGCTTGAGACAAAACAAGGATGAGTGCAGGTTGAGGTTTGATAAGATACTTCTAGAGGGAGAATATACAGCAGCTGAACTAATAGAAGCGCTTAAATTTGATGTCCTTCAAAAGAAAGAAAGTTCTGTAAAGAGTGGGACCAATAGGCTCACGTACATGCAGAATAGTCTCACCTATCTGAATCAACGCAGCTATGAACCATTTATTGAATTAATCAAAGAGGGTGTTCAGATTGAACAAGCCCCTAAAATTGTAGGAGGAACAGATATATGACAATATATAGCATCTTAGACATAATGGAAAAACAAACATCCAATGCTAGATTTCCTCTAAGACATGACCAGATACTAAATTTTGGAGACATCATTGTTCGCAGAAATTCTAAATTTATGATTGTAATAAAAGACATGAAGGAGGAAGATAAAGTGATGGTTGCAGAGAAGTATGGAAATGTTTATGTAAGAGAAAGAAAGAACATATGGTTTTCTACAACACTAAATACTTTAATGCATGAGCTTTGAACAACTAAAACAAGAGGTCCAGCTAGGCCTAGAGGGCAGAAATAGCGGCATACCTATGGGCTTTGATAGGCTAAATAGATATATTGGCATCCGTAAGAGCATGTACTTTCTTGTAGGTGGTTTAACAGGCTCTGGTAAAACATCCTTCATAGATGATGCATTTGTGCTCAATCCTTTTGACTGGTATATCAGTCAGAAAGACCCAAAACTCAAGCTACGCATCATATATCGTTCAATGGAGCGTACAAGAGTGTACAAGCTAGCCAAATGGGTAGGTAGGAGGATATTTCTAGACCACGGGGTGATTATTCCTGTTCCTAAGCTATTAGGCTGGACAGAGAAGATGACTGCTGATGAGCATGATCTATTCCTCATGTACCAAGACTACATGGGTCAGATGGATGAGGTGATTACTATCATCGATGGACCAGAGAACCCTGTAGGTATAGCCAAAGAATTAAAGGCGCATGCTGTTAAAAACGGGCGCATTGAGCAGGTAGATGAGTATAATAAGCGATATTTCCCAAATAATGAGCGAGAAATCACTATTGTAATCATTGACCACATTGGTCTATTAAAGACTACAAAGGACCAGACTACCAAAAAGCAAGCTATTGATAAGATGTCAGATGAGCTTAGATTTGCTCGTGACTTTTATGGGTATACGCCTGTTGTTGTTAGTCAGTTCAATCGTGATATTAGTAATCCTATTCGCATAAAGAATGGTGATGTAGAGCCTCAACTAGAGGATTTTGCAGAGAGTTCTCAAACTCAGAATGATGCGGATATAGTATTAGCTTTATTTGATCCTATACGCTATAAAGTGGCTGATCCCAGTGGCTATAATCTGGAGAAGCTAAAAGATGATTATGGCGCTAAGTATTTCAGAAGTCTCAGACTAATTAAGAATTCTTATGGAGAAGATGATGTAAGAATAGGTTTGGGCTTTATGGGTCAGATAGGCATGTTCAAAGAGCTGCCCAAGCGCAGTCACATGACTGATGCTGATTATGAGGCAGTGTTGAACAAAACTTTCTTTTTAAACAAATAAAATGAATATTAAACTATTTAACACAGCACCTAAAAACAGTGATGTATTTTGGCAGATTGTGCTATTACCAACTATTACTATTTTACGAAACACTGAATTTGACCAAGGGTATTCTGTAATTAGTGTAGAATGGTTATTCTGGTCTGTAACACTAATTAATTATGACAATTAGAGATCAGAGACAGCAAGAGTTTGCTAACATTTGGGTAAACAGCGGTAAACATGGTATACTTAATCTATGTCCTAGATTTGGCAAGATTTACACTACCATCAATATAATTGAAAGACTGAATCCAAAAAGCATTCTTATTGCCTACCCAGACAACAAGATTAAACAAAGCTGGAAAGATGACTTTGAAAAGCGCGGGTTTGATGATAGTGGTGTTACATATACCACTCACCTGAGCCTGAAGAAGTATACAGAGAACCTGTATGACCTTGTGGTGATAGATGAAATACACTTGCTGTCTGAGGCTCAAATAGAAGCTGCTAGAGAGCTCCTAGAGATAAACCTAAATGTCCTAGGGCTCACAGGTACCATGACTACATGGACAGAGCGCACCCTTGAAGAAGAGCTTGATTTGTCTGTTGTAGCCACCTATTCAATAGAGAAGGCTATAGAGGAAGGAGTAATTGTGGATTATGAAATTACAGTGGTCCATGTTCCTTTAGATAACAAACGTAAGAACAACTACAAGGGTAAGATGCGCACTGAGAAAGCTCAGTTTGAAGCTTATGGGTATGTGATAAACAGCCTAGAAGCACAAGGTAGAGCTACCATGTTTTTGAGACTTGCAAGGATGCGTATTATCCAGAACAGTGTGGCTAAAATGGAGAAGACCAGGGAACTACTCAAAAAGCATAAAGATGAACGAGTGTTAGTATTCTGTGGTGTCACCAAGATAGCTGATCAACTGGGCGTCCCATCCTATCATAGCAAGAAGGAAGAGAAGCAGATATTTGATGACTTTGTAACAGGTAAGGGTAAACACTTAGCTGTTGTAAAAATCGGTAATACAGGAGTGACATATAAACCACTGAACCGTGTGATTATCAATTATTTTGACAGCAATGCAGAAAACCTGGCTCAGAAGATCAACAGATGTATGGCTATGGAATACAACAATCCCGAGAAGAAAGCACAGATTTACATTGTATGTTCTACGGAGGATGTTGAAGCAAAGTGGCTCAAAAAAGCACTAGAATTCTTTGATAAAGACAAAATAAAATTTGTTTAATCGGAAAGAATTTCTTATCTTTATAGCTATTAAATCACAATAAACCCTTAAAGCACATGGCAAGTAAATTAATCGGAATTGTAGGTCAAACAGGCACAGGAAAATCCACAGCTATTAAAAACCTAGATCCAAAAGAAACGTACATTATCAATGTAGCAAAGAAAGAACTTCCGTTCAAAGGCTCAGAGAAACTGTACAACACAGAGAACAAGAATTACAAGGAAGTGGATGATGCAAATGAAATTACACGTTTGCTCAGGACCATCTCAGACAAAGCTCCTCACATCAAGAATATCGTTATTGAGGACAGCAATTACATCATGGGATTCAACATTGTATCTAAAGCTACAGAAGTGGGCTACACCAAGTTTAGCTTGATGGCAAAAGATATGGTGGATCTATTCAGAGAATCTCGCAAACTTCGTGAAGACATTATAGTGTTCTATCTTACACACCCTGAAACTATTGAAGATGGTGGTGATATTGTAGGATATAAAATTAAGACCGCTGGTAAGCTGATTGATAATCAAGTGTTACTAGAAGGCTTGATGACTGTGTGTTTATACACGTATGTAGATGAGAATAAAGATGGCACAGCTAGCTATCATTTCATCACTAATAGATTCAAAAAGATGCCTGCAAAGAGCCCAGATGGTATGTTTGCAGAGGTTAAAATCCCTAACAACTTACAGTTGGTAGTGGATACAGTGAAATCGTATTATAATTAAATCACAATAAAAAACAAAGCACATGATCCAAGGAGACAAAAGAGAAAGACAGGCCCTCCCCGAAATTAGTAAAAAGGTGGGGCTATTTGAAGCACGAGTAGTAGCTATCAATCCAACAACAGAAGAGTTCAAAGAAGTGTTAAACATTGACCTTCCTGAGGACAGCAAACTAGCAGAGTATCTGGGTACAAGCAGAGATGGTAACACCTTCTTGCGTGTAGACGTTTGGCTGGAGGAAGTGAAAAAGAAAGACAAGTTCAAAGTGACCTTCTTCTTAGAAGACAAAGAACGTGAGAACAAGGATGGCAGCAAAAAGCAGTATATCAATAACATTGGTAGATGCGCCTGGGCTGATGATCCAAACAATCTTGCTGAGTGGTTCGCGAAGCGTGATCACCGCGTAGCATTTGTAGGTGAAGAAGAACTTTATGAGTTCTTACGTACATGGTTGGGTGAGCTTGATTATTCTAAAGACACAACAGTGTTACAGCTTGAGTGGAAGAAGCTCATGAAAGGTAACCTAAAGGACCTGAAGAGTCAAGTGGATGGCGCATATTGCACAAATGTAGCAGCTCTTGCTACCATCACTGTTAAACAGAAAGATGGTGAGAACAAAGAATATCAGAGCATTTACAATAAAGCATTCCTGCCTGCTTACTATCTGAAAAACTTCCGTTTGATTAACTATAACGATCCCACAGTACAAAGTGGCTTGCGTGCTAAGAAGTCTAAGGACCTCAAGCCTCACGAGCGCTTTGTGGTGAACGTTACAGGAGAGTATGGTTGTAAAGACTATTACACTCTGCGTGACTTACAGGACTATAATCCAGATGACAATCTGGTAGCGTCTGATAAGGCACTCTCTGATGACGGTAGTGACTATTAATTTCCATTCCCTTCACAGCCCTCATCAGAGCAATCTGGTGGGGGCTTTATTTTTTATTCTATGATAACAATCCCTGTTAGTGTAGGTGAGTTGATTGACAAATACACCATCCTACAAATTAAACGCTCTAAGGTGAGTGCTGATAAGCTTTCTAAGGTGGAGAATGAATCAAAACAGCTATTGCCGCAGGTTGGTAAGTTCCTTGCCATAGATCCAATATCCACACTGTATGAAGACCTTATAGGTATAAATCTACAGCTTTGGAATGTGGAGGATGACATAAGAAAGCTTGAGAAAGACAAAGACTTTGGTGATAAGTTCATTGAGCTTGCCAGAGCTGTTTATCATCTAAACGATGAGCGTTTTGTCATCAAGAATAAAATCAACACTCTCACAGATTCAGACATTCAAGAAGTAAAACAGTATATTGACTACAAATGATTACAGGTGAAAGAAAGGTGAGGCTCACTCCTCAAGCTGTTCTTCAGAAGATATCAGAGTATGACATATTTAGGTTCTACATGCCAGAGAAAGGCTGGAAGATTAACCAAGCTACATTCTCTCCATTTAGGCAGGAGAACAATCCATCCTTTGTGATAGGTAATAAGAAGGGGTTTCTATCGTTCATAGACTTTGCGGACACTAGTAAACGTGGTGACTGCTTTACATTTGTAAAGATGCTCCACAATCTATCCAGTATGGATGATGTCCTAAGGATGGTAGATAGAGACTTTGGACTAGGATTTCTACCTAACACAGCTACAGGTGATTACAAGATAATTACAAAAGAATATAAGCAGCCTGAAGATATAGGCAAGAGATATTCTATTATTCAAGTGATTACGCGTAAGTTCACCCAAGAGGAACTGGATTATTGGAATGACTACCATCAGAGTCTAGATGATCTTAGAGCAAACAATGTATACGCTATTAAAAAGCTGTATTTCAACAAACAATTGTTTCCTCTAAAGGATACAGAGCTCAGGTTTGGTTATCTGTATGACGGTCATTGGAAAATCTATCGTCCGTTTGCTGATAAGAAAAACAAATGGGTGCCTAATAATGTCCCTATTACAATGATGGATGGTAAAGAGAACATTGTCAACTGTAAAGTGGCTTTCATCAACAAGAGTAAGAAAGACTATATGGTGATGAAAAAGGTGTTTCCGTGCTCCTGTGCTGTCCAGAACGAAGGATTGGGATGTTTCTCTGATGAGAATGTAGAATATCTAAAAGCTAACTCTGATAGACAAATCCTAAGCTTTGATAGCGATGAGACAGGTGTACACAATTCTAAACAGATTACAGAACTGTTTGGTTTTGATTATACTAACGTCCCGCGTAAGTATCTATCTGAAGGAATCAAGGATTGGGCTGATCTAGTAAAAACGTATGGGTACTATCCCGTAGAAAACTATTTAAGACAAAAACAACTACTATGAAGATCGCAACGTACAACTCAACAAAAGACTTGTTGATTAAAGCAGAATTGCCTCAACAAACAAGAACGTACAAGCCTGTTACACATCAACAGCTTATTGATCTCACCCTGGAAAGCATAAATCAAGCAGGGTTTCAATTAGACAAAGAACTGTATTCTAGTACATCAGATGGTCAAGTGGCTAATGGTAACTTCACTATTAGTAATGTGGCAGACAAAGAAATGCAGCTTCAGATTGGCTGGCAGAATAGCTACAACAAGACCTTGAGCTTGAAGTTTGCTATTGGTGCACGTATCTTTATTTGTCAGAATGGTGCTGTACATGGTGATATGGGCTCTTTCAAGAAGAAACACATGGGCACTGTACAGGAGTTTACACCAGCAGCTATTACAGAATATATTAAGCAAGCTGGTGAAACTTTTAGAACTATGCAGACAGAGCGTGAATCTATGAAGCAAATCGAGGTGAGCAAGCGTGCACAAGCTGAGCTTGTAGGTAGATTGCTTCTGGAGGAGAAGTTGATTAGCACTATGCAGGTGAATCAAATCGCTGCTGAGTTAACCAACCCCACCTATGATTATGGTGCTCCTGGATCTATGTGGGAACTCTATCAGTTCACTACACAAACTATGAGAGAAACTCATCCTAGATTCTGGATTAATGACCACATGCGTGCTCACAAGTTCTTTGTGAACGAGAGTGGTATTATGGTGAGTTCATCTAACATAGAAGTGGTGGTTGAAGAACCTTCACCTTTTACACAACTAGAAATGACATTTTAATATGCAATGGGAGAAATTCGCAGACCAGTTTGATGAAAGCTGGCACTACAAAATGAAGCCATTCATTGAAAGTGAAGCCTGTGACGCTATCTATGAGTTTCTTAAAAAGGAAGCAAAGAGGGGTAAGAAGATTGCCCCTCTTTCTTCTAATACCTTCAGGGCATTCAAAGAAACCAAGTTTACAGACGTCAAGGTTATAATGATAGGCATGTGCCCCTATCACACCTTCAAGAATAATGAGCCTATAGCAGACGGGTTATTAATGGGTTGTTCCACAACAGGTTATCCACAGCCATCACTAGATAATTTCTACAATGCTTTGGAAAAAGAGTTCCATAATGGGCTCAACCTGAAGATGAACAAGAATCCAGATGTTACCTATTTAGCTAACCAGGGCGTGCTTATGCTTAACGCAGCCCTCACTGTAGAGGCTAATAAAGCAGGCTCACATAATGCCATTTGGGAACCATTCATGAAGTATTTACTTGAGAATGTGTTAGATACAACAGGCGCTCCAATCATCTTCCTTGGGAAAGATGCAGCTAAATATGAGCGCTATGTAGCCCCTTTTACATGGACATTCACACTATCACACCCCGCCAGTGCATCATACAAGAATACAGACTGGGATACAGAGGGTGTGTTTAAGAAAGTGAGCACAATAGTTAAACAAAACAACAATCTAGACATCAACTGGCTAGATTTAAAGTAAAACCGAAAATTTATGGAAACAACTGTAGACAACCTCCAACTGGGGGATGAGTTCCTCTACTCTATACAGGGAACTATTGCCAGGGCTAAAGTGATTAGACCCGTAGAACCAAAGAAAGTGCAACCAACGTATGGGACTCAGGGTAAAACCTATTACAAATCAGTGAAGTGTAAAGTGGCTGTTAAAGAAACAACTTACAGCTATGGTGCTTTTGGTAAAACACGCACATATACTAAAAAAGAATACAATGCATCAGACAATTACACTGTTGAGAAGTATGTAGATCTTAATTATAGAAACATTTGGTTACTTAAAAAAGCATAATATGAAACTAAGATATGGAGGAGATCTCCAGATAGGAGATTTCATTATAGTCGCAAACAGTAATTACACATCCTTTGGATGGTTCTGCGGAAGAGGTCAGGGTGGTACAGTTCAGTATTATTACTTCCGTGTTCCAGCAGAAAGATATAAGACTTTTCAGGAATGGGAGGCTGGTAAGCTTCCAAATCTTAATAAATGGTACAGAGAAAAGTTTGAGAAACACGGATTTAGCTCCAAGCTATTCTATAAAGAATACATCTATGGAGGTAGTATGGATTTAAATGGATCTCGTGTTGTTAAGATAGCAGATCCAGAGAGCATATTTACACACCCAGAAGACTTAGAAGACTACAGAAAATCAAAAGAAGCACTAATCTACATTAAATTCCCCGTAAAATGATCCTAGAAAAACAGAAAGAAGCATTAGTTCACCAAGATGGTGAAGCAACAGAGTCTATAGGCATGTCCTTAGACTTAGAGTCTGCACAGGTGTTGATGCAGATGTTAAGTAAAAACTTGTATTCAGATGACATTGGTTCCACTGTTCGCGAGTGTGCCTCGAATGCACTAGATTCACACAGAAGAGCAGGGGTGGACAAACCAATTGTTGTTAGTCTACGAGCTACAAAAGACAACACATATGAATTCTCTGTAGAAGATTTTGGTATAGGCTTAGATGCTGAGGACGTAAAGAATATCATCAGCAAGTATGGTAAGTCTACCAAGCGTAACAGCGCTACAGAACTAGGCATGATGGGGCTAGGTTTCAAAGCCCCGCTAGCATACACATCTAGCTTTTATTTCATCTGTCGTAAGGATGGAATGGAACGCAAATACATGATGTATGAGGGTGAAGATGTCAACACTATTGACCTTCTATATGAAGCACCCACAGATCAGCCTAATGGTGTAAAAGTTATTGTTCCTGTTAAATGGCGTGACACTTATGACTTTAAGAAAAAAATCAAACAACAGTTGGCGTATTTCGAGAGTGTTTATTTCGATGTGGAAGACATTAGAAATGACTTTTCAATCACTCGCCACAAGTATTTCCAGTTTTCTGAACTCGCTAGTGATAGCTATATGCATATCTGTCTGGATAATGTTTATTATCCTATCGATTTTGGTAAACTTGGCATTAACAGTATATCTCTTCCTGTGGGTCTTCGATTTAGTTTGACAGATGGTATATTTCCAACTCCAAACAGGGAATCTATTCGATATACTCAGGAGGCTAAAACTATCATTCTCAAGCGCTTACAAGAAGCTGCTGATTATTTCATTGAGAAATACAATGAAACCATCACAGATACAGATGATGTAAGGCAGATAGTGGAGTATTTCAACTCAACCAGTAGATCGCTGAAGTTTAACAATGGATCATGGGATATACATCCTCTAGCTCAGTTTGCCACTATACAAATGGCTAAGCCTAATTTTAAGGGTACAACACTTATAGATCCAGAGCGTATCTACAAGATTCAGGAATATATCCTTAATGAGTATGAAGCTAAGTTTGTAGTGGATGGTAGAACTATGCGTGATGCTAAGCGCTATTATCAAATCACCTCTGTAAAACGTCTATATGAGAAGGTGTATGTTTATGAAGGAGAACGTGTCTCTGGACTAAAGAAAGACTACATCAAGAGTTTACAGGCAGGTATCCATAAAGATGCTTGCGTCCTTAGGAAGGTTAAGAGTTTTCGTTTATTCCCTGCAAAAGGTAGAAGTCAGGAGTATGATAACTACTATAACATCTTGAGACTAAGTAGTTATCCAAAGAAGCAGTGGCGTCAGCTCATCCAAGAGTTTCAGCTTATTATCAAGAGTTTGACAGATACATTCATTAATGTTGATACAATGGATGTACCTCAGTCTTTCATTGATTCTAGGAAGAAACAAAGAGTGACAGCTGGTAAAGCTAGTGGTACACCTGGTGTCCGTCGTGTTAAACTAAAAGGTGAGATAGTATGTAAGCAGGCTGAAGAACTAGAGCGCTGGGTACAGGGTAAGAGTTGCAAGTGGGTAAGCAAAACCTATGACATGGCTAAGTTCCACCAGAACAAGTTCATCCTTGTATATGGTAAGCAGGAAGATACTGATGCTATGGATAAGTGGTTCAAGCCCACCAGAGGTCACAATATTGAGCTTGCTATTCTTAGTGAGCGCGAGCTTAAAGTGGTGAGTGCAATTCAATTACATAACCTAATACCTTTTAGTAAATTTATGGAAGGAAAGAATAAACCGTTCCAACGGATAGCTACGGCTTCTATGATTCATCAACTAACAAAGCGCTATGATGCTTCATTTGGAAAATGCGAAAGTTTTGCAACAATATCCTCTAATCTAGCTGCTAAGTTTGAAACACTTAACAAGTATAGAGAAAATCACTTCAAGTATATGGATAATGAAGTGAGAGATGCTATTGTTGAACAGGCTCAACAAATTAAAGAGTTTGATCCTGAGGTGATATCTATTGTAAATGAGGTGAAAGCTACCCTTGAGAAGTTTCCATTTATAGAAACTATCATGGAGAGCATGAATAGGTATGAATCTGACAGGAATAAGGAGCTTCAGCAGGTGCTTATTGATCTATTCAAATACCACAAGCATAGAGTAGATTGGAAGAATTACAACATCAAGCTAAATGAAGACCTCCCTTTAGAGGAGACGCTAACATCGGAAACTGTTGAAGAATTAGTACAACAAGATTAAACAAAAAAAGGGGGACTAAAAATCCCCCTTTATTAAACATTTTAAAAACAAAAACATGTTAAGCCTAAATTGGTTCAAATCAAGAAAACAAAGAGAACTAGAAGAATTACAAGTGGAGGAGCAAAGAATAAAGAATGAGCTCCTGAGAAAAGAATTATATCAAGCGTCATTTGCAACATCTGCAACATCAGCTCCTGTAGAAAAGACCTACAACTGGACTGTTAACACCACATCCACTCCAACAGTAAGTGTAAAACCTTACAAAACTGTGAAGATGGTGAATGATGTACTAACTGTCGTACTAAATGATGGATCTGTACTATCTAAACCTGGTGCTACATCAGATGATTTCATTGCTGCTCGTAATGCTACAGATGAGGTGGATATCCTAAATGTTGTAGCTACACAAGAGATTGTTACAGAAAGGAGAAGACAAGAGTTTGAAGCTGAGAAAGCCAGAGCTCTACAGGCTGGTATTAAACTCCTGTCCAATCTACATGATTTCAAAGTGGAGGGAACTAGTGTCTATCTGAAGGGTATCAATCGCACATTACCACAGCTGCTGGTAGAAGAATTCTTGCGTATTGTTAACTATTATAATGTAAGTGGTTACAGATTTCAAGGAGATATTGAGACAGCTCTTGAAGAAGATGCTGAATATCAATCTCTTAAGCGCTTCTTTATGTGGTGCTGTCTAAATCCACGTGCTGAAGTGGCTGACAAGCTATACAACTTCCTCAAGAGGAATAGCTTCAAAATCACCAAGCAGGGATTCTTTGTAGCACTTCGTAACGTGGTAACACTCCATGGATCTACAGAGCTGGTCCAGTTTGTATCTAATGCATACAACAAGGTGAAAGCTGTATGGAAGAAGAGCCCAGATGCATATGAGGTGTATCTAAAGGATGGTCAGTATAGCTTTATTCATATCGATGACACTTACACTACAGAACTAATGGAAGGTGAAGAGTGGTATGATGAGGAGATTGAGGAATATGTTACATCTGAAGATGAGGAAGTGAGTGTAAAGAGATCTGATCTGGGTGAATTGATTGGTAATCTGACAGACCTTTATCTAGACCTACCAAACCGTGCAGAGAATCGTTTTACAGATGCTCACACACAAACATTTGATATTCGTATTGGTAGACCAGTGAACATGGACCCAGGTGCATGTCGTTGGAATACAGACGATTGTGGTGCAGAAGGTTTGCATTTCACAGCTAATGAGATTCACTATGTAGGATGTGGTGATCAGTCTGTACTGGTGTTAATTAATCCTATGAAGGTTGTGGGTATTGGTGAGAGTAAGGGTAGATGCTGGGAATATCTCCCTATCATGACTGTTCCTCGTGAGGAGGCTACAGAAATCCTACATGATCTAGACTTTGACACATTGCAACTGGATGATAGTTACGCCATCCGTGAGTTGGAGAGCTTGACAGACAAAGCTAAAGAAGGTTTTGTTGCTGAGTCTAGAAAGCATGAGTTTAACATTCCTCACATTTCCACTGTAGAGATTGAAAACATTGTTGCCTCTTTGGACAACATGAAGGATGAAATCAGCTCTAGAGTTCAGATGATTGTTGATTAATAAATTTGGGAGGTGTCACTTTTTTTCATAGATTTGTGACACCCCCTTTTTATAACTATATGACAATCAAGAAGAAACGCAAGCCTCCTAAACCTAGAGTAGCTAGGCCTAGGAATGCTGGTACTATGACTGAAAGTGCCTTTTGGTCCTTCATTCGTAGTGCTCTGAGGCAGAAGAGTAGATTCTGGAGACCCATCTTACAGTGTAAGCTAGAAGCTCGTAGACCTTACAAAGGACCTAACAAGCGCCAGAAGTTTGAATACTTATGCAATGACTGTAAGAAATGGTATCCAGAGAAGAAAATTAACGTGGATCATATGGTTCCTGCAGGAAGTTTAAACTGTGCAGCAGACCTTCCAGGATTTGTGGAGCGTCTGTTCTGTGAGAAGGAACACTTACAGGTGCTGTGTGAGTCGTGCCACAATAAAAAGACAGCAGATGAGAAAAAAGGAGCAGCAACATCCAAAAATATGGATACCTAAAAAAGAATGGGAAAATTGGAAGGCGCTTCGAGAGAAAGCTTTTTTAAAACATCTTAAAAACTTTAAACAAAAAAAGATGGCAATTTACAACAATGACCGTGATCCCAACGAAGTGATGTGGGAGAAACAAAACGAAGAAGTTAATCAAATAGTGATTAACAAAGAAGCATCTTTTGTAGAGGTGTGGCATGAGGGATACGTAGAGTGCAAAGGAGAGCGCCATTACTTCTGGCTTATTGATCCTCAGGGTGTAGATCCTAGAGGTAATGAATATGCTCCAGAGGTGAGATGGTTCTTTGCCCGCGTACCTAGAGAGGTGAGGGTGATGTACAATTCTATTATTGAGGCATTTAAACAAACACAGAAAGATGATAGTGCAAACAGTGCACGAGATCTTAAATCCCTTTGATGTAGAAGTGCGAGAGCTGGGGTATGGAGTGGCTTTGTTTCTGATAACAGGAAGCATACATTCCAACCCTCAGTTCATTGTACGTTTCTATCATACAGGAGAAATTAGGACCGTGGACCAAAATGACCTGCGTGTGTATGGTAATCCAACAGCAGGTGAATCTTTAAAACCAAAAGACAATGATTAAAGGACAAGTAAAAACAGAAAGCAACTATCGTGCTAAGGCAATTGATAGCTCGTCTAGCTTGAAGGAATTCAGCATGGACAGAAAGAAGTATTACCGAAAGTATATACTGGGTGAGGATGTAGAGGATAAAGACACTCAAGCAGCAACAATTGGTAGGGTGGTAGAAACTCTATTACTGGAACCAGAGCTATTTGATGAGAAATTTTATATGTCAGCTTGTGCTAGCGCCCCTACATCTCTTATGTTAGCATTTGTAGAAGCACTATATAAGTTCACTAAAGAATCTACAGATGATAATGGTAATGTAACTAGAAGCTTTGAGGACATATCTAAGGACGCATATGCAGAATCTGGATTTAAGATTAAGTATGATGCTGTCATTAGCAAGTTTGTAGGAAGTGATGCAGAAATCTATTACAACGAAATCCGTAAGGTGAGGGGACAGAACCTGACAGTAGTCACTACAGAGGATGTTACTAATGCTGAAAAGATTGTAGAAGAGCTGCGTAATAATCCTGTAACCAAGGACGTTGTTAATTTAGTGAACAGCCCACGTTACACAGTGTATAATCAGCTTCAAGTGGAAGGATATGTGCTTGATGGTCATGAGTTTAAGAGCATGATGGATAAGGTGGTAGTGGATCATGAAGCTAAAACCATCCAGGTGTATGACCTCAAGTGTACATGGTCTGTAGAGAACTTTCTAGAGGAGTATTATCTCTATCGCAGAGCATATATTCAAGCACTATTGTATTATAAGGCAGCTATTCATTTTATGAATAACACAGAGGAAATCCGTGGATATCGTGTGGAACCTCCACGTTTTATTGTCTGTGACAGCACCAACTATTACAATCCATTGATTTATACACTCTCTGATAAGGATATTGAGGATGCATACAATGGCTTCACCCATAAGAATAGAGAATATACAGGTGTAGCTACACTCATTAAAGATTTGAAGTGGGCTCTAGAGAACAATGTATGGAACCTAAGCAGAGAAAACAGTATTAACAATGGCCTTGTAAACATTAGATGATAATGAATGATATAAAAAAGACAATCACGAGTATATTTATGGTGCCCACCCTCAAGATACCTAGAGGTGAGCTGCAAGACAATGAGTTTATCAATGGCTATATTCAGGATGGAAGCAAAGAGGTGCAGTATGAAAACTGCATCTATTTGCTATTCCAGCCTAAGAATCTAGATAAATTCAGAGAGTTCCTAGACAGTGAATATGAACGCACCAAAGCTATTATTGATGATTATGATTATCAGGATGGTTTTGTTGTTGTAGTTTATCAGCTAGATAAGAAGTTCAACAAAGACTTCATGCTCATCAGAGAGGGTTTGTATTCTCGCACTTCTAAAGACTTCCAAGCGTTGTTTCCTAAGATAATCAAGATAAAGAAGAATGGTTTGCAGCGAGATGAAATCAGCTTGCAATATCGTGTGTTCAATAGAACAGAAGACTTGATTAAATTCTGGGAGGACAAGCTAGGCGTAGAGTTTGATGATGATCAGGAAGTGTGGCATGCATTCATCCTAGAGAATGAGATTCTTAACATTGAAAAACTTAAAGAACATGTTTGATAATGAAATAGCAGAGGTGCTAAGAAAAACCTATGGAGATGAAAAGTTTCGTATATTCTGTGAAATGCAAGTGACAAGAAACAAGCTTGCAACAGATGAGCTCAACAGGTTAAATGATTCTGAAGACATGAGCTATGACCGTTACTTTTGGCAAACCAAATTAGATGAGACAACTAGAAACGAAAAACTAAACAACAATGACTAATTTACTAGAAAGCTATCCTTATGCTACACAAGCCATAAGAGAGTGGTTCATGGGAAAGATGATTGAGTCTTTCAAAGATCAAAGCGTACCAGCTGAGTTTAAAGAATTTATGCGTCAGCAGGGTATATCTAATGACAGACTATCAAAAATCCTCTCAGATAACCCTAGGGTGTTGTTTGATGTATTTGATGATAACAACCTAATTATCAACATTATATACACAGACCAGGGATTTACATGGGATGTAAAGGATGTCAAAAGCATCCAATTATATTCCTCAAGAAGAACTGCTGAGATGGCTGCTGTTGAACGCACCTTCCGTATATTGGATGAAAGACTAAACATTATAATTTCTGAAACCAAAAACAATGAAGGACCAGATAGTACAACAAGTAATAGCTAAGTATTCTGAACGCAGCGAGAGAGGTTATCAGAAATATGGCACCACCTTAGAGGAGAACAATAGCGATATCTACCTAAAACATCTTCAGGAAGAGCTCATGGATGCTACCCTCTATCTAGAAAAACTTATTACGTTAGAAAAGGAGATGAGAATCCTCTGCATGAGGCATTCTGACAATAAGGAACTAGGTGATGCTGTAAGGAAATTAGTTAGCTAGAATTTTTCATTTCTCTTGGAATTTAGAGGGTGGTGAATTAACTTCGCCACCCTTTATTTTTCACCCTTTAAAATACGATTTATCTATGGATTTAGGATTGGATGCACTAAGTAAATTAACAGTTTTTAGTAAGTACGCAAAGTATGTACCCGAATTAAAGCGCAGAGAGACCTGGGAAGAGATTGTAGCCAGGTATGAGAACATGATGATCAAGAAGTATCCTAAGCTTGAGAACCAAATTAAGGAGACTTCTCAGTTCATTTTAAACAAGAAAGTGCTTCCTTCCATGAGAGCCCTGCAGTTTGCAGGACCAGCTGCTGAGGTGAATAACTCCCGTATTTACAACTGTTGTTATCTACCTATAGATAGCATTCACAGCTTCAGTGAGACTATGTTCTTGCTGTTAGGTGGTACAGGAGTGGGCTATAGTGTTCAAAAACAACACGTTGCACAGCTTCCTGCTGTTACAAAACCTGGCAAAGCTCGTAACTACCTGATTGAAGACAGTATTATGGGATGGGCAGATGCTGTAAAGGTGCTAATGAAAGCCTATCTGGAGGGTGGTTTTACACCCAAATTTGACTTTAGAGCTATCCGCAAGAAGGGTGCTCGACTGGTTACAGCTGGTGGTAAAGCGCCTGGACCTGAGCCTCTAAAGATATGTCTGGCTCATGTAGATGCTGTTTTGAGCCGAATAGAGCCTGGTAATCAGCTCACACCTCTTCAGTGCCACGATATCCTGTGTCACATAGCAAATAGTGTACTGGCTGGTGGTATCCGCAGATCTGCCATGATTGCCCTATTTAGTCATGATGATGAGGAAATGATCACCTGTAAGTACGGAAACTGGTGGGAAACTAACGAACAGCGTGGTAGGGCTAATAACTCAGCAGTTTTAGAAAGAGGTGCTGTATCAAAATTAGAATTTGATGCTTTATGGAAGCGCATTGAAGCTTCTGGATCTGGGGAGCCTGGTATCTACTGGACCAACAACCTAGACTGGGGAACTAACCCATGTTGTGAGATTGCCCTTAGACCCTATCAGTTCTGTAACCTGTGTGAGGTGAACGTAAGTGATGTTACGTGTCAGGAAGACCTGAATGACCGTGTTACAGCAGCAGCATTCTTTGGAACCCTGCAGGCTGGATTTACAGATTTCCACTACTTACGCCCCATTTGGTCTAAAACCACCCAGAAAGATGCCCTCCTTGGGATAGGTATGACTGGGATTGGATCAGGGGAAATACTTAAATACAACCTAGCATCTGCAGCTCGTGTAGCTAAGATGACTAATGCCATCATTAGCGAGAAAATAGGCACTAATGAGGCAGCTCGTGTTACATGTATCAAGCCTTCTGGTACAACTAGCCTTGTTCTAGGAACAGCTAGTGGTATCCACGCATGGCACAATGATTACTATCTACGCACCATGCGCTTTGGTAAAACTGAAGACGTGGCTAGCTATCTGATGGTAAATCATCCAGAACTGGTTGAGGATGATGTACTTAGACCACATGACACAATATGTGTAAGAATTCCTGTTAAGGCACCTGAAGGATCTATATTCAGAACAGAGAGCCCTATTGATACGTTAGAGCGTGTTAAGAAGTTCTCCATCGAGTGGATTAAAGAAGGTCACTTAATAGGAGACAACACACACAACGTATCAGCCACTGTCTCTCTAAAGGAAGAAGAATGGCCTATTGCAGGAGAGTGGATGTGGGATAACCGTGAGCATTATAACGGACTAAGTGTTCTCCCTTATTTTGGACATAGTTATAAACAGGCACCTTTTGAGGACATCACAAAGGAAGAATATAACACAAGACTGTCCTCACTACATGCACTAGATCTCACTAAGGTGATAGAACTAGACGACACTGTGGAGTTTGGTCAGGCAGTTGCGTGCGGAGGAGGCGCTTGTGAAGTACAGTAAGTTTGATCTTATAAAGGATATGCACTATTATCTAGAAGGTAATAAGGTGGTGTTTACAGAGCTGTTCCATAAACAACGTGGAAGTTGTTGTGGTTCAGGCTGTAAACATTGTCCTTATGAGCCTAAGAACAAGAAAGGAAATAAGAAATTGAAGAGTTGATTTTTTGGTTAATAAAGGGCCCTGGGTGTGTCTACACTCGGGGCTAATTTTTTTGTGAAAAAAGGTTTGGTTTTCCCAATGAAAATCATTATATTTGTACATTAAACAACAACTACATATGGCAAAAGCAAAACAAGAAAGCTCTGAATCAAAGAGCAAATTCCAAGAAGCATTAGACAAGTTAAACAAGACGTATGGTGTAGGCACAGTGCTTGCACTAGACAGCAAAACTGGTGGTGATTATGACATCATCAGCACAGGATCTATTGGATTTGATTATATCACCCTAGGTGTAGGTGGGTTTGTAAAAGGCCGCCTATACGAATTAATGGGTTGGGAGGGTACAGGTAAGTCAACTATCTGTGGTCATGCAGCAGCTGAGTGTCAAAGAAAAGGAGGCACTGTATTATACATAGATGGTGAGCATGCTGTGGATAAGAACTATTTCCAAGCTCTGGGTGTTGATACAACCAAGATGTTGATTGCTCAACCAGCCTGTGGCGAAGAGGGTTTCAATATTGCTATGGAGATGATTAACACTGGAGAGATTGACCTAGTGATTATCGACAGTGATAGTTCACTAATTCCTAAGAAGGTGTTAGATGGTGAGGTGGGTGATTCAGCTATTGGTAAGAAAGCTGTACTGAATAGTAATGCCTATCCTAAGCTGAAGACAGCTCTGTCTGCAAACAATGTTTGCATGATTGTAATCAGTCAATACCGCGAGAAGATTGGTGTTATGTTTGGTAATCCTACTACCACGCAGGGGGGACATGCGCTAAAGTTTTATTCAGATGTTCGTATAGAAGTGAGCAGATCATTAGCTAAGGAAGGTGATGTCACTTATGGTAATCTCACTAAAGTGAAAGCCACTAAGAACAAGATGAATCCTCCCTATAGAATGTCTACCTTTGAGATTATTTATGGTCAGGGTATTGACAAGGTGGGAGAGGTGCTTGAACTGATGAATGAGTATGAAGTGGGTAGAAAGTATGGTAAGACAATGACTTTCAATGACACTAAATATGACTTAGAACAGTTTAAGCAAATGCTCTTAGACAATCCTGAGTTTTATACAGAAATCAAAGACGCTATTCTTAACAAAATCAAAGAGGCAGATATAAATGTCGAAGAAAATGTTGCAGATTAAATTCAAGAAAAAAGATGAGCAGACCAAGCTACCTGTAAAGGGTAGCTTGAACGCTGCTTGTTACGATGTCTATGCACATAGCATCAAGCTAGAAAGACCTGATAAAATCATTGTGGGCCTAGGATTTAGCACAGAAATCCCTCCTGGATTCAAAGGCATATTAGTACCTAGAAGCAGTATTGCTAAGACCAATTGGTTCTTAGCCAACTCTATAGGGATTATAGATGCTGACTACCGTGGAGAATGGATGATGGTCCTTAAGACTAGCAATAGTGTTATGTATGATGCCCTTCCATTTGCTATAGGAGAGCGCTGTGCACAAATCTATTTTGAGAAGGTGAATGATGTGGAAATAGAAGAAGTGGATGAGCTTTCTGACACAACTCGTGGACAGGGTGGATTTGGGTCCACAGGTAAAAGCTAATCTATGAGTAAATTAATACTATCTCTGGAGGATGAAAATGTCAGCTTATATTCCAAGCAATACCTCAGCATTATAGAACTATCTGATGAGATAGAAACTAAACTAGAGGAGATTAATGGAATGGACAAGCGTAAGAAAAAAGAGCTGAAGCAGGCTAAAGAGGATGTCAATTTCCTTATAGACATGTATAATGCTAGATCTAAATTTAAAACCTACAATCGTGTAAAATGAACACATGCCCCACGTGTGGAGCAAGGTGTGAAGGGTCTCACTGTTTCAGGCACAAACCTAGAAAACCAATGGCCAAAACGTCCAGTTTATTGAGCAAAAAACTTGACAAATCTGAAGAGGTAATTCGACAGATTTCCGAAATGAAAGAGTTCTTTTTACAGATTTGGAGCAAGAGATCACATCACTCAGAAGTTAGTGGTAAGTGGTTAGGCAATGAACCTTTAACAGTGTTCTTTCATCACATCCTTTCTAAGGAGAAATATCCTCAGGCTAGTCTAGACGAAGAGAATATTGTGCTCCTAAGATTAGAAGAGCATGAGCAAGTGGAGCTAGACATGTACAGATATGAAGAGATTAATGAACAGCGTAAATATTTACTAAACAAATATCAAAAATGAAAAACCAATTCTTCTACACTCGTAAGGAACTAAAGAGTGGTACACCAGAAAACCCTGTGTATAATGAGTTCCGTGACAGTTTTAACATTAACAAGGTGATTCGTTCTGTAGCCATTGAGGACGGACGTGTAATGATCTTGTTAGATGACCTGCATGAGCGTGCTCAAGAGGTTCCTGATATTGATCCTCGTACTAACAAGGTGAAAGGTGTAAAGCGCCAAAAGAACACCTTTCAGAGTGAAATCTATCTAGAGGGAGAAGATGTACAAAAATTTTATGATGCAACATCAATCTGAACTACCGTTTATAAGCTGTAAATGCATCACTTACGGTAGGGTGGATACGCTTGAGGAGAGTTTAAATGCTTTCCTCAAGCAGGACTATCCTGCTGATAAGTGTGAGCTGGTGATAGTTAATGACTATCCTATGCAAAAGTTACTATTTGAACATCCACAGGTGAAAATCCATAATATGGATTATACCTTTAGCACCATTGGTGACAAGGAAAACTATGCTACAGATCTTTGTAATGGAGACATCATCTGCCAGTGGGATGATGATGATGTAGCTGTTCCGTGGCACCTCAATAATGTAGCTAAATACTTCACAGACGATGTGAACATTATGCATTGGAATCCAGGAGTGTTCTATAATGGTGATAGCATCACTGATATTACATGGATAGGTAATTCTGGTATTGTGTTCAGGAAGTCTGCATGGGAAGCTATTGGTAAACATCCTATAGAGAATGCTGGATATGATATGACATTCATAGAGCGTCTACATGCTTATGGTGGAAGACTGTTTGCAACGCCTCCTAAGGAAGAAGCTAGTTGGTTTTATATGTGGGGTGGCAGAGGTTATCACATGTCTGGACAAGGACATGATAAGCCTGGTCAACCAAACGTAATACAAAGACACAGCGCACACATTGAGAACATGAGAATTCAGGGTAAGATACCTACAGGAGAAATCCAACTCAATCCAAATTGGAAATACGATTACACTCAAATGCTAAAAGACTATGTTAGTAGACTTCATAATCCCGACGTACAATAGACCAGCTCCTTTAAAATGCATGCTGGCTTCTCTTGTTGCACAAACTAATCCAGACTGGGGAGCACATGTTGTAATTGACAATCCTGAGGATGAGGATAATGTAAAGCTTGTAGAAAGCTTTAACGATCCTAGAATCCGTTGGTCTAAGATGGATAAGCGTTATAATGACTGGGGTCACACTCCAAGAGAATATGGAAAGCAAAAGAGTGAGGCTAAATACATCATTATGACAGGTGATGACAACTATTACACACCTAACTTCCTACAAGAAATATCTGTTCTATGTAACGTAGAGGTGGGTATGGTGTACTGGGATATGGTGCATTCACATTACAACTATGCATATTTTAAATGCGTTCCTGCAGGAGGACAAATTGATATGGGAGCATTTGCTACACGTAGAGATCTTGCCCAACAGATTGAATTAGGAACAGACTTTGCTGCTGATGGATGGTTCGTAGAACAGTTTAAACAGAAGTTTCCAATAGAGAACATTTCTAAGATTAACAAGGTCTTATTCGTACACAACTAATTTTATGGGAAGACTTACAGATATTGCCAACCGTCAGGAGACTGATAAAGGCACAGAACATTTTGAAAAACATGGCTATACAGAAGTGTATGACCAGTACATTCCTGAAGCTGGGAAGTTTAAGCTCCTCGAGATAGGAATCTATCATGGGGATTCTCTAAGGATGTGGGAAGAATATAACCCAGAACTAGAGATCCATGCGCTAGATATAGATGAGAACATCAACAGGTGGATACAACAACCTAATCCCTATCACATATACATTGGAGATCAAACAAGTCCCTCTATGATAGATGAGATTGCTAAGAACGGTGGTCCATTTGACTTCATTATAGATGATGGAAGTCATGTAGGCCAGCACATTACAGCATCGTTCAAGATGTTGTGGCAGCATCTAAAGCCTGGAGGATATTATTTCATTGAAGACCTGCACGCAGGACATGCTAATAGGCAAGAGACCATTAAAATTGTTACAGAGTTTATAGCTGGTCAGTCCTATTTCATGACTCTAATGCTCGATGCAAAGCTTCTTATTATTGAGAAACGATGAACATTCCTGTTATAATAAACAACCGTAACTTTCTCACATGGCCTAAGTCTATGGTGGAGAGAATAAAAGAATATGATGGGGTGGGAGAAATAATTATTGTGGACAATGATTCCACCTATCCACCCTTATTGGAATGGTATGCTACCAATCCATGTAGAATAGAAAGATTGAATAACAATATTGGTGTAGCTGCTCCTTGGATATCAGGAGTGGTGGAAAGCCTCAAAGGTATTCCCTATGTTGTAACTGATCCAGATCTTGGTCTAAATGAGACACCCAAAGACACCCTACTTTATTTGATGGATAAGTTAGATGGCTTGAATATAGATAAGGTGGGGCTAGGTCTGGACTGGCAGAGAGTAGAGAGCAAGTCTCCCTATTACGAACGTCTTCACGTTCATGAGAAAGATAGATGGGACAAATCTCCTAAGAAGGATGGTGTAGCTCTTGAGGTGCAAATAGACACCACGTTTGCTTTATATAGACATCCTGTGTATTTCATAGGAGGCTCATCCACAACATTCCCTTATGTAGCCAGACATTACCCATGGGAATTCTCTATTGAGGAAGCTAAGAACAATGAGGAGTTTATGTTCTATATGAACAACGCCACGAATGCATCTTCCTATAAAACCATCGTACATATTTAATAGAAAAGGCCCCTAGAAAGGGGCCTTTATATTAAACAACACTATGAACAACAACTATTTTGAGAGGCGCTTAGATTTCAAAGGCCACATCTTACTCTTAAGACGCAGCTTTGTATCAGCTTCCTTCATATAATTATCCTTTGGTCGGGGATTGGGTACCTTAGGCGCCTTTTTTGGTTTACCTGATTTCATTTTAGTAGCAACCTCCTCTGCATTTTTTCATAGAACCACCCATTCTCATTTTAGACATGTTCTTTCCAATCACACGTCCATAGCTAGAAAGACGGTTAGATGTGCTCTTCTTAGAAGGAGAAAGTGTAGCACCACCACGAGCTTTCTTCATTTTACCACCATTCTTAATAACACCACGTCCTTTAAGAATGTCAGCTTTAGTGATTTTACCATCTTTGTTCAGGTCAGGGAAGCTCTTACCATTCTTAGCCTTCACCTTAATTCCTTTACGTCCTATGTTCTTTTGAGAAGCAGGCATAGCAGGCTTATTCTTTTCAAGATTTCTAATCTCTTCTTTAGTAGCTTGACGGTCTTTACGCTCAATCTTACGAGGATTGTATTTTGGTATGCTTTTCATTTCCTTTTTACTAGGAGTGATCATACCACTAGGATACTTACGAGTGGTGGTATCTCCACCCGTTTGATACTTTTTAATCTTTCCCATTTTTATTTGAGTTTTTAATTGTTAGCAATTCCATTTACGGAGACTCTTATTGATTCTGCTATTTGGATCGTTGGCAGTTTTGGCAGATGTACGACTTCTCTTCATACCTGACATTCTCGCACAGAATGACTTACGTCTATTAGCAGCTTTGCTTCCAGGTTTTAGTTTGGAAGGCTTTGTTGTTACAGCTGTCTTCAGCTTGCTTCCAGGATTAGCACGTCTGTAACTTGCTACACCCTTAGCATTTAGACCACCAGAAGGGTTTTTCCCTTCTTTTCTAGTCCATGCTGCAGTTTTACCACCAGAGCGCATTTTAGGAGCTCTACGTGCTTCACGTTTAGCTTCCCTATCAGCCAGTCTATCAGCTCTACGGTTTTCTTTTGCAGCAATTCTTTCATCTCTACGAACTTGTTTTTCAATTCCACAAGACCTACCAAACTGAGCTTTACTAATCTTGCCCATGACTATTTCTTTTTCTTTGTGAAACGCATATTACCTATGCTACTTTTAGCAGATCCTAATTTCTTAGAAACGTTAGATTTCTTAGGAACAAGCTTCCCACCACTTTTAAGTGTAGATCCTGCATAAGGTCCTTTCTTTTTAACCAGTGGTCCATTGGGAACAGGGGATATAGATCCCTTAATAACTGTAATTGTATCTCCTTTCTGTGCCTTACGGGGCATAGAATTACGCATTCTAGGAGCAACTGTCAAGAGTTTCTTGATGGTTGGCATTATTTCTTCTTACGCATTTTACCTAAAGTTACTGCCAAACGTGCACGCTGACCTAATTTACCAGGAGCCTTAGCAGCTTTGGCAAGCTTAGCAGCAGGAATTGGTTTACCAGGCTTAGCACCTAAAGACTTACGTAGAGCTCCAGGCTTCTTGATAGCAGATTGAATCCATTTGCCACCTTTAGCCTTAGCCACCTTTGCACCCTTCTTAGCAGTCATAGATGTAGCGCCAAGTTGTTTATCTTTTGTAAGACTCACTTTAGTCTTTACATTACGAGGAGGAAGATTCATTTCCTGAACCTTTGTCCAAGCACCCTTAGGATCAACAGGACCTACACGCTTATTAGAAGCGTTTAAACCACGTTGAGCTTTTTTAATATGTCTCATTTTCCTTTAGCTTTAATTTTACGTTCTTGTTTCAGCATTGCTGCTGTAGGTTTTTTACCACGCTTACCAGCTGCCTTATTACGCTTAGCTGCAGCACGGATGTTATCCCAAAGACCGCGTTGTGATGTAGAACCATCAGCACGTTTAATCATTTGTTTACCACCCTTGGCCTTAGTCATCTTACCACCAGAACGATATGTTTGTGCACTAGTTACATTTCCCTCTTTATCTTGCTTAACATATGATCTTTTAAATGATGGACGATCAGCTCCTTTTAAAAGTCCTTTTAATGTGCGCCTTTTACTAACAACTGACATACTTCCATCTTCAGTGGGAACAGTTTTACTTTTATATTTATAGTTATCACCTAAACTTGTTGCTTTTGTTCTAGTGATACCATATTTGTTAGTCTTTGATTTTTGAGACTTCAAAAGTACTTGTCCATCTTGAGCTTTCTTAACTTTTGCCATATCAATAATTTTTATAGACCAGCTTGCTTAGGCTCTTCTGGAGCCTCTTTAACAACATCAGCTTCTACAGCTGCAGCAAGAGCACGCTCAATTGCTTCATTAGCTTGATTAGCTAACAAAATCTTTGCAGCTTCTTCTGTACCAAGGATGGCACGAAAAGCATTAAGAATCATTCCGAACTCAGCTCCGTTAAGTTCAAACTTGTCTGCAGGAGTCCAGGTGTAACGTTTGTTAGGATCGTAAGTTGCCATAATTTATAACTGTTTGGTTTAGAGTACAAATATAAGGGGAAATTAATTAATTATCCAAATTTATTTCAAAGGTGATTGTAGCAGAGCTTTTAATAGACTTAGATAGATTGAGCTTTATCTTGAAGATGTTATGTAGTTTTAGTATCTCTTCGAGCAGCATTTCATTATACTTAGGCAGGCTAGGAGCCAGTCTAAAATGATATGAGTGTGGGTTCTTGATTATCTCAAGGGAAGACAATTCATCCACTGAGTTAATTACTCCCTCTAGATGAGCAAAATAAGCAAGTTCGTTATCAGCCATCACCTCAGGGAAGAACCTCTTACTAATTGTCATTAGGACAGGGTTAACAGGTATTTAGTTTTTGCAGCTTCTCCAGATAGGGCATCAGCCAGATTAGAAATGTCATGGTATCCGTTGCTCTCACCAAAACTCTTAAGGCTTGAGGCGAAACTCATAAGCTCGCTCACAACAATAGTTGCATTTGCTGTATCTGATAGAGGTTCCATCTTAGGTGCTTTGGGACGCTTGCCCATATAGCCCATGAGCTTCTCAATCACCCCATCCTTAAAGTCATGTACATAATCGTATAGTCCACCAAGAGCTTGGTGTTCTGCATAACTCTGTGTAGTCCAATGTAATAGATGTAATTGCTCATGAAAGTAGGTGAGCTTTCCAGCAATGCCTTCAAGTGTCATCTCACCACTTCCACTCTTCAGCATGTCTGAAGGAAATAATGATTTTGCCATTGTTTAGTTTTTTAGCGAGCTGTGGTAGTCGTGGTGGTTGTAGCAGGCACAGTGGTAGTAGTGGTTGTTGTAGGAGCACTACTTGTAGTAGTTGTAGTTGTTGGATTACAACACTCGTACGCATCAATCTCTTGCCAATTACCCACCTTAGGCTTAAAACGTTGAAGAATCAAGCTTCCAGCAATAACACGTCCTGTACCATCGTAACGAACGTATGCTTTTAATTTATTATTAGTTGCCATATGTTAAGTTTTATCCACCAGTTGTGGTTGTGGTTGTTGTGGTAGGAGCTACAGTGGTAGTGGTAGTAGTTGTACTACTGCTACTAGTTGTAGTGGTTGTTGTAGGATTGCAGCATTCATAAGCTGGAATTTCTACCCACTTACCTACCTTGGGTTTCTTTCTTCTAAGAATTAGGCTGCTGGGAACTATTCTCCCAGTACCATCAAAGCGTACGAAGGCTTTAAGAGGGCGATTGTCAATTGTGGCCATGATTAATAATTAAGATTGTATTTATTAGATAATTTTTTAAGCTCGTTTGCGTAAAACCATGTGCAGCGTTTCTGTGATTTCTCATCATTTAACACTACATCTAAATGAGGATCTTTAGTTGGGTCACCACTTGCATGGTATTTACCCTTATAAAAGCAGGCATATCCATCCATCTGTGTTCCTACAATACCTGCGTTATGAAAAATAGGATGGGTTTTTAGTTTTTCAAGTGGATCAGGAGCCCATGAGAATCCCATCTCATCAATCACCTTCACCTCTTTTTCTTTCACCCACAGGTTCCACAGAACAGCCCACATATCAGCGCACCAGCTCTGGAATCCCCTATCCTCGCTTTCAAAGAATTCTTTGTTTATCTTCTGAAGGTAGCTTCTAATCAGGATGCAATCATTCATCACCTTGCCCCAGAAAGCTGCATCTATGTTCTTAAGGAGGTATTGTGCACCACCTGAATCTTTGTCTTTTTGCTCAGCTTCCTCTCTACTAATCCCAATCACACTGCCTATCTCAGCAAGGATGTCCCTGGTTTTATACTCTTCCAGTTTCTCAGGAAGTACATCTTTCACCTTACTGTCAAAATATGCAGCTCCTATGTAACTCTGTGTATCAGATAGATAACATACATCGTCATCTATAAACTTTTGAATATCAAAGTGTTCTGTAAACAGAATATCTGAATCACAGTAGAAGATTGCCTTATCACTGAGACTTGGGTTTTCTTTCCAGTGTCTCCACAGGGTGTATGGTCTAAGCACTGGGATGTATATACCTAACAGAGAGCTTACATCATCCTTGTCTTTGTAGAAGTGGAATTCAGCTTCTGGATAGAGTTTCATCACTTGTTCCCATTTGGGATTTTGTTCCCTATAACTAGGGATGAAGATGAGAACAATCGCCTTATCAGACTCATTTCTGTTCCTAAGGCTTTCTAACCAAAGATGCACCTGCCATGTGTAATACGTATCATCTGGCTGAACACAGACATACTTAAGATCCTTCATATGTAGTTTTGTTGGTTTAATTCGTTCTATCCAGGGGATGTCGTAGTAGTTGTTGTGGTTGTGAAGTTGTTATTCAAATCACAAAGCTGGCAGGAAATACCCTCCAGCTGCTTGGCTATTTGCCATAACAAGTTCTCTGTTGTACCCCAACCTATTCCTCTTGATGGTATTGGCATTATTAATAAGTTTTATTCAATATGAAAATATCACTGTATATACTATTACCTGCGCTAGCCGCACCCCACTGAACAGTGACATCTAATGTGTTACTGATTGTTGTATCAAAGGTGGTGCTATTAACTGTGTTAAACGCAAAACCCTCAACAACACCATTCACCGTTTTAGTGTAGTGGAATCCACCTAAAGTGACAATTGATGCTACACCAGCAGCTCCTAATTGTCTAATGGTGAAATCTATATTTAAATTAAACACATTGTTTGTGATGTTTGTAATGGGCTGAGCTCCACTGTCAAGTAGGATGACAGCACCTGTCTTCACTCTAACTCTTATTGTTTGGTTGTTTGTAGCATTTAGAATTCCACCAAACACAGCTCTAAAGCTATCTCCTACACTAAATCCATTAGCTGGTACAGTTAATGTACCTACACCACCATTAATAAGACTGCTTTCTACAGTGGTGTTAGTGATTATAGTGCTGTTTGCTGTTTGAGCAAAAAGTCCATAATTCACTGATGTTGGGAGTGCTGCAGATGTACCTGATGATCCACTAGTGCCAGATGTGCCATTAACACCAGAACTACCCGATGTACCGTTCACTCCAGATGAACCGCTAGTTCCAGTAGTTCCACTGGTACCCGTGGTACCAGAACTTCCACTAGATCCAGACGTACCAGTTGTACCGCTTGTTCCTGATGTTCCTGTACTACCTGATGTTCCAGAAGTACCAGAAGATCCATCTCCTCCAGCTGCTCCATCAAGATTCACTGTCCAAGAAGAATATGTACCACTTCCTGTTACAGAAACAGGACCACCAATCACCATTACACCAGTAACAATGTCATAACTCACCACTGTACAAGTTTGGTGATTACCAACATTGTATGTTATAATGATGTCTTGAGCTGGTGTATAAGCTAGCCCAGGCTCAACAACTATATTAGTGCTTACACCTAGTGTAAAGGTAGTGGTGGATGTAGTTCTAAATCTATCTCCTGAATATCCAGAGGTACCACTAGTGCCAGATGTTCCTCCAAAGGTTTCAATGTTATCGTTAAGCGTACAGAGCTGACAGCTAGCTTGCTCCATTTGTTTAGCAATCTGCCACAGCAGGTTATCCTGTGTGCTCCAGCCTATCTGTCTTGAAGGAATTGGCATAATTTACAAATATATGGTGTTAGTTAGAGAAAACAATGAGCTTCAACAAATTACAATAACCAAGTTTGTTAAAACAGCTCTAACTAAACTTGTTTAAATATTTGGACAGCAAGATATAGCAGGCAAAGAACGATCCTGAGATTCCATAGAAGATAAGATCGGCTGCCCAGAATGAGCCAGTTACCTCCATTATCAACTTGAAAAGGAAGTCGTACCCAAAAGGTAGGAAGAACATTCCCAGCATTAGGGAGACGTCTCTTAAGGTTGTTAATTTCTTTCTTTGCTTTCTTAACATGCTCACTTTCCATAGATTTAGTATTGGTTAACGACCCTGTCCCCTATACTTAGAGACAGCTTTATCTTTGGGACCGCTAGATTTTCTAGCCTTTCCACCCTTGCGTTTGCCAAAGGTGATTTTTCTAGAGTCTGAAGCTTTTGGTTTTGCCATTTTGGTTTATTTTTTATTTTTTATCCTCTTGGGTTGCATACTTAATACCCATAATTGTTCCTACTATTGAGAAGGCATTGGTTAGCAATACGCTAAACATATTAGACCAAGTTGACCCAATAATCTGCGTATCCTTGTTTGACAATATTGCGAATGAGTACATTATGGTTGTAATAAATCCGACACTAATAATAACCGCTAAAGCACACTTGACAATCGTTTTAATTAATTCGTTTTGACTTTTCTTTAGAGTTGCATCCAAGTCATCCAAAGCAGCATTCTTTTCTATCTCTATTGCATCTTTTAGCTTGTTAGAATTGTCTAACTCTATTTGCAAGCTCTTAGATAGTTCGTTTATTTTGTTTTTGCTAACAACAGTTTCACTGATGTCAGTAGCTATCTTCATTATCTTAGTGATGTTGCCACTTTCGTCGAATATAGGGTTGTAGGTTGCTTGTAGATAGATAGAAGAACCATCTATCTTCTTTCTCTCAAACTCACCTTCAAAAAACTTTCCCAACCTTAGCGTTTCCCAAAACTTCACATAGTCATCTGACTTGCTATACTCGTAACTAACAAAAATGCTATGGTGCTTCCCGATTAACTTATCGTGCTCATCTTCTGCGAATCCCATTGCCTTTAAAAAGATTGCATTAACCCCAAGAATAAACCCATTGAGATCAAAGTAGATGATGGCATTACTACGATTAATAGCCTCCATCCTACTCAGTAGCTCTTCTTTACTGAGGTTCTTCATCGTTATTTCCTTTTGTCTTGTTAATCCATTTATCTACAGAAGCTATTCCAAAAGCTCCCAGTACAATTATCATGAATCCATCAAATATGAATTGGTGGATGGGCATTTCTCTACCCAGAATACCAGTGATAAGATCTGTAATCAGAGCTACCACCATCATGAGGAAGGCAATAAATCCAACCACAGCTTTCTCATTAATAGAGTTGTTGTCGTTAAATAAATCGTGTAAAAACTTTTTCATGCTAATAAATTGTAATATTCTTTAAAATGTTTGATACGATCAGCCAGACCAATTGTACCACCATTTACACGCTTAGTCACCTCAGTGACTACAGTGTCTGTAGCACCCTTGTCAGCTATTTTGTGTAATCCATTTTTATGGAAAAACCATGCTGCAGAAAGGAGGGGATATTTGCTAGCCACCAACTCTGGATTAGCTAGGATGTCCTCAGGAACTACAGCATCAAATGCTTTGTAGTTATCCTTTCCTGTAAGCTGGATGTAACCTCTTCCACGGAACTTAAATCCTTCACCAGAGGCCTCAGGACCGTTACCCATTCTTCCTCCATATACTAGATTAGCAATCTTTTCAGGCTTACGCTCATATTCCTTAGCTTTAGCTTCTGTAGGGAAATACTTCTTAAAGATGGATAGGAGCCCTTTAGCTCCATAATTCAGGTTTTCATTCACCACCTTAAACCCACCAGATTCATGTCCTGCTTGGGCTAAGAAATGGGCTAGTTTAACGGGGGTGTTTAGTTCAAATTTGGAGATGGTATCAGGTAGCTGAGCTATTACAGCATCAGGAATGTGACCTTTAAGTTTTTCTATATTTAACATATGTTATACTGTTTTATACTTCCAAAAATAACCAGCTGACCTAGTTCCATTTTTTAAAGCATTGCTAAGACGTGTTATATATTTTAACCTTAAGACTTGAGCAGCTATTGTCATGCTATCAAATTCATTTATTACATTACCAGCACTATCTAGTTGGACTATAGGCTTTCTACGATTAATATTTGGTCTTCTAGCTTTTTCTGATAGTTTTCTTTTGTGATTTTCAGTGAAAGTTCTACCCTTATGCCTTTCACTTATTTTCAACTTTGTTTCTTCAGATAAATGTGTCCCAATTCTTGTAAGTCTTTGACTTTCAATTGATTGTACACTTCTTTTTCTACCTACAAGTTTTTGACTTATGCTTTTAATAACTTCTGGACTATGGTTTATTGTTCCATCGCCTCCATCAGTCATGTTAACTAGAGGTCCTAGTTTTAAATCTTTTCTACCATAATCAGAAATCATTCCAATTTCTACTGCTTTAGCATCTTCTATACTACAACCTTCTATGAGTATATCTACAGCATATCCCACTTTATCAACTATATACTTCCAGTGTTTATTTCTTTTCTTTTTGGAGTAAGCTCTAGAAGCATCTTTACCTATACCAATGTAGAATACTTCACCTGTATCTAATCTTCTATGTTGATAAACTGTTGCCACTTATTTTTTAAGCTTTATCTTCCAAAATGCACCTATTCCGTATTGTAAATCGCCATAAGTATTTACACTTAGTGACCCTGACAAAGCAAAATCTTTCCTAGTTTTTAGAAGAGCAGATGCCCCTATTTGCTGATTATTACCACCAGTTTGGAAGACCCCCCCTATGTACACCTGGTTCACTTTTTTAGCTGGGAGAGTGATGGTCTCAGTAATTACGGGGTATTTAATGTTCACCTGTGTACCTCTACCTACAATCAGGTTTTTCTGTACAGTGTCTGTTATCTTTACATATCCATTGCTATCAATACGTATGCTGTCCTCCATAATGTTCTTTGCAAGTAATTGATTTACAATCTCTTGGTATTGTAACACTAGCTTTGCATAGTTGGTGTCTGGTATATACTGGTTGATGATGGTGTCATGTGACTCTATCTCAATGGTCTTTACCAGCTGAGGTTTGCTGTATATCAGGGAATCTTTTACCACCCAAGCTGTATCCCTAACAATTGTAGGCTGCTCAGAAGGATTAGGCTGAGCACACTTTTGTAGAGCCACTATCACTAGCAGCACTATTATGGCTAAGCTCAATAAATTCTTCTTAACAAACTCCATATCAATTAGTTAGGTTGGCAATAATTTTGGTGACATATTCAGCTCCCATAACAAGTGCACCTAGAATAAAAGCTGCCCAGTACACTTTCTTCTTGAAATCCTCATGCTTTTCCACCTGCTTTTCTAGCTTGTTTATCTTAGCTTCTAGATATTCAATGTCTTTAACAAACCCACCCTGTTTAGTGAGGGGGTTGCCCAAAATAGCGTCTACCACTTGTGTTAGTTTGGTATCTATGGAGTCCATTTTCTCCTCTAGATCATATAGACGCTGGTCCATGCTTTTTAATTCTTCTTTTACTTGTTCTTCAAATAGGTTTTCCATAGCGTTTTTACATAGGAAAAGGGTTTATAAAAGCATAGCACTCCCAGATTCCTCCGAACAGAAACCAGAAGTGCTATGTAATTTGGCCTGAAATAAAATCCCCAGGACGGGGCATAATATAGCAATAACCTGACAGAGTAGGTGTCTCGTGGCAAATCTATGAAAAAGTTTTGAAACTACCAAATATTTTTTCTACCTTTGGGACAGAAAATCAAGTGGTTATGCCCAATAGTTATGACTATTTCAAGCAGGATGTAAGACAGTGGTTTATAGATAATGTTCCCTTAAGCAAAAGAATCTTAGATGTGGGTCCTGGACAGGGCACTTATTCAGAGCTCCTAAGAGACCTAGGATATAGAATAGATGCTGTGGAGGTGTTTGCTCCCTACGTGGATAGGTTTGACCTGCGAGATAAATATGACAATGTTTACATAGCTAACATCCTAAATTTTGATGTAAAACCCTATGACTTCATCATCCTAGGGGATGTGCTAGAACACATTCCTACAGAGCTAGCCCAAAACTTGCTTACAGATTTTGATTTAATGGACAAGAGGTTTCTAGTGGCTGTACCCTATATGATGCCTCAGGATGGTGAGCAGTATGGGAATGAATATGAAACCCACCATCAGCCAGATCTCACTCCACAGGTGATAGCAAAACGCTATCCAGGACTAGTGAAGCTGTATGATAACCAGTGGTATGGATATTATGTAAATGAGGATGTTAGATGGGAAAAAGCCTATGTGCTCTATGCTACAGAGAGCTATAAAGAAACTGTCCAAGCCTGTGTAGATTCTATTAAGACATTCAGTGATATTCCTGTTATAGTGTATATGCTGAATTCAGATGTGAATATTAATGGTGCAGCCACCTTTCGCTGGACCTGTAAAATCAAAGACATACCACAACAGAAATATATTGACAGATCTAATAGTGACATCTATAACATCCTTATACAGCGTCCACTAATTGTTAAAGATGCATTAACACATGCCAAAATAGTGGCTTATGTAGATAGTGATAGTGTTGCCACCAAGTATATAGACAGGATATTTAGCTTCTTCTCACCCAAGAGTTCCTATCCCTATTTTACAGAAGGGATATATGACTGGATGATACTCAATGGTAGAGGTGGGGCTGATAGTAGAGATGATATGTCAGGCACCCTTGAACATCCAGCCTGTGAGCTGTTTGGTGTGGACCAATACATCAGGGATAAATACAGACAGACAGGATATTTTGTAGCTGGTGATTGGTGTATAGACTTCTTAGATGAGTGGGCATGGATGTGCAATCATCCTAGAGTGTTACAGAACCCACAATATTATGCTCCCTATCACGAAGAAACTATAGCTAATGTGCTTCTATGGAAATACAAAGCTTTTAGTGGACTGCCATACATATACATCAATGGATCCTTAGACATGGTGAATAATTTAACGTTCACAGGTAGGAAGCAACACACCAACCATTTTGTTGCTGTGCCTGCTGTTGAGAATCAACTGCTATTCTACCATGGAGAGAAGGATGCTGTCACTATGTACAGGATGATAGAGCGCCAGAAGAACCAGCTGAGAGTGTTGTTTGTAGCTCCTCACCTATCTACAGGTGGTATGCCTGCATTCCTTCTAGAGAGAATCAAAGACCTAATTAAATACACCAACACTAGAATCATTGTGGTGGAATATGCCAATCACAGTGATCATTATGTAGTGCAGAAAAAACAGATAAAAGAATTAGCCCACCACTTCTACACACTAGGAACTGATAAACTAGAGATAGTGGATATTATTAAAAGACATGCTGTAGATATAGTGCACATAGATGAGATGGTGGAAGATGGGCATAATAACTGGCCAGAAGAGGTGAGAGAAGCTTTATATAGTCCAGATAGAACATGGAGAGTGATTGAAACATGTCATAACATTATATTCAAACCAGATATTGAGAAGCGCTATCACCCAGATGCATATGCATTCTGTACTCCTTTCCATCTCAAGACATTTGCTAATATGCCTTCTAGAAAAGAGGTGATAGAATATCCTATTGTAAGGAAAAACAGTGCACCTATGATAGGATGGGGACCTGGAAAACATGTGCTCAATGTAGGACTATGGACTCCTGGAAAGAATCAAGGAGAAGCTGTAGAGCTAGCTAGACAAATGCCAGATGTAACATTTCATTTTGTAGGAAATCAAGCAGGCAACTTCCAGCATTATTGGGAACCTATTATGAAAGACCTACCTCCTAATGTACATGTGTGGGGAGAAAGAGATGATATAGATGGATTTATGGCAGCTGCAGATGCGTTCCTATTCAACAGCACATTTGAATGTAATCCACTAGTGATTAGAGAAGCTATAGGACATGGGCTACCAATTCTAG